ACTAATTTAGTTTTGAAATATTTAATATCTGGTTTAGGTGTTTTTAGTGAAGCCCTAACTTCTCTTGCATCACGTGCTACCTGAACAAATACTTCATCCTTTATTTTTAGTAGTTCTTCCTTTTTCATTTGTTCTCCTTGATTAATTAAAAAGCTACTTACCAAGCAAGGGTAGGGATTGCCTGGTAAGTAGCAGGATGCTTCGTAACCATCTTAATTCCCTACCACTGAGCGGGACTTAATGAAATGTAATACGAGTTCATAATCAAGCTCCAGGTAGAAGCCGCTGTAGCTAACTGATTCAGTATCCATACTTAGCCAGTAAGAATTCCAGGGACACTCGATCCTCGGCGGGCATAGATATATCATCCATAAGTTTATGCAGCCGCGACTGAAGCTTCCTGTCTCTCCATTTCTCGGGCACTGGTTTCACCGCAGCATCAAATATCAGGCTGACGACATCATTAGGCGCGGCATTATAGATATATATCTCACTCTCTGCCAAGGCACTGATACAATTATTCTTCTTAGATTCCAGAAAGGCGCGGATGTCCATATGATTTTCCATATTCCTCAGGGGCCCAATCCACGTATGTCCCCGGCCTCCATTAGTCTTATGAACTACCCAGACGCCTTCGGCCGGCTCACCCATATCCCAGGTGGCTACCTCCTCGTACCGACCATTCCTCTTCTTCCGGTACAGTGGACCCGGGCGGCGCAGGTAGAATTGGTGGTGTGTCTGCTCTTGCTTAGTCATAAAATTTCTCTCTCAAACTTTGGTCTTGTCATCGGTCTTGTCATCCAGATTTCTCTCAAGTGCCAATACAGTTACGAGAATGACAATTAACACGCTTAATGTTATCAGCATTTAAACAGCTCCCTCAAAAAGGTGGTGTGATGTGTGGTTATTGTGGGGGGGGGTTACTTCTTATTCTTTCCTGTCCCTGTCTTCTTTCCGGCCCCTGCCTTCTTTCCTGCTCCTGCTCGAAGGCGCTGGTAGTGTAGTTGTTCTAATGATTTATATTTGGGGGATAAGCACCCAATTTTTGAGCTCCAGAGCACTTCTGTAAGTATGGTAGCAATCTCTGAGGCCCTGACTACCAGATGGCGAAGAATGTTAATTGTATTTCCCTTTATCTGTACCTCCAGGAGAGGAGTGGTCAATTCTCTCCCCTCATAGGGCAGTGGACTGGGAGAATCAGTGTAAAAGAGTCTCCGGGGATCCAGCTTTACAAATAACTCGTTCGCGATTGGTACCCGGTAGTACTTATATGTCCACCAGGGACGGCCGGAATGTGTGCTGGAGCTTATATAATACTCCGGGGCCCACCAGGGTCTTGCTCTCTTAAAATCTTTCCCCGCCGGGTCGGCGCGATGATAAATAATCATAGGGTATGTAGTTACTCCTCTTTTTATAGGTGTGATATGAATATCTGCCCCGCCTGACATCTTTCGGGCAGGCCCGCCTGAATAGCGGAGTCGGGCGATGTGTGAGTATGTGTAAACTTAATTTAGTGATGGGACACGCAGCAAGAATTGCTGCTAATATACTTTAATTTAGCACCCTAAATATACTAAAGGGCGAGGATTATTCCTAACTCTTTCTTGCCCGTTTCGACCAGGACAAATGTTGTCTCAGACAGTCTTTGTCTGTTCTGGGTACGGTCCCGCGGCCCTTTCACTGTTCTAGGCCCCCCACTGTTCGCTGTGATTTAAGAAAATGGAAGAGTTGCCGGCTGGAAGGTCTTGTATACTTGTCCTCCTGTGGCCTATATTGTCCCTGCCTGGTACACACTGCCCTGTCTGGTACTGACTGTCCTCTGGTGCCATACGCGCGATGTTAGTAGGAGGAATTGTTCGCTGTGATTTAAGTACAGGAACCACACTTGTGATCAGGGCCAGGGAGTTTTACTCCCAAACTTGGGTGGGCCGCCTTGCGCAAGGTCTTCTCCTACGCGCGCGCGTCTATATATTACTATATAGCTATATACCCTGATACTGAGGTATGCCTTTATTTACCTGCATAGACCAGGACCGGAAGAATAAATAACCTTAGTATAGGAATAGATAGTAATATAGGAATAGACTAGGTAAGAGTAATAAATTATCTATGGCAGGAATAGACTATATAACAGAAATAACCTGGTTACAGGAATAGAAGTATGGTATATACTGGGTAATTACTGGAGTAGAAAGGTAACTCATGTTTATATACAGGTGTATAATGGTTTTGTATACACACAGGGCCAATAGTTACCACCTCTATTTCTTCTTCCCACGCGCTCGCTCCGCTCGGGCGGGGTTGTTGATGTGTTAAGAGCGTTTGAACCGGTTAAACAGGTCCGCCGATCCAGTTAAGTAGACGCTTCTTAGTTGTGGTCGGTTCTTTCTGGGCAGTCGGTTCTTCCTGGGCAGTGTCTTCATCTATCTCTTCGGGCTTCTCCTGGGCCTGGGCTACTATCTGGCTTGCGACTCTATCCTTAAAGCCTAGGGACCCTTTCAAGAGACCGTAGCTGCCCTTGAGGGCATAAGCCATTGGGCTTGCTACATACTTACTCCCGAGGGTATAGGCAGTCATCTGGATCTTTTGGCTGGTGACAGCTCTCTTCTCCGGGATGGAGACGGCCTTTGCCGCTTTGTCCTCTAGAGTTGCAGGGGCCGTAAGCCTTTTGGCTGCTTTGAGAGCTCCGCTGCTCACTCTCTGGAGGAGATGTATAGAGCCTGATGCTGCTAGCTTTGCCGCTACCTTTGCCGCCGCCTTGGCCTGTTGTAGGCTAGTATGTTCTGGCATTTTGTCTTTCTCCTTGTGTTATTTTATCTTCTTGTACTGATTCACCATTTTGGTGTCGATCCGTGTGATTATCTCTCTCATTCCAGATGATTCTGAGAATGGGAGGTCATCCTTCTTCGCTGCGTGTAGCTGAGCTACGGTGATACCCAGGACATTACAGAGGTGTGTTCTTATGCTTCTTAGTCTCTGCACTGACTTCGCCTTGTTTATGGCGGTCGCCACCTTTTCCTCGAACGCTTCTGTTACTCCATAGATGGGGCCAACTTCAAAAGCTGGCACACCTGCTACGTGCAGGAGGTTGAGGGTATGGATGCCTTTCCCCCGGGTGTATACGGAGGTCTCCTTAGTCTCGAGGAGCTTTTCTCCCTTACCACCTTTAAACTCCCCCTGGGTTACCAGGGCGTTGGCCGCCTTTGCGGCGCTACTAGTAAAGGCGTAGAGGATCATCCGTTTCCCGGCGCGGGTTATTCCTTCGCAGAGGGATCCTTCGTCATTAGGAACTATCTTACCGTGCCTGCTCTTACACAGGGATATGATCTTATCCATCATTATGTGTTTCTCCTTTGTTTGTTTAACCCTAGGCCCTGTGACTGGGCTCCAGGATCGCATTAGGGCTCTTCTGCAGAACTCTGTCGTGGTAGGACTTAATAGCCATAGCCTCGACTAATCCGCCTTCACGGCTAAGTCGGTGGGCCGCCAGCACTCTTTTACCTACCCTATTCCTGTTGTAGGGACAGGATACGGATAGGTCGCTGATGGTGACCACCTTTCTGGCCCCTCCTAATTGGGGGAGGCCCAGCCGGAGGGCTGTGCGGACTCGCAGAAGTATCTTGTTCCCTGTTGGAACGAGACGGCCGCCCTTCTTCTCTTTTACTTCATCCGTCAGAAAGATGTAGAACCTCTCTGACCCCTGAATATTTAGGTCTTGTAGGTGCATTATTCCTCCTCTAATTTCTTCAGCTTCTTCTTGTCAACCCTGAGGGCCATCGTGAGGAACCTCTTGGACCTCTCTATATTCCTCATCAACTCAGGATCGGTCTTACTCACAAGTACCACCTTCCCCTCTTTGAGGGTGATGGTCTGTTCTGACCGGCCCCCAAGCTTGTCCAACTCTCTACGGAGGTAGACAACGCTCTTCCTCAGGGAAGAGGTCTTCCTCTCCTTCATTTTCTCTTCCTTCATTGCGTCTCCTTTCTTCTCTTAGGACAATCCTCTGGTCGCCAGGCATCTCCTGGCCAGACACAGAAGTTGTTTCCGCGTGTATTGTGTGGACAGGACTTACATTCCTGTTCCGTGGTGGGTGTAGCCCGGATCAATCTGCTATCTGCCTCGTCCTGCCATCTCTCTATTCTCTCCCCAACGTAGTCGGGGTCGGGCAATTCGGATTCAGGTATCATTGGATTTTCTCCTGTATAGTTCTGTAGGTGGAGGGAATGCCATGGAAATTCCAATGGCCAGCCACATCAGGAAGATGAATACCCGCAGCATCACCCGCGACATCCACAAACAGCCATATATTTTCAGTTTATTCATTTCTGCCTCTCTTTCTTCATTCTGGTTCAAACCAGTTGCTTATTCCTCCTAACACCCGCCGGACGGCGCGGGTAATAGCTCGGAGGATCTTTCGGACTATAATCACAACCGTCAGGGCCAGAACAATTCCGGCTCCTGTGGCGAACCATGGGTCCATTACTCTTCCTCCTCTAACTTCTTGAGGATATTTTTCCGGAGTTCGTGTCCGGAAACGCTTTTATACCATCTATAGACAAAGATGCCTATGATTATTCCTATGATGATTTCCATCTTTTCTCCTTTCTTGTTTTATGAATAGAAAAAAGGGGGAGCCGACCTGGCTGGGCCGACTTCCCCCTTCGGGTTGGAGGTGCCATGAACTAAATGTGTTTTTATGTTATACGCCGCAGCATTTCTTGTGCTTTCTCCCAGAATTGCAGGGGCACGGTTCATTCCTTCCCACCTTCATGTGGGAAGCGCTGCCTTTCGCTTGGCGGTCATATATTGTTATCCCGTTGATGTGATCCACTTCGTGCTGGATGCAAGCGGTCTCCAGCTGTGATAGATTATCCTTCCCGGCGTAGAAGTATAGGGCCCCGGGAATATTGTCAGCCTCCACAACAACCCCCCGGGATCTGGAGGTTGTTATAAACTTAACCTCCGGGAGTGAGAGACAGCTCTCCTTCCGGAGATAGGTCTCTTCCTCCCGCTCTGTAATCACGGGATTAATCAGGTATAGAGGTTCCTTGACTGCCATTGCTATCACGCAGGCGTCGAGGCCTACCTGATTCGCGGCCAGTCCGACTCCTGCCTTATGGGTTTGGAGCTTCTCCAGGAGCTTTTTACCAATCTCGTGACCTACTTCCTCCCCCACCTCCTTGCAGGGGATTTTGAGCAGGTCCAGGTTTGTTATGATGTTCATTGGACCAGCTCCTCTTTCAGGTGGGCGGCCCACCTTTTATTAGCCAGCTGTATTACAGCCAGCTTGACAGGCACCTTCATGACCTTGTCATGTTTTAGGACCTTCTTCAGCCAGGGGATCCTCTTCTTCATCCCCTTGGCCTTCTTCAAGATCAGGGCTGCCTTGTTTTTGGCCGTCTTGCTTGTCATACTTGTTTTAGTTTTCATACTACTACTCCTTTGTGTGTTTATCCCTCATTTTTTTCTTCATTTTCTCGACAAACTCATCCCACTCCTCCTCGGAGAGGGTTTTAATATCCTGGGTCTCTTCATCCCAGAGGTCATTTACCTTCAGGACGAATGTTCTGTCATCGTCTTTTTGACCGAGCAAATGATATTTGCCATTATGACTCTTAAAATTATTCTTTTTCATTGATAGTATACTTCTGCATAGTTAACGTCTTCATTCTACTTCTCCTTCCCCTGCCGGTAGAATCTACCAGCAGAATATGTCCGGGTGTATCTCCTTAGTCACTCTGTCAGCCACCCGGATTGTCCTGAACGGACTCGTACTTGGTGACCAGCCTGTGGACTCTTTAATGGCCACCATCACCGGTAAAGGCACGATGACTATATCCACGTCCACGGGTAACAGGAGTGCCTCTTCCAGAGCTTCCCCGACAGCGGTGGTCATCCGGAAGGCTAGGTTGATTGTCTCATACCCCTGCCATCCGAGGTCCTCCATCACTTTCTCCTCCGGTGCCAGCATGAGTCCCTTGGCTCGCTCGGCAGAGCACGCCGGAAGGACCTCGCCGGAGGTGAACTTAAACTCATGGGGCGAGCTGAAGTTGGCTACATTCAGCCCGTTTGCCAGCGTTACCACTGGCATATTTACCACTGGCATATTATTGTTGTTATTCTTGTTGCTCATTATTTATCTCCTTTATTTATGTGCCTGCCTATTCTTGGCCGGCAGGCTTAGGCCCGGCAGGGCCCCTTCTCCTTTCCTTGCCGCGGTAGCGGCGGAGGCGGCAGCCGGAGGTGTTGAGGTGCGGAGGCTGCCTACCATGGCAGATCATTTCCTTTCCTCTTTGTAAGGATCACTTTAATCCCCATAACAATCATCTTCTATTGATGATAATTGTCTGGAGATTTCCTCTTCAATTTCCTCTTTCGGAACAATTCCAACATCCGAAGGGTGATACAGAGGATCACACATTGCTTTCTCCTCTGTATTGTATATTTTATCACCCACTATGAAATAATGACGAGTTGCAAATCCAATCAACTCGCCATTTTTCAACTCAATTGGAATACTCCCTTCATGCCTCAATTGAGTGAATCGCCAGTTTTTGCCTGGCAATTCGTAAATATACTCAATTGTACATTCTAGATTGCCCTCTGACCTGGCATAGTGACCAGAGGGCATTTCCATGTAGATGACTTTCTTTCTGGCTACTATCTTGTTCATTTTTTCCCCCTTTAGTTATGAGAGCAGGCTCTGCTTGTTAAGACAGAACCTGCTTCTCTGTTTGTCATGTTTGTTATTTGTGGTGGTCCACTGTCAGGAAGGCAGATAGCTGCCCGTCCTGTACAATATCTACCACCCTTACTTTACCAGTTACAACGCTGTGTCCATGGTTGGTCCGCTTTGGGCTCCCAGACACAACTTTGCAGCACCTCACACCTTTGATGTAAAGCCCAAGCCCAAGTTCGTCAGGCTTAATCTCTACACCCGCTAGGTGCTTGGCGGCCTTGACCTTTTCAATGGTCTTAGCCGCCTTCCTGGCGTTGCTCTTGTCCCCTGGCACATCTTGCCACAACCCAATCACCTTCATCAGGTGACGGGCTGTGGTTGTTCCATTCTCCTCGAATACAGGAGTCAGAATAACCAGCACGGTGCCAGTTAACGTCATTGACCCCTTGAGGATATACGTACCAGGCTCCACAACTGTGGACCGGACTTCGCCAAGGATCTTCTTTTGGTAGAAGATCGCCTTCTTATAGCTTTTACCGTTCTTAGTACAGCTATATCCGATGATAACCTTCCTACCGACGACCTTGTCCAGGGTTTTACCCCACTCAACCACGGACAGATCAAATGCAGCCTTCGCATCCTCATCGTCACGTAGCTTCATGGCGATTTCTCTTGGATCATAGCCGAGATCCTTGGCATGTCCTTTCCAGCCTCCATACAGCCGGACCCGAGGAGCGGGATGCTCCTCAGGTCTTAGGACTGTATAATCACGGGGCACCCTCCCAAAGCCGCCGTATTCATCGTTGAGACAGTCAACAATGATATCAGCAACTCCGGCCGTGAAGACCACGGACGCCTTGGAACCCTTCTTGGACCTCTCAGCAGCCTCGTGTCCTGCGTTCCACAGGATACGAACCGCGTCCTTGAAGGACTTATGGTCCATGGCCTCACGTAAGTAGGCCCAATGGCAGCGGTTGGTTTCACACACCACCGTGATGGACTCGCCCCGGGTCAAGGATCCCTCCTTGGTGCTGGTGAGGACCTTGGCAATGGCGACATTGTAGTCCTTCACCATGTCAATGACCTCATCATTGAGGGTCAAGTCAGAGGGACTCCCCAGGAAGCCGAAGAACGTTCCTGGATTGAACCCGTCCAGAATGGCTTCCAGGTTGTCCTCCTTCAAGGCATCACGGACCTTCAGGACGAGCCTGTTCAAGAAGTGATCAGGCTCAACATCCCAGTCCGTATTACCCGCACGGATCTCGGCCAGGGCGCTCCTGTGGAACGGACTCTTGCCCGTGAAGAACTTCAGGAGCTCATCCACAGTGTCCTGTTTCTTCTCGGGGAGTCTTTCGCTCCACTTGTGAGCGGCCACTGCGAACGTAGTGGCCAGGCCAGTGAGCTCGGCTGCACTCTGGACTGTCAGCCCAAGTCCCTTCAGGAACTTGACTGCATTAGCATCATCCTTCCGCAGAAAGATGTTGTGCTGAAGCAGCGTCAACGCGCCGATGTTCGGTGCATTGAGGAAGGCGCTGACAGCATCAGTGGTACCGAACTTGTGCCACTGGCTCCTGGTGCGCTCCTTGGGCTTGAACGCACCCGGCATCCCGTGCCAGTCCTCGGCCACCAGGTCGAGCTTGACGTGGTGCGGATCATCCTCACCGCAGCGGCACATTGGGTCGAAGTCGAAGTCACTGTTCATGACCTTGGCCACCGTGCTGTTGGTGAAGATGCTTCCCCGGCACCTCATGGCCGCAGTCAGCTCCGCATCGTGGGCCTTGTCGCCGTTCATGAGGCTATACAGATAATCCTCATCGACGATCTTCAGCCGTGCGAAGTTGCCCGCAGACAACATCGGGATCCTGAAGACCCATTCATTCCCGGACCCACCGGGAACAAATGCCACATCGTCAGGTAGCGCCTCCAGACATGCCAGGTATGCGCCATCAAAGCGATGATTGGCGCACCTGGCCGCATCTGCGTACTGAGCCAGAAGGTGGTTATATATCTTGCGGGCGATCCAAGGATGCTTCATCAGCGTTTGACCGACATAGCAAGCCTCCTCGCCACCAGCAAGGACAGCCTTAAGGACCGCGTGGTGGACCATGAAGTCCTCCTGGCGCTCTTCGAGGTCATTCACGACCTCCAGGTAGCCACGAGGTGTCTTATGGGCCCCATGCAGTTCGCCGAGCCTCTCCATGACCATGGGCCAATCGAGATCCCTGTAATAGTGCTGAACCTCGATGTTGTCCCTGATCTTGAGATCACGGCTCGCCGCATCGGCCATGATGCCAAGGCGTCCATGGTATTTGTAGGTGCGACCTACTTCTACCGGGATCTCCTTTCTTCCCTTGAAGATGGAGATCGGCAGGATTAAGTCAACATCCTCACCACGGACACTAGGCAGCAGGCTACCGGCGGCCAGTAGATCCAGCTCTTCGAACTCGAGCCTGAACTGCTTCTGGCCCCAGGTATTGTAGCCCGACTCACGAGTGAGTGGGATACTCATCCTGCCCTGGCCATCAGCGGTGCCGAGCTCTCCCTCAGCTACCACGAGGAACTTGAAGCTCCCCGCGACAATCACCTCGTGAGAGGTGACGGTCGCCTTGCCATAGGCAACCATGTCCTGCGGGGAGCTGAAGAACCTGCGGCGACTGGCAACATATTCCGGATCCGTGCAGACCAAGAGGCGTACGGGTGTGTCCGCCGCATTGCCTTTCTTGGCGCTCAGGATCTGGCCGGCCCATTTCTGAACGGTCTGCTTGATGAGAACAGACTTGTTCAGATTGCTGCTATTAGATCTCAGCAGCTCGGTCAGGTCCACGAACCTGAAGGCATCCAGGCTGGTTACTCCAGCCACGATATCCGCCTCCAGAAATGTGTTGAAGTTCGGGACCTCGACCGCTAACCTCTCATCCCGACGGTTTGTGATGATCTCGCCGTCCGCATCCTTGAGGTAGAGTGGTCTACCTTGCAGATCGACGACAGGGATCTTCACACTGTGGGTATTATTCCACAGATCCCGCCGGGGGGTAACGTCGAAGCGGCCAAAGGTTACCGGGCCTGAATACAGGTTTCCCTTGGCCTTTTCTTCCTTTATTACTTCCTTACCCACGTCGCCAAAGATATTGCTGACCAGACGGTCAACCATCTTTGAATCCCGGGCTCGGAAGTTTCTACGTTGTTTACGCATGATACCTCCTCTATTGTGAAAAGAGCGCCAAAACTACTGGGCGCCCTCCTCGTTTCAGTCTACACCTCCTACTTATTGCAGCAATCACTGCAAGAGCCGGATGATGTAGAATGTGAACTCCAAGCTCACCCACAAGCTCTGGAACACCGCGGTCGGCGCTCCTCCTTGTAGGGACTTGGAAATATATCCGCCCCTATGTATATTTGGGGTGGAGTTTATACGCATAGGCATATCCTCCATATTGAGCCCCTGCCGCAAACAGGGGCTTGTTAGTTACTTCCTCTCTTCAGGCTCCCCACAATAGAGGCACTCATCATGCGCTCTATCTTTCCACCTATTGTAGGCACAGTGAGCGAACGGGCTGTCCGGGCACTCCCAGCGGCTCCCAATCACAACCTCCAGTGTTGTAAGATGGATGGATGGTTTCACCATTATTGTGGTTTTAGGTGGGTCGTGGTCTTCGATCACCAGCTCCTTGAGTTTGTACTCCAGGCGAGACACTCTGTCTCTAGCTTCCTGGAGCTGGTCATACAACCTTTTATGTGTATTCATGTTATTCCTCTCTTGGTGTAAACTTCTCCCAGTCAATGGGAGAGTTCATTTTCCCGGTAGAGACCAGGTAATTATATAACCTGGCCTCCCGTTCCTTTATGTGGACAGGGTTATCCATAATCCTGTCCTTTTTGCGAAGCTCTCGCCGATCGGTGCTGTACACCAAGCGGGAGTTTTGCTTTGTTTTATTCATAGCTTCCTCCTTCTATGCTTCTACCATTGGCCAGCACGGGTCCTTTCGGACCACTCCCATACTGACCAGGAGAAGGATAGCCTCCTCCTTTGTTTCTTCATCCGGCGTCCGGAGTATCCTTCTTGCTTCATACTCCGGTATGGTCTCATGACGAGACCCGCCGAAACGTCTTTCCCGAGTGACCTGCACCATGGCAGCGAGCCACTGTTGGTCGAGGTCGTCCTTGGGTACGCTAAGTACCCACACGTGTCTACTTTCACTCATGGGGTTACCTCCTTATTTAAAGAACTCAAGCTGTTTAGGTATTGAGCTCCTGTTATATGACTTAGCAAGATTCCAGGCCTTGCCCGGACGATATCTTGCCAAGTCTATGACTCTAAGAGCCGCGCCCCGCTCCAGCTTGTAGCTGTAGCGAGGTCCATTCCCCTTCCAGAAATGGACCAGCACGGCCCAGCCACCCGGATTAGTCCAGGTGACCATTATTCCACTACTCACGACAGCAGCTGCAGTAGCTGCAATAGCAGCTGAGTCACAAGTAGGCTGGCGAACCAGGATTGGCTCACCAGTATGACTCCCTGTCGCAATTTGTAAGATTCCTCCCGCCTTCGTTTACCTCCTTTCTAGTGCCTTATCCAAACCCTCAAAGGGCCTGAATGTGGCAGCTGTGACCACTGGCTGCTCAAAGGCCCTATAGTTCTTCAGGACCTGCCTGGCCTTGAAGAACTTGCTCTTGGCCGACCGAAGAGCCTTTCGCTCCCCTGTGGTGGCCGTAAGCAGGAATTGATAGGACGTCTCCATAGCTGTCCTCAGTTCCTGCTGAGCAGCGTTGGCCTGGGCTCCACACACACCAACCAGGGCACACATGGCGTCCCAGTCTTCGGCCGCGTGGCTGAGTCCCTTGAGCTCTTCCTGGAGCCCTAGAGCCTCTTCCCAGTCCCGCCTGGCCCTGGAGCTAAGGCTCTTAGCTTCCTCCAGTTGGCCAAGCAAGGACTCCATTTGATAACTGGCCTTGATGGCCGCCCTCCTTTCCTGAAGGGCCTCTTCGGCGCAGACCATGATGGCCTTTGCCGCCTTTTTGTCGGACTTAAGAGATTCCTCCCTTAAGTCCTTTCTTACTCCAGCCTTGACCTCCATGGCCGCCTTCTTGGCAGCCCACTTGGCCTCAGCCTTCCGGGACTGGGCCTGTTGCTCAGCCCGGACTTGTGTTTCCCGTGCTTCTTTCACCAGGGCACGGGCTCCCTGGATATTTAGAGTTGCATTCATGACCATGACGCAGCCTCCTTCTTATATTATGGACGCTCTTTATTGAGTGAGCCCCGACTCAGGCAGCATCCTTGTTCCTGCATCGGGGCTTTTGTGTTTTCACCCCCTTCCCCTTGTTGTGTGGGGAAAAGGGGGGCTTATCTCTCTGATGAGGCTTTCCTCATCATAGGACCTCGGCGAAGAATCGAACTTCACTACAACCATTCGAGGTCTCGAGGGCTCTGCTTCCCTCAATGGCTCACCACTTTAATCCTCAACTGGTCGCTTTGCCAGCCGTATTGGATAACCCAGGTGACGGGTTGTCTTTCCTAGGACTCTGGCCTGGCTAGTGTGCCAGGACCAAAACCATTATAGCCACCGCTACAGCGGCGCCTATAATGACTTTGGTGGAAGTCCCTGTCCTAGCAGCAGGGACTTCCTTTTCCCAGGATCCTGGGGCCACTATGCCAATACCCCTCGTGGCATTGACTCTGGCCCTGAGCTTGGCCTTGTGCTGGACCAAGATCATTGACCTCGACTGGGCTGAGGCCTGGAAGTACACTATTTCTGCCGAGGGGGTAGTGTACTTTTTCACCCACGGGTTATATTCCGTGGGCACCCCCAGCACGACAGTGTATGTATATACACCATCGTGCTTAAGGTCGTCCCACACTACGCTGGTGTAGCGAAGCGTGGTGACTTCCTGGGCCACCAAGAAGGCGGCCATGAAGGTGGCCATGAAGGTGGCCATAAGAGTTGCTTTCATAACAACTCCTTTCCTTTCTTAATCATGATGCCTCACTATCTTTTCAATGGCCCGTAAGGCTTGGGGCCTTTATTTACTCGGATCACTCCGAGACTAGTGCAACGTAGTTGTTGCCTTGTACTCTTCTTACTTGCTATTCCTTCCTTCCTATGTACAGAAATGAAGGGTACAATTGAGCTCAGCCAGGTCTCGAAACCTGTTACCCTTTCGCAGGCACTGAGCGGTCCAGATTACTTATTCTTATTAAACAAGTAATCTTCGATATTCTGAGCTGATCTACGATACATCTTAGCAAGGTATATATAACCCTCTATTTTGCGAGGATCACATGATTTGCAGCGATGTTCTAATTCATCTGCTTTCTTTCTAGAAGAAGATGCATCTTTTCGCAGTTCAGCATCATTTAATACTTCTGGCATATAGCCTCCATATTAAGAGTTAAAGGGAAGGTATTTTCCAAGCCCCCTTCCCATAGGGCTTATGTAGAGGGGTCGGGCATGGAACCCAAACTCTCCTTTGATACAATATAGTATCTTTACCACACCCACCGTACACCTAAAATTTCTCCCCCAGCAATAGCGTCCCTTCCCTCCCCCAGCAATAGCGTCCCTTCCCCCCCCCAACGCCCAGCCTAGTTCCTACCAACACGCCAACCTAGTTCCATATATATATACAACAGGGGCCCTACCCCTCCCTGGTAATAGCGTCCAGATGACATATCTAAAATAACAGGGGAAGAAAAGGGCTAGGCCCCAAAGAAAGGGTTAGGTTTGCGCCTAATAAATGCTTAAATTAGGAGGTCTCCCCCTCCCCCCCCTCTGTGTATGTGTGTTAAGTCCACCATCACCACATTACCAAGAAGCTGATGTAGCTCAACTGGTAGAGCAGTTGATTTGTAATCAGCGGGTCGGGGGTTCGATTCCTCCCATCGGCTCCACCACCCGAAGGCTTGCCCACCCCCTGGCAAGGCGAGGTAAGTCCCGGGAACCCCGGCAGGTTACGATCTGTCGGAAAGCTTTCAAATGCGGGAGAATCATATATATCTGGGCCCTAGCTATGTTAGCAGCCCTAATTGAGTTATTAAAAGAGAGAAAGAGAGAAGGAGTAAATAGCAGATGAATAGGATAAATGCTTGTGGAGTTAATTAAGAGATATGACAATATGAAAGGAGATAATGCCCCTCGGTCGGGTGGGATGACAGATGAGAGCATCTGGCTTACCTCCGACCATCATTAACTTCCGCCATAAGAATGTCCTGAAGTATACCCGACCCGAACTGGTGGAGGATCCGGAGAATATTACCAGGGAGGAGATGACCGCCGCTGAGAAGATGATGATTGAGCGCTGGAACTCTGTCGTGGGCCCTGAGGACCTTGTCTACTACCTGGGGGACTTTACCCTTAACCGCGGCCCCTCCCTCTGTAAATATATCCTGGAGAAGTTACACGGGGCCAGGGTTATCCTTCTCAAAGGGAATCACGATAGGAAGACTAAGGCCATGGAGGCCGCCGGCTTCGCGGAGGTGCATAGCCGTCTCTTCCTCAATCAACAGAATGAGGGAGGGCCAACCTGGCATACCACCGAACCGATTCAGGAGACTACCTTCCTGGAGCTGCATCACTATCCAGCTACAGTTACCAACAAATTCCCGGCCGCCGTTGGTCATGCCCACAATACCTGGAAACTAAAGGGGCCGGGGACTAAGATGTTACAGTGGGACCGCCAGCAGAAGGAGAATTCCCCCAGTATCATACTTAAGCACCCCCTGATAAATGTTTCTGTGGAGAATTGGAACTACACTCCCCTGGCCCTCTCCCATGTCATAGCATTGTTAGATGACCCTCCTCCTCCTCCGCTCCTTATATAATAGAGGGGCCTGGGGCAATAATTCAGGGGCCAGATAATAATCCAGAGAGGCGGACAGAGAGTCAGAGGTAGACAAGAAGTCAGGGGCCGAGCTTGTTTAGCAGGGTATATGACATAACTAAGGTGACTAAGAAGGGATAAACCCCTAGCCCCCCTGAGATGAAGATGAAGAAGAAGATAACTAAAATTATGAGAGCAGCCACAGTGGTGGTGGTACTGCTATCCCTCTGTATAGGATGTGCAACCGGGTGGTTCGTCTTCGACTCGGGAAATAAAGGAACCGTGTATTGGAATAGGCAGGAGGAAAAGAAGAAGAAGGGATATATTTGGATGGATGAATTTTATGAGGAAGAGATGGAGAAAGATGACGGATAAGGGTATACAAAGATCAATACCTCGCCGGGCGGATGGCAAAATCAAGGTGTCAGAGTATAGAGAGGTTATGTGGTACGCAACCCAGGATAATAATGAGAGACTGGATAAGATTGAGGAGCACCTGAAGGAACTGAATGGGGATGTGGCGAGGAACTCCCACTTTCGGGTGAAATTTAACTTTCTCGGTAAGATCGGTTCAGCACTAGCTGGCCTCGTAGCCCTTGGCATCGGTATTTGGAAATTATTTAAGTAGGAGAGTAGTGGAGAAAAGATTCCTAAGTCCCTTCCCCTCTCCCAACATATTATACGGTGGGTGTCCTCCAACACAACGCAGGGTGCGGGCGGTCTTTCCCCTCCTTTCACCGTCCCTCCCTGCACCCTCCAAAACATACAACCCTCCCCCCACCCGAGGGGTTTTGGTGCTTGGTAACTAATAATAAATAAAAGTGAAGAAAAGGTTAGGTTTGCGCCTATTATTGTTGTAAATTATGATGCGTTCAAAAGTAGAAACAACCAACCGTTTAGCCTCCCTCAATAAATTTCTCTGCAAATTACAGGATAAAGTATTGGAGACTACCAAGAAAAGTAAACACCAGGTAGGAGCCATTCTCCTACAAGAAGCCCTTCTGGAGGGTTATACCGCGGGCTTACGGTGGATTCTGGGTGAAGAAGGTGATAATGACTTCGTTGATATTGCAGAAATGAAGATGAAGTTGGGCGAGGCCTTTTCAAAATGGCCGGATGCCCCACCACCCAAGGAAATGTATGACTAGTTAGAGGACACAACACCCATATACAAGTGAAGGAGGTATATCAATAATCTATGAGAGGAGAAGAAGAAAGGGAGGGTGCTGAAATAGCCGCCAGAGCATACAATACGGAATCTGATACTGATGATACTGATTACCCCGTTGAAAAGCTTACCTACGTAGAACACCGTTACTCCGACGGCACCATAAAACGTATTACCGATCCAGGAGAACTAGATTACTACCAGGAAACTCTCGGTGGTCTGGTTCTTTTCGCGCATGTACACGGATTTAATCCTTTTGAGGATAGGCCCGTAACCTGGGAAAAGAGCAAGGCTACGGATAAAATTGTGGAGGGATATTAGGATGGCACTACAACTACCGAAGGGTTATCTGAGCATCTCGCAGGTCCAAACATTTATGACTTGCGGACTAAGATATCATTTCCGCTACGTCAAGGGTATTATCAGCCCACCCTCCGTGGCGCTGGTCTTTGGCTCCTCAGGCCATAAAGCCCTGGAGAAAAACTTCTTCCAGAAGATTGAGACCAAGATTGACCTACCTACTCAGCAGATTCTGGACGAATTCTCCGACCAGTTTGATGTTAAGTCTGTGGAGGTGGAGGACTGGGAGGGCCAGAGGCCCGGGATAATTAAGGACAAGGGCATACGGGCTATATCTCTACACCAGCGTGAGATTGCCCCCGGCCTCCAGCCTGTGGAGGATGGTGTGGAGAGAGAACTCTCTCTGGCAGTAGACGGGGTGGAAATGCTCGGTTACACAGATTTGATAACGGAGAAGTCTGTTATCGATCACAAGTTTGTTGGCAAGGTTCGTTCCCAGGGGCAGGCTGATAATGATTTACAGCTCTCCTACTATTCTTACGCCACCGGTAAGAAGGATGTGGGCCTGAACTGTATCATAAAACCAACTCCCCGTTACCCTGAGGGTAAGGTCCGAATGGTGACTAGCCGGCGTACAAAGAAGGACCTGGAGTGGATGGAGTTTACTATTAGGTCCGTGGCGGAGAATATATCCAAAGGGGTATTTACACCTGCCCTGCCAGACTCCTGGGCCTGCTGTTCACGATTCTGTGGTTATTGGGATATGTGTCGGGGAGGTAAGAATTATCTTGCCCTGGGAAGTGTGGAGGGCCGAGAGGATGAAAACGTAGCAGAACCAAAAAGCTTGGTGGATATTTTAGACGGATGAGGGTAGGGTATATAGCTCCTCTCTCTCCTACAGGGTATGGATCAGCCGCTCTGGGGTATATAAGGGCCATACACGAGGCGGGGGTGGATATAAACCTTTCTCTCTGGACCGAATACAGACAGAAGGGTACTTACGAAGGAGATGATGAGCAGTTGATCAGGGAATTGCTATCCAGGTCGGAGGAAATGAGGGTTTGTGACACAATTATTCATCATAAACAGCCAGATGTTGCCAAACCTGTGGAGGACAAGTATAATATCTGTTATACCGTCTTCGAGGCTAATGTTATTCCATCTTTATGGGTACAGATTCTTAATAGTTATTTCCAGGAGGTGTGGGTTCCTTCTGAGTTTAACGTTACCTCCTTCCGTAATTCTGGCGTTCGTATCCCAATTACCAAGATACCTCATATTGTTAAGGCAGAACCCCTCCAATCTGCTGCTGAGCCTATTGCCCTGAATCCTCAGGACTTTGAGGGGAAGGTGCTTTTCCTGTTCATAGGCACCTGGGACCAGCGAAAGAACCCTGATGGCCTTCTTACTACCTACTACGAAACCTTTTCCGCGCAGGATAATACTCTTCTGGTATGTCGTACACACCTTGGTACTCACGGGGCCGAGTTACCAGCTGATACAATTGCTCGGATCAAAAAGGCAGTTCCTAAGGAACAATACCCGCCTGTTATAATCCTTGGGGAGAACCTACCGCAACAGGATATTATCTGGCTACACCAACAGGCTCGTGTCTTCACCTCACTTGCTTACTCAGAGGGATGGGGCCTTGGCCACTCTCAGAGCCTGGCTGCTGGTGTACCAGTTCTTTCTAATAACTGGGGCGGTTCCCTGGAATACCAGAATGAGGAGAATAGTTTCCTGGTAGATACTATTAAAATTGGTCCAGTTACTAGTTCCAATCGAAATACCATATACAATCCATTCTTAATGAGTTGGGGGTACCCTGATCTTAAGCATGCCTCCAAATTACTTCGTCGGGCCCTGGAAGAACCTGCCCTGTGTCAGGAAAAGGGAAGGGCCGGACAGAAAGATATGAAGCAGTATAATTCCACAACCATTGGCGAACTAATACAGGGCCGCCTTCGTGACATACCTAAGACATGAGAAGAGGAAGAAGAAAAGCGGTTAGAATCTTTGGATATTCTCGTAGGCGGTGGAATAAACCACGTATAATACGAGAGATACAGCAGCTGGAGGAGGTTTACTCCACCTGGGTAAAGAAGAATAACAATGCCCTCTGGAAAGCCGCTGTACGTTATTTTGGCTCGTGGATGGAGGCTGTGGAGGCTGCAGGTTTTGAATATAGTAAGGTAAGGCGCAAGGGCCCAACCAAACCTCCCCCTAATAAAGGGGTCGGTGGTAATTGTAGTGAGCATGGGTGTGATGAACCCCATCATGCCAAGGGCCTTTGTAAGAGGCACTATACCATTAAGCGACGTAAGAACGTAAGGCGAAACGCTTAGCCTAGATCACGTCACACACGACGTCGTACTTACCACCACCATCACCACCACCACCACCATTATTATCACCAAAATAGGAGACCAGCTAAAGATACTATGATCATAGTTAAGCACGTAGCCGAGGATCCTCTCTATATCTACACGGTAAATCATTACCAGGGTATGTATGCCCTTGATTATCTCATTGACCAACTATCTGTCTGGATTAAAAATGACTACGAGGAATTTAACCTGGTTCTCACAGGATCCTCATTTGATATGTTGTTGGACGAGGGCGAGTTTATACCTAAGCTCCTTCGTCGATACGTGGAAGTAAGTGATATGAGTTGGTTAACCGTTGATTGTTACTCCCTTGCCCATCCCCATCCAGAGAATAACCCACAACTGAATGGTTCTGGGGCTGTACCTCTGTGGTATGATATTATAGAACTCCCAAACAAAAGAGCCGAACGAAGTTTGGTAAGGTTATTGGATAAATATTGTTACCGTAAACAGACAGAGAGGAAGGAGAAGAAGAAAAAGAAGGAGGAGGGGAAGGGAACAGAAGAGAGAAAGAGAAAGACTGGTACTACCACTAATAAGAGAAAAAGAGGTCATGGCCGGAGACACACCAACAGAAAAACGTAGAGTACTTAAGTATAAACCCGATATTGAGTTCCGCAGGAGACCTATATCAGGGGATGGCGGTATACGCGCCGAGGATGATATCGAGGCTAGGCGTGAGTCAAGGGTAGATGGTGTTAAGCAGAGACGTAGACGCCGGCTGAATAAACTTATCAGGACCGAGGAGAAGTTGGATGATATTGAAGAACGTCTTGAAGAAATGCTGGAGGACTTGAGGTTTACCTTTAATCCAACAGAGCGGCCTAGACTGTCCCAGGCAGTTGATATACTTAACCGGAGTAAAGGCCCGGCTCCCCTGGGTACCCGCCCCTATGAATCTGATTATACAACCGGTGTTGTGGATTTTACAACATACAAAAGGGCCCTCACGCTTTCCATGGATGCTATGCTCCATACCTACGGAGTTGATCCTGTGAACTATATCTTTGCTCAACAGGATGAGTATGGACAGCCACTTATTCCTAAGCCACAAGGTAAACCAGCAAATTGCCAGGAGATGGAGGAAATGAGTTACATTAATGAGGGGGATGATGCCGAATTGGCCCCCATTGATGTGGTAATTGAGGAGATGCAGCAGTCTGCCCTCCTGGATATAATGACTCTTCTCTGGAAGCTCCTTCTCTATTTTGTCTACGGCTTCATCATTTATTTCTGTAAGAAACTTAAGTTAACAAAGATTCCTGCTGGTATTGGTAAGAAGGTAAAGAAATTCATTAAGAAGCTGAAGAGAAAGAGGGCCGAGATATTATGTGAAATTAGTGGTGACTGTTCTGACCTGGAAGATACTGAGGATACTGGATTGGACTACGAGGGTTTTGATGATATGGATCATACCGGAGATGAATTTTGGTCAGGGGTAGAATGTCTAACCGCCGCCAAGACAGTTCTTGACTTCGTTAACCGCTCCGCCGCCGGTGCAATAGAGAATCAGGCCAATATAAATATCCCTGCAGGCGTTGACACACTTGGCGGTTCTGATGGGGGCGATGGTGGTGCAGATACACCCGGTGGTGATGAATCTCCTCCTGTCGAGGGACGGGTAAGTGCACTCCCTCTCTATACCACAGTCCAGCGTATACGTGATCTCCTGGAGGCGGAAAAGTTTAATGCGATTATGGAAGTCCCCTCCAGCGAAGAAGACCTTCAGCCCCTGGTGGATACTCTTGAGGAAGGGACTCACACACGTAAGCGTTATAGAAACAGATATTTTAACCGTAATGCCCAGGCGTGGAGAAATTTGAGATGAAGATTATAGAAGGTTCAGAGGAATGGCTCCTGGAGGAAGAAGAATTTACTATAAACGAACAGAGTGCCTCAATTAGCTGCATAGGTTGTGGAAAGCCATTGGAGCTTTATAATTACATTAGTACCTCTTGTGATTGTGGACGTCTTTACCGAATGCAGACCGCGGTCGTGGTTGAGTGGGTAGAGGGAGAGGAGATAGTACAAGAGAAGTGGGAATATGAGTGACACTAAGAGGTGATTGATGAACCTAGATAGTAGAAGAGAGGAGGTATATGGTTATCTTCAAATGGGGAAGTGATGGAAATGTTATTTGGGTTAGAAGAGAGGAAGAGGAAAAGGAGAAGGAGAAGAGGAGTTCTATGATAGAGAATTGGTTAATTAACCTCCTGCGAGAGGAACCTGAGAATATCAGTATCAGCTTCAATCACTCCTGGGTATGTGAGGTACGGAACGCCACAAAGGGTTTGGAGCCTTATGTATCTCGTGTTAATGGGTTCCCGGTTTTTGGCAAGGGAGGCGGGTTACTCCTGAGGTTAGAGGGTGTTATGTGTGAATACAGTAATATGGATACACTCTTCGCCTTCGAGGGAGATAATATTGTTGAGGCTGATTTAATAAGGAATTTACAACATGGCTAGTACTTATGAGATACAGAGGGTGAAACTCATCTCCGAAGACACTATGGCCGAGTTGGAAGGTGCTATAAACGCCGAACTAGAAGATCTTCGGGTGGGTATTGGAGATGATTTGCTCTCCATCATTAATGTCCATACCCATGTGAGCCGTGTCCCCTTTGTGGATTATTCTGATAATATTGTTACAGATTCTTATATAAGCACCAAGTACATAGGTCAGATTAATTATATTGAGACCGTCGTGGTTGAATAGTAACAACCCGGCACCAGAACATATGTGTGTGTAACATAAATACACACATACCCACGCATAATATATATATAGGAGGATATAACTATTGGAGGATAAGAACAGGACGATTGCACTTATTGGTGAGATAAACGAGACTCTGGTTCTTGAGACTATCAAGGATATGGAGGATATGTTGCGGGAGGATTCAAAGGCTCCCATCAAAGTTATGGTTAATTCCGGTGGAGGCCATTTTAATGATGGTATGGCCTTATTTGATTGCTTTACCCTGGCGGAGGCACCCATTCATACCTATGCCATTGGTACTGTATACAGCTCTGCCTTTTGTGCTTACATAGGAGGTTGCGAACGCTATGCCCTTCCTAATTCAGTGTTTCTTCTCCATCCCCCACGGTGGTCGAATGAGGTGGATAGTACTCCCACCACCATGTTTGATGTCGCAAGCTTTGCTAGGAGACAGTTTGAACATTCCACCAGGATAATGGCGGAGCGTTTAGGTATACCGGAGGATGAGTTTACTACTATAGCCCTAGCAGAATCATTCTTTGTTGCGGATGATGCTAAGGAGATAGGCATAGTTCATAATATCCTTACCTCCTTTCCATTCTGGCAGGCAATAACTGATCCTGTGGAGAATGACAGTGAAGCAGATTAAGCGCATTGATAGCCTTCCCAAACCCATTATGGTCTTAGCTAAATCATTCTACGAGATGGATACCTATTTCCCTACCGTGTATGAGTGCACCGATACAGAAATGAGCGCTCTTAAGGAAGAGGAGGAGATTATCTTTCAATTAATCTTCGACCGTGAGTGGCAAAAATGGTATTTGATTGGTGTAGGCGATCCGGAAAGGCAAATAGTATCAGAGTATATCTATCATGACCCACTTCGTATCAAGCGCTCTATCCTTTGCTTCCAACCCGTAGATGAAGCTTGGATACGTGCAAGGAGGCATGAGTATGAGAAGCAGATGATCTATGAAAAGGAACGTATCTGGACCGGAGAGGGGTGGCTCTAATGTCTAAGGTAGACATAATAGAAGACGGTAAAAGGCTCTTTATAGACGGAGTTGAGGTAGAGGGGATAGTAACTGTTTCAGTAGAATATAAGGAGCACAATTCTAGTTTGTTTTCCCCATACGAAGAGCGACAGCGCGGGCAACCTAAATTGACGGTGACTTTTACACCTGATCTGATAGAGTATGAAAAAGACCTGACAGAGCACAGAGTGTCCAAACTTGGATGGTCAACAGCAGACGCCCTGGGTATAGAGGAGTAGGAATGAAGCTTCTTTACCTCTCATGCCACGAGATCCTCGAATTCGATGAGGTGAGATTATTTCATGAACTGGGCCACAATGTCTTCTCCCCGGGGGCATATGTAGAGCCTAGAAACAGAGGGGATAATCATCTCCGGCCCGATATTCCTGATCCCACCTACGACCCCGAGGATGTGGAGGCCTGGCACGCCCTGGGCCGACCGGGGGTTGACAACAAGGAGCTCCTCACCCGGGAGTTTGTCGACCGCTTTGATGTGGTCATTGTCATGCACATACCAGATTGGGTTGCCAAGAACTGGGAGGCCATGGGCCACAAGCCAGTGGTTTGGAGGACCATTGGTCAATCCGTTAGCTCTGTGGAGCAGAGGCTTCTCCCCTACCGCCGCCAGGGGTTGAGAATTGTCCGCTACTCCCCCCGGGAGCGTACCATACCTGGCTACATAGGTGAGGATGCCCTCATCCGTTTCTACAAGGACCAGGATGAGTTCGGCGGCTACGTAGGTGAGAAGCAGCAGGTGATAACCTTCGCCCAGAGTATGAAGCAGAGGGACCAGGCCTGCAACTTCACCCTCTTTGAGTCTGTCACCAGAGACCTCCCCCGAACTCTATATGGGCCCGGGAATGAGGAGGTTGACTTCTCCGGCGGCAAGCTCTCCTTTGAAGAGATGAAGGAAGCCCTGCAGGGCAACAGGGTCTATTTTGCTGCAGGTACAACACCCGCAAGCTATACCCTGAACTTCGTGGAAGCTTGGATGACAGCTATTCCAGTGGTTGCTATCGGGCCCCAGTATGGCAATGCTTCCCACTTCCCTGATCACAACCTTTATGAGGTCCCCGACTTTATCAGGAGCGGAGTTAATGGATACTGCTCAGATGACCACAAACAACTGCGGCAGTGGTGTATTGACCTACTCCAGGACCACAACCTGGCCCGCCAGATTGGTGAGGAGGGCCGGAAATCAGCCATAGAGATATTTAACAAGAGGAGGATCAAGGAAGAGTGGAAGCTGTTTCTAAAGAGCCTGTAGGATGGATTTGTGATATGTGTGGCAAGTCCACCTACCACACCGAGTATGACTACCTGGTTACTCCCCGACTCCACCTGGGCTGCTATTTGGATGATCAGATGAAGCATCCCCTGGAGAAGGCCGTGGAGGAGGTACTGTCGGAGGACAATAATGAACAGCAGTAACAATATCTCAGACTTCCTGTATGTACGCAAGGACTGGTTCACCAGAGCCTACGCCGATAAGCTGGATCACCGCTTCCCTACCATGAAGGCCGCCCTGAACCTCTTCTACCAGCGCGGGGGCGAGACGATAGTAGAGACAGGCTGCCAGCGGCTGGTGGATGACTGGGGAGCCGGTTGCTCCGCCCAGCTCTTTGCTGAGGTAATTAGGCATCACGGCGGCCAGCTACATAGTGTAGACAACGACAGGACCCATCTGGACACAGCCCGGCGGATTGTCGGGGATCAGCAGGTTAGTTTCTATCTCCAGGACTCAGTAGCCTTCCTGATGAACTTTGGAGGGCCGATAGATCTCCTGTATCTGGATAGCTATGACTATCCCTACTTCGAACTTCTTGATATCTATGGTGGGCGCCACAGTACTGAGGCTATAATGGCCCTGGATGGTTTAGAGGAGGAGGAGATAGTTGAGCGTCACGGGGATTTAATCATACCCTGTCAGGAGCACTGCCTAAGAGAACTTACTGCCGCCCGGGATAAGCTACACGACAGGAGTGTAATCCTAATTGATGACAACAACTTCCCCGGGGGCGGTAAACCCCGCCTGGCCCGGGAGTATCTCAAGGATCGGGGCTGGGAGGTGATTCTGGACTATCAACAGACACTATGGACCAAGAAGCAGTAAAACGTGCCTTCTTAGTTGTGGGCCCTGAGTCGAGCGGTACACGCTTCCTAACCAGGCTGTTCATCGCGTGTGGTTGTTTAGGAGACGGTGGGCATTATCAGAGGCTTGATTCTTATTTCTCTATGGTCCCTGGTAGTCTTAAGGATGTTGGGGAAGAGGGTATCAGTATTGATATTGATGGTGTGGATCTGCTTGTGTGGCGGAGAAGCCTCCCCCATGGGGGGCGTGAGGAGTGGCCTGATTTAAGGCTAATGATAAAGGCCCTTAGGAGGCGTGGGTTTGAGGTGTGGGTTGTGGTTATCCTTAGAGATTGGCTGGTAACTGCGAAGTCACAGGTCCGGAGGGGTATGGCGGCGTCAGTTGATGAGGCTTTGGAAAGGATACACAGAAGTGTACTCAGTTCCTTAGAGGCGATCAAACACGAGTCTGTGGCTTGGCACGTGGTATTATATGAGTCGCTAGTTCTTCACCCCCACAGCGCCACAAGTCAGCTGTTCAAGCATTTAGATTTGACATTACCGGCCAAGTTTGAGAAACCAGTGGATATGAACCTGAAATACTATGGCAACTAATAGAGTACTAGTAGATCTCCATCATGCTGACCTTTTCTATTCCCTTCAGCTCCTCTTCGAGAAGCGACTCGGTGCAGAAGTATTCAGGCCCATTGGTATGGAGTGGTATACCGAAGGGTACTGGCATGTATATCCCCACATCAATGTGGCCCGGCAGTACCTAGGTATGGATAACAGCATTATCCACAAAGACGTACACGGACAACCCTTGGACAAGTCTGCCTGGGTTAATGCGTCCTACACAACCTCGGGTGATGGAATCTACTATGTCATGGATGTTACCAAGGATAAGCTGAATAGGGGCATCACCCTGGAGGCGTTCAAGGAAACTGAGTTTGATATCATCATCTCCTCAATACCGGCCCACATTAGGCCATTCAATGAACTCATCAGGCTATACCAGCCCAGGGCCAAGCATATCTTCCAGATAAGCAATTCCTGGACCTTCGATCCCGATGTACGGAATATCATGTCATCCGCCTCTCCCTTCCCTACTACCAAGCACGCAATCTTCTATCACCAGGAGTTTGAGCTGGATACGTTCCACTATGAGCCGCCACAGGGCGTAGCGACTGTATCGAGCTTCATTCACTACATGCAGGAGATGGATATTCGCAACCGCTTCGCAGCCATGCTTCCAGATTGGACTTTTCGCTCCTATGGCGCTGGAATGCCTGAGGGCAATATTTGCAAGACGGCCGAGATTGCCGATCGGATGCGGGAGAGTGACTTCATCTGGCATGTCAAGCCAGGCGGGGACGGGTTTGGTTATAACATCCACGAGGCCTACGCCGTTGGCCGTCCTGTTATTACTCGTATGCATCATTACAGAGGCAAGCTGGCCGAGCAGCTGCTTACCGATCAGGAGACCTGCATCGACCTTGATAGGTACACGGAGCAGGAGGTGGCCAGCCAGCTTGAGTACTATAATACCAACCCAGAAGAACACCTGGCCCTGTGTCAGAGGGCCTATGATCGCTTTGGGAAAGTGGTCGACTATGATCAGGAGTTTGAGGAGCTCAAAACCTTTATGGAGGACTTGAGATAATGAAGAAGAGAGCGTTAATAACGGGAATCACGGGACAGGACGGCAGTTATCTTGCTGAGATCCTACTGGAGAAGAGGTACGAGGTCTTCGGCCTGGAGCGCAGGGCGTCCCGCAAGAGGCGGGACAATGTGGCCCACATAGAAGATAAGATCAACTGGCTGACCGGCGACCTGGCGGATCAAAACTCCATCTACCGCGCCGTGCGGGAGTCCGAACCCGATGAAGTTTTCCAATTGGCTAGCCAATCATTTGTCAAGGAGAGCTGGAACTCCCCCGAGTACACAGGTGATGTCACGGGTCTTGGGGCCCTCCGGGTCCTGGAGGCAGTACGTGAGTATGGAGAGCCGGTGAAGTTCTATCAGGCCAGCTCCTCAGAGATGTTTGGCAGGATGGTAGAGAACCCAGCCAATGAGAATACCCCCTTCTACCCCCGCTCACCCTATGGTGTAGCCAAACTCTACGCCCACTGGATTACGGTTAACTATCGTGAGAGTTATGATATGTTCAACTGCTCGGGAATACTGTTTAATCACGAAGGACCACGTCGGAGTCTGGAGTTTGTCACCCGTAAGATCACACACGGAGTGGCCAGAATAGCACTTGGCCTAGACAGTTACATTACTCTTGGTAATCTGGACGCCAAGAGGGACTGGGGGCATGCTCGGGACTATATGATGGCGGCGTGGATGATGTTGCAACAGGAGAAGCCGATGGACTTTGTCATAGCGACAGGCGAAAACCACTCCATCAGGGACTTCCTATCTGAGGCGTTTAGGTGTGTTGGCATAACTGATTGGGAGCCGTATGTCAAGCAGGACCCGCGCTTTATGAGACCAGCCGAGGTTAATGTTCTGTGTGGTGATGCCGCACGAGCCAGGCTCCTACTAGGCTGGGAGCCAACCGTCTCCTTCAAGGAGCTAGTGTCTGGAATGGTGGAAAATGACATAAAACAGTTGACGGAGGTTAGAAAGACGGTAAAGGAGTCATAGGATGGGTAAACCCGCAACTACTTACTTCTGTACCCAGGGCCATCTTGTCGAGGATAATCCTCATCATTGCTTTGGCCACAGGGACTTTGATGGTTGGTATAGTGGAGAGGCAGAGTCCGAGCCATGTCCTTACTGTGGGAGTGAAGTAAAGACAATGATCTGTGACTTCTGGGATGACCCGGCCCCCGTAGTTAAGACGGAAGACATTCAACAGACTGACCACCTGGGGAATACCTACTATATTCAGGTGGAAGTATATGATATGAAGGAACTGACAACAGAAGATGCATCTTAGATTCCAATCCTTTACAGTTGTACTATTAGTAGCGCTTGGTGTAGCCACCATCTCAGCATGGTTTACGGTAAATGGTCTTATTGCCCTATTCTCTGGGGCCATCAATTCCATTGTTGCCATGGTCATAGCCCTGGAGGTCGGCAAGATAACCATCGCCGGCTGGCTCATCCTTGGTCGTAGAACTAAACTTAAAATACCACTCCTAATTATTATGCTGGTCCTCATGGGTATAGCCGGGGTCGGGCATTTTGGCTTTCTCTCAGAGGCCTATAATAAAGAGCGCGCTGTTCAAACCAGGACCGAGGGTAAGGTAGAGCGCTTGGAGCGGCAGATTGAAATGTTGGAAGCCCGGGACACTGACCTACAAACCCTGGTAGATAGAACCCCTGAGAATTATGTTACCCGCCGGTGGCAAATATGGCAGGACATTGCCCCGGAGCAGGAAAAGATATACAAACAACTTGACAGCTTGTATATTGTAAGAGATAACCTGGCTGAGGAGGAATTGGAGATAGAACTTTCCATTGGCCCCTACCGCCACATTGCGGCCCTCCTGGGCACAACGAAGGACAATGTAGCTCGAGGTGTTGCATTGATATTGTCTCTAATTATCGATCCGTTGGCTATACTGCTTATTATGGCAGGTAGCAGGCAGACAAAAGTAATTGTCCAATCCCCTTCCTCTTCTCTCCCATCTCCTCTCCGTTCCTCTTCTGTGAGTAAGATAAAGTCTGAAGGCGTTTTCAAACGCCTTAACATCCCCAGCCGTCGTAGGAAGGTGAATAAGGCGGCGTTAGTAGAGAAAAGAAAGGGACCAGTTAAGGATAGGGTTATTATAGCCATTGGGGGATCACTTCACCATGCCATATATAAACTGGCTGTCATTCTAAGGTGTCGGGGTAGTGTGATTCTTCATTTACAGCACGGTCTTGAGCCTTTAGAATCTATTTGCCATAAACTCCCCAATGTACAAGAGGTAATTATAGGGTTACCAGGGGAGGCTGATATCATTCTTACAGAGGACAAAACCGTTGTAAAAGAAGGGTGGGTAGGTTCACAATATATTACCCCAGAGGAATGGTTTGGCCTCGGTAGTAGCCTTTTGTCAGATGTTTCCATAGCCCATAGTAAGAAGGTCTACTTGAACCTCGGGGACACGCCGATTGATCAGGATTTGTATGGTTTGGGTGTTCAGCTTAGTGATGAGGACGACACCCTTATGGATATGCTGATTACCGCCGCTGGATGTTACAGGCGTTGCGTTTCTGTTGGTGTTTTGAGTGCCCTACTAGAATTTACTGGTCTGGGGTATGTGGCCTGGGTTGCACAGACCGATAACAAACTTTATGGTATCTATTTACTTCCTTTAACAAAAACTCTATCATGTAAGGAGGAATTTGTGGATGAGTTTTCTTTTATCTGAAGAAACAAAGGAGAAGGATATAGCAAGGGATATATTAAAGCGTTTACTGATTTATTACGAGAGGAGTACTCCTCCTCCAAAGTACTTGGCAAGACTTCCTGCCTGGATATCCTTCCGGCGGGTAGTGCCTATTATGGGTAGTGATTGTGAGTATGTCCTCGCCATCTGTAATGCGATTCGCATTCATCACCCTGATGTTGTGGAGAGAATACTAAGTGAGTAGGCGCGTCTTAATATCTTCTGATTCTACCAACATACGTACAGGGTATAGTCGTGTAGCCACAGATATAATGCAGGCCTTGCACAAAGCAGGTCATGAGGTAGCCCAGTTAGCCTGGTTCCACAGGAGCGAGAATTTATTACATCGTCCCTGGCAAACATTTACCACTTACAAGGATCATAAGAAGTGTTGCGGACGAGGGGACTACATCAGTGAGGTATACAGAGATATGAAAGTCTCTTATCTGCAGGTTGATAAGGAGACAGGTTATCCGCAGGCGGTGGGTAAAGACTTTCCATATTGTCCCCACGGCCAACGTTTGTCTGGTGATATATATGGTCAGATGAGCATAGATCTGGTAGTATCTATTTTTCAACCGGAGATCGTTATATCCATAGGGGATCAATGGATGTGTGCCAGTATTGAGGGGTGTATCTTTAGGGGCTCCTTCAAACATGTTATGTATGCTGCCGTTGATGGTGCTCCATTACCTCGTTACACCATCAAGAATGGTCACCGTCTTGATTGGAGGCAACTTTACCTTGATGTGGATTACCCAGTTACTATGTGTAACTGGGCCGCGGAAGAAGTCGATAAGATGGTTGATGATGGTGGAGTAGCCTGTAAAACCATTTTACATGGTGTGGATACGGATTGTTTTCATCCTTTGAGTAGTACACAAAGAACCCGCATCCGTTCAGGAAATACCCCTGGCTTTATAGAGATTGGTCGTTCCTCTGGATCTGGTATATGGGATCGCGTAACCAATTTAGATGATGATTTTCTAGTACTTTATGTGGGCCGAAATATGTCCCGGAAGAGTATTCCCTTCCTATTTCGAACGATAAGGCAATTTAAGGATGAGGGGTTGGAAGACAAGGACAAAGTTCGACTCCTACTACATATGCCTTACAAGGATGTAGGGTGGAATATGGATGAGCTTATTCGTATCTACGATGCTTATGATTGGGTTATGGTTAATCCACAGGTGAAGGTTGGAACAGGGCCAGATGATAAGGAACTTAATAAGGTATACAATATGGCTGATGTGAGCCTGCATATGTCATCTGCAGAAGGATTTGCCCTGACCCTGGCTGAAAGCCTTTCCGCCGGTGTTCCTACCACCGCACTTGATTATTCAGCCCCACCCTCCTGGGGCGGGGAAGTATTACAGCTTATTCGACCTATAGAAGTTATACAGGAACCTGTAACTAACCTGGGTAGGGCAGTTCCTGATATAGATGATGCCGTAAAGACTCTAAAGCGTATTTATGATATGCCCAGGAAAGAGAGAATAGAAGTATCTAAGGCCGGCAGACGTTTTATGGTAAAGGGGTTTAATTGGAAGGGGAGTATCACTCCTAGTTGGGTGGCTCTAGTTGACACCATTTCCCTGGATGGTATTACTCCACTGTCTTCCCAAGATATGCACAGTAACCAAAAGAGGTAAAATGACTGATACTAAGAGTAGAAGTAATTTCAAGTATAGTGAGGAGCATATTCAATGGATCAGTGATCATCTGGAGAAGGAGTGGGGATGGCCCCGGGTTGTAAGAGCTTTTAATGCCATCTTTGTGGAGGAGAATCTGGATGTGGAGACTATTTCGGAGGAGAGCCTCCGAGGTGTTTACCGTTACCGGACGAAGGCCACTGTTAGGGATGGTACTTATCGCGTCCTGATAGTTCCTGATATCCACATTCCTTTTCAAGATCGTAAGGTTTTGGGTGGTATGAGATTACTAATTCCGGATCTTGAATGCACTGATATCGTCTTTATAGGAGATGTCTTTGATTGTGCGTCCATCTCGAGATTCGATAAGGATCCGAGACGCATTAAGGCCTTCATGACGGAGTTTGAGGAAGGCATAGACGAGTTGAAACTATGGCTACAAGCCGCTAATGGGGCCCGTGTTCACTATGTAATCGGGAATCATGAGAAGAGATTGTTCGCGCGGCTCCGACGAAGGGTACCTGAGTTATTAGGCGCCATACCCTCCAACTGGGAGGATATGATCAAGTTTCATTCCCCTGATGTTTATAACAGTATGATTATCCACCCGGACGGATTTGAGTTGGCAGGTTTCAAGTTTGTACATGGTGGCCAGGCCTACTCAAAGTTCTCTGCTTATTCGGCTAAAGCCCATGCCTACCTCTATCATAAGAGCGGCTTCTCCGGCCATACTCACCGCGTCGGTTCATATTATGAGACTACCGAGGATAGTACGATTGAATGGCATGAGGTTGGGCACGTAACTATGCAGGAGGAATATGCCGACTATATTACTGGGACTCCAAACTGGCAGAAGGCATTCGCAACCCTAGAGGTTAGTCCAGATAAGGAGTTTCCGAAGATACAGATAGTCCGGATTGATAGTAAGTCCGGCTTCTGGTATGGGAATCAGTATTATGGTGACTAAGACCGACGAGTTGAAAGATATAATCACTCAAAGGTTTGATCGAAATTATTCGCATAGACGATAACTCAAAATTCTCTTACAACGGGAGAATATATAAAGGAGAGTAATATCTAATGAAGGAATATAATATTCCCAGGGGTACTATAGCCCGTATTATGGGTATTGAGCGGCCAAAAGAGTCCAAGGCAGCCACAGAAGAGGAAGGGCATTTGGCTGAGGAGGAGCGTATGTTTGATGATGTAGGTGTTTATGTACAAGATCCTAATATCAATATTAAATGGATTTATGACGGTACATCAACACCAACATCAGAATGGGATAAAGCAACAACAGGTACGGCCAACAACTTCCATTACTATTCTAGTTCCAATAGTACTTAAATGACTGGAGAGAAGAAGGAAGAAAAGCTTATTCCCCATGGTCCAACTAAGGCCCTGGCAAAGAAGATAGGGCCGGAGGATGAGATTCTTGTTGCTGATTATGCAGATGATTTCCCGGAGGTGAAGAGGCTCCTCTCCTCCTACCCCGAGGAGGCACATGATTCTCTTATTATAACCGGGGCCCAATTACTTCATCTGGTACAGTATCAACAGGATACTGCTTTTGGTATGGTTCGTACCGTCCCTCTTAATTGTGGTGGGGAGGATTGTGACTTTGCTGATGTTTGTGCCTACTACAAAATAGGCATCGCACCTATGGGGCACCCCTGTCCAGAAGAGGTAGAGGTAGTTCGAGCAGTCGTGCCACAACTAATACGTGACCTGGATGTTGATACGGAATCATATCTTGAGATTAATATGGTTCAGGAGTATGTTGATGCCCTTATCCAGGAACATAGGGCTCAGAAGTATCTTGCCCTTGATAATGACATGATCCCCAGGTCGATAGGTATTGACCAGGCTACTGGAATTCCAATCTGGCAGGATGACATGTCCCCCGCCCTATCTAACAAGGAGAGGGCCCAACGGAAGAAGGAAAAGCTCCGGAAGGAGTTTGTAGCTACCCGGGAGATGCGACTTAAGTTCAAGGTAGCTACCCCGGAGGATGAAAGTCAGAAGGCAGCAGCTATGAGAAAGCAAATGGAAGAAGCTATTCAAAGGCAGGCACAAGAGGCCAAGTTTGAAGATATAGAGGAAGAAAGAGAAAATGCCACTTAATCTATTTAAGAAAGCAGCTGTGAGCAGGGGCCTACTTAAGAAAGCAGCTAGTAGCAGGACAGGCTTATACGCGAGGACGCGGGAAGAATTCACAAGGAGGCTTTATCAAGAAGGATCGCTTAAGGTCGGGGATGTGATAGAGGCATCCATAAGGGGCGAGACTGGCGGCGGGGCGATCAAGAGCTCCATAGCCGTGACCGAGTCCATCTCGACTAGACTGACAAGAGGCTCCTCGTTGCATGCCCAGCGTGCTTCTCCCCAGGCATTTACCGCAGAACTGAGCGGTATCTTAGGTGATACGTTAGGCGGTACAAAGAATTTCATGCGAGAGCTGATGGCATCAACATCTAAGTACAACTACTCCGGGGCAGGCACATTTGTGGGTGCTGCAATAGGTATGAGTGGGGCTTATGACAGGGATGATACATCAATGCCGCGTATGTTAGCCTATGGCATGGCGGGTGGACTGCTGGGAAGATATGTAGGCGGGTTCGCCGTTAAGAAGGGAAAGTTTATTAACTGGTTAAACAAGACCGGCGGGAGATTTAATATAAGTACACAGGTTCTACAAGGTGGTAAACACCCGTCCGTTGTTGGAAAGGTATTTAGGTAAAGCGGGATGTCTTTAAAAGCTATGATACAGGGAGTTAAGGCTTCGAAGGTAGTTGAGAATGCCGGCCGGTTCCTGTCAGGCCCAAATGCCTCAAATGCATCCGCTGCTGTAATGCTTGGCCTCGGAGGTGTGGGTATTGCTGCAGGCATAGGTTATATGACGGACACCTCATACTATGGCCGTTACGGTATGGACCTGGGCAGTGGTATGGAAAATACCCTAGCCAACCGGCCGTGGTTTGGTATTTGGGGTAAGAGTCCGGCAGAGGCCTCAGGCTTCGGTATATACATGAAACCCATATCCCCCTGGGATGCAATAAAGCAATCTGCTTCTTACATGACATCTAGTAAGGATGCCGCGTTACTGAGAAAAGGCACTAGGGCAGGGGCTGTTACCGGCGGTGTAATAGGTGCCGCGGCGGGACTGTTCTTTGGCAAAGGGACGAGGGGCTGGTCAGCTGTTATTGGCGGTCTTATAGGCGCCGCCGCAGGTGGCTACCAGGGGAGCAAGTTGGTCCTTGGTATGTCTAAGGCTGTTAATGATGTTGTCCGTACCTATCACGGCCTTAATAACACTATGACAGACAGAACAAAAGTTGGCGGCGGTCAAGGATATCGTACCTGGATGAAACGGCCAGGTGGTAGGATGTACCCTGGACACCTAGGGGCCAGCGGCAATTTAGCACTAGCCTCCCACAGAGTAAGAAACCGGAGTATGTTGTAATATGCCACTATTCAGAAGAGATATCCCTAGGCGAGCACCTTCCAGGCCTATAAAGAAGGTGGGCAAGGCTAAGAAGCCAAATGTGAAAAGAGGCAAGAAGTCATGAAAAAGGTAAGGTGTGCAGAGCGTGGCGAAGTTGTCATTATCCTTGAAAAAGGTAGTCAGATAAAGCCTGATCTATACATTGTACATGAGTGTTGTCCAAATCTGAGTAGCCAGGATGGTGTAGAGTCTCCCCCCTAATGAAGTAGAGGCTAAAGACATAATAGATTTTCTAGGTAAATTTAATGCCCTCAATTAAACAGGCAACCAACGCCAGTTGGACCAACCCGGCACTGATAGGTGCTGCGGCGGCCGGTGCGGGTGGTATTGCTACTGATGTTGCCGCTGGTTTTAACCCCCTCTCAGTTCTCTTTGTAAATCCGCTTGAGTCCCTCCGGATGGGTATGTTAGTTAACCCATTCCAAGGGCTAGGCCCGAGCGGGGCAGGGTTAAGTCAGTTCAAGTTTGGCGGGATGTGGGGCTATAAGACCCTTCTCACAGGAGTAACTGGGCCCAGTCGCTACCTCAGCGCCGGTAATATAATTCTTTCAGCAGTTGAGGGTGTGGCACGTACTCCCCTGGCAGGTTCCCTATTAGGTGATAATGCTAGAGTAGCTCTACAGCATGCACGTTCCTTGGGCCTGGCAGGTATAGTTGACCCGGGGCGGTCTGTAGTCTCTCTCGGAAGCGTCGCGGACTTAATTGATGATGCATTAGAGACAGACCTGGGTTATAGGAAGAATATATTTAAGGGGGAAGTTAGATGGGTAAAGAAGGATGCTAAAAGGGGCAGTAGGAAGTGGGGCGCTAAAACAGCGGCCAAGATTACAAGACACATGGATAAAGACAAATTGGTTAGGGGACCGGCTAGGCGTAAGTTAGTTTCAATGATTGGCGACCGTGAGGCTCCTAAGGGCGTTGTGAGAAAGATACTCCGGGCCGCGGGAGAGGGATTTGACGCGGATGATGTACTTAAAGGGGCACGAATTGTTGAGGAGGGTGGTACATACAGGGCCATTGTTAGTGCATCCAGTAAAAAGGCAAGTACCTTAGCTATAAAATTGGGCAAAGGTTTTGCAGGTAAGGCTGCCGGACTTGCTCTAAGAGGATTCGCCGCATGGAGTTGGGCCAGCCTGGCCTGGTTAGCCCTTAAGCCATTGGGCTCCGCCATGATAAGAGAGGCCGGAGGCGTTGCAGCCTCAGCCCTTACCCTGCTGGATGAGTTCCGCTCCTTGGAGATCAGTACAGGCAGACTTCCAGGGGCCTTCATGACCCCCGGAGCTGCCACAGAGAGACAACGTGCGGTTCAGGCCATCTATCAGGCGAAGGTACAGCCCAGTAATCGCTTCCTAGGAAATGAAGCACAGTTCTATCATAGATAGGAGGACATATGGTAATTGTTGAGGTTAAGGGACAGGAAGAAAGAGACATAATTAAAGCCCTCCGTAGATTCAGGAGGAAAGTAGATAAAGCTAATATCATTAGAGATGTTCTTGATCACCGCTATTATTTGAAGCCATCAGCTAGGAGGCACAGGGATCGTAACAGCACCAAAAGACGAAAAAGGTAGGGAAGGTGAAAGGCTGTTAATCTCGGCCGCGCAGGAGATTGTACTCGCCGACGGTTCTTTTCACAAGGCCGGCGACTTAATTGGTTGTGGTCCTGTTGAGGGTTTGGGTTGGTTGGTTTCTTCTCCGCGAAAGCAAATGATAGAGATTTATCCTGTGGAAGAGGGTTCATCCGCTCGACTTTGTGGTCTTGTGAGCTCAAATGGCCGCAGTATCTTATGTGGGGAGGAGACAGAACTCTTAGGGGCCAAGGGGTGGATATCCTTCGCCGAGCATGTTAGGCAATATAAAAGATGTCGATGGTTAAAAATATATCCCTATCTCATTAACAGAATTAATAACTATGGGAGGGATGAGCGTGGTCAGGAGTGGGTGGATGCCTTTGTTGCCTCTCTGGTTGAGCTGTCACGTCGTAGTCCGCATATGGGCGAGCGTGGTACTATCACAATTCCTTCCTACCTTGGTAAATTAAATGAAGCATCCCTTAATCGTTTTCTGGGGGCCTTATTTAACGCATTCTCCAAAAGTAAGAGAACTGCCTTTATAAGAAGGATTGATTATGAGAGTCAGCAGCGATTATTTAGCTTATTTACGAGGACTGGCTCCTACAAAACAACCAGCCGGGGTAAAAGCAGGATTTATGAGGTTGGTATACCTGGCGCTAATTTACATAAGAGGCCTGATGAAAACACCAACAACAGAGGAGGTTGGTGGCCATCACCAAATTTATTAATCCGTACAAGTAATATTGATGATTCTGTAGTTACTTGTTGTATAAACCGCTATAGGATAGTTGATCGTGATATATATGAGACCCTTGTTGAGGTCCGCACCCAAATTGGTAATTTCATTGATAAGAGCTTCATATGTCGGACCGAAAAGATCAATCCAGCCTAGGTAGTTTCTCTCCAGACGAATTCCTGGAGGCCCAGACCATTATAGACCCTACGCTCTTTGCTGAATCTTACCTCCGTAATCCAGCCGATCCAACTGAGCCTCTCGTCTTACGGCCTTATCAGAGGACTATTCTTAGGGACCAACACCAGCATCGTCTTCTGCGACTAGGAAGGCGCGTTGGAAAATCCGTAACCTTAGCTATTGAGGCGATTTGGAAAGCCTTCACTCATAATTATCGTCAGGTTTTGGTTGTAGCCGCCTACGAGAACCAGCTGGATATCATATTTAACCTAATGGGTAATATGATATATGACGCCCCAAAGATAAAGGACTCCATTAAGAATGTTCGGAAGAAACCACACGAGATTTGGTTTGAGAATGGTTCCAGTATTATCGGTAATGTTGGTAATTCCTCAGTTCGCGGTAAATGTCTCCCCGCAGGAACAAAGGTATGGATGGCAGGCGGATCTTGGAAATCAGTTGAGGAAATTAAAGCTGGTGAACGGGTTCGTTCCTATGACCTGGATGATCTTTGTATGGTGACTAGAAAGGTGACGGCTATACACGATAATGGTAAGAAGCTTATCTATCAACTAAATACCACCTCCAGTCGGATTCTAAAGGCTACTGCTGAGCACAAGATCTTTATCTTTGGAAAGGGTTTTATAGAATTAGAGGATATCAAGACTTGGAAAACTGACCAGAATATGTCTCACTTTGTGGGGGTGGTAGATATAAATGGTGGACTTAATTGGAGCCGAGCATATAATGTTGAGGAGATGGGGGAGGAGAGGACTTATGACCTTACTGTGGAAGAGGAACACAACTTCATTGTTATGACACCACCCCCAGAAGAGTTAGGGGGTTTTCGCATATCTGGAGTAGCTAATGGAGGTTTCCTTGTACATAACTCTGCGCACGACCTTATTATTGATGAGGGTGACTATATACCGGAGAATATAATCATTGAGGATATCTGGCCCATATCTACCTCCCACAAGGATACGCAGGTAATATTTTCTTCTACACCCTCCGGCCGTCGGGGTTTCTTCTTTAACCTGAGTCGCAACAAGGACGATCCCAGGTTTGACTTCCACGAACATCACATCCCCAGCTCATCTAGCCCGGAATGGACTACGGAACAGGAAGCACTAGCCCGTTCCATCGCGGATGAGAGTCAATACAATAGGGAGTATTGTGCCCTCTTTAGTGATGCGACTGAAGGCGTCTTCCGGAACAAGTTTATTGAGCCGGCTCTATTTGTTTATGACTATCCTGACCTACAATTTAATCCGGAGAACTATTATACCATGGGGGTTGACTGGAATGAGGCCGCCACTGGGGTACATGTAGTTATCCTGGAGCATGTTAATAAGCCGGTGGAAATGGTCCCGTACAGGTCTGGCCTTATCGGAGAACCTAAGAAAGTGGGAAAGGTTCTTCGCCTCTTCAAGGCAGATAGGGTTGATGCCCTGGAATATACCAACGTAGTGGCAGTTGATTTTATCCTATCTCTTCTACATAAGTACAGGATTGACTATGCCTGTTTTGATCATGGCCACGGGCATACCAATTGGGAGCTCTTACGATTATCCATACAGAGGGGTATCTCTCCTACCGGTATGAGGTGTACCGGCCTTACCAGGATGCTGGATAGGATGGAGGTAGTTGATTTTGGCGGCTCTAGTGAGGTTATTGATCCAACTACCAATAGTACCAGTAAGGTGCGGACTAAGAATTTCCTTGTTCGTAATGGAGTTCGAGTTTTGGAGGGTGGTAGAATTATTATTCCTGCTGTTGATGTCTTGGGCAACCCAATAGAACTTAACGAGAAACGACTTGTGGGCCAGATGCGTGCTTATACTGTGGAACGTGTAGGGGCCCGGGGGGAGGTTTATTCCAAAGGAAACGATCATGTCTTAGATAGTTGGATGTTAGCTGTTCATGCTTACCTCACTAATCATGATGATTTCATGGCCTGGGATTATGCTATGGAAAGTGCAGGGGTAGAAGATTCTACTCTCATTCCCCATGCAATAGCCAGACGTAATGTACTTAGTCCTGTAAGTAGTAAGAAGACATCTTTGGACCCAGAGGTATTTCAAGCAGGCGAGTATACAGTCAATCATTATGGGCATTGGCCTAAGAAAGGTGAACCGCCGGAGCGGGAAGATAAGGGGGATCCGCTTCTCCCCAAACGTCGTGGGTCCCGGGGAGATAGACACCACACTCCAAGGAGAACAGATATATAATGCCGGATGATTTTGACAAGGCGGCCAAGGCGGCCGAGGATCTGGGGAATCTTGCTGTGAGTGAGTTTTCAGGGTCTCTGGAGAACCAGCTTAGTGGTTTACAGGAGGAGATGACAGGGCGTACGCATGGGCCCAGTAGTGGGGAACCGAATCCAGTCGCGAGTAGGATTAATACCTGGCTGACAACCCGTCTTGATGATCTTGCGTCATACAGTGACACATTACGTGAGGATTGGGGCTTTTCTAAAGAGACTGGTGTTGCTAAGCTCTCCAAACCTATCAATCTTGGGAACACCAAGATAAGTGTAAAGGACTTCTCTGCCACTGCCATGGAGGAAGAGTGGAAGGCTAATGAGGGTCATAATAGGGTGGGTTTCGTGGAGGGAGAGACTCGTATTTCTGATAGGTTACCTGAGTTTGTTAAGTCGAAGTTTGTGAGTGGAGGCGCAATTATTGAATTAACCCTTGAGGGGGGAGGGGTTCAGAGTAGCTGGCTTAAAGAATTCTATGAGAATAAGGGTGTTGATATACCTTCCCCCTTAAGTGTGCCAAGAGGCACACCAATAGCGAATTTTCATAAGGGTTTTGGAGGAAACTTAACAAATATAGAGGATGCTGGCTATGGCGTCATCGGACGTGTCTTTGAGGAAACCGTAGACCTTCTTGAAGGCGCTGTAAGATCGCTGGAGCATATGGATACTGAGCCAGTTATGTTTGTCTGCTGTCTTATACGCCAACTTGCTGCTTGGGATAAAATTGAACGAACAGAGTTGGAGAAGGCTCTGGAGGCCGGAGTATTGGATGAAGATGTTAGGAAGGCCATGCGTGAGGTAAGGACAGTATTATGCAGCGTTCGGTTAATTCTTACTCTTGCGATCTCGGAGAAAAAGGACTTTAGCATTAAGATGTTAACGATGAACATCTTCAAGATTATGGTGGACAGTCTGATTATGGCCACATTTGGGACACTTCAGGTGTTATGTGGAATACTTAAGAGATCTATATACGCCTGGGCTATGAAGATGTTGAAAAAGTATAAGATACAATCGTGTATGCCATTTCTCTCTTTGATCCAGCTCGCACTTTCTAAACTTTTTGGTCGAGAAGGTATTCTTGCGCAGCTCATCAGTTATCGACGTCAAACAGAGGCCCGTATGTCTAAGTTGTTAGGGGGAGAAATACAGGAGGATATCAAGGAAACAATGGTCATTGAGTATTTAACCATTCTTATTCAATTGATGGATGCCTTAATAGATGCAGGATATAGGGCTGAGTTATGCGTGGAAGATATCCTAGATGACATGTATGACACAACTAAGGAAGAGATCCCTGCTGATGATAATATAAGTGCAGGAGACGATACAGGTGGTTTAGATAGAGGTGGTTTAGATAGAGGTGGTTTAGATAGAGGTGGTGGAGATGCAGGAACTTATATAGATAACCCAATGCGTGATGGTTTTGAGGATCTAGATGAACTTGATTCTGCGTTACGCAATATTATGTCCCCGTCAACAACCTCTACGGCTCTTGGAGTGCCTTCAACGGGGGAAACGGCACCAACCCTTAATGATTTGCTTATATCGGGGCCAACTGATGCGGAATTGGAAAGGTTTATGATTGCGCGGCTGGGGGTAGATCCGGCTACAGCACGGGATGCCGTCTACAGATCTCGCGTATCTGGTGATTGTGCAAAGGGCCTAACATCCGCCGAGTTGCGGGAAGTATATGAAGCTTTAGAAGATATGAAGGTTTACAAATAATATGGCAGCAATAAAAGAGAGAAGATATTTCTGGCAGGTGTGGCGGCCCAGGGAAGTTAGTGTGGTAGAAAGAATACACCAGATTGAGGAAGATAATGTCAGTGCTCATACACAACTTACCGATACTCCCACACCCAAGGGGAGATCTGTAAGCATAAGCAGTGTTCTGCAGAAGTTACGTTCCACAGTACTAAGGGCGGCAGGGTTTGCTACCAGGGGATCTTTTGAGGCAAGCGAGTGGGATCTTGTACAGGTACAGAATGCTGTTCAGACAGAATCCATACTTCGTAGGGCCATTGAGAAATATGTGGAGCAGATATGGAAGAATGGCTTCGAGTTCGTAGGTCAAAATCCCAAGACTACAAAGTATATCCGTAGGCGTTTTGAACAAATTGCTCAGGTAACAGGCAAGACAACTATGGAGCTTTTTCAGGAGATAAGTTATTCCCTCGTGGTATATGCAAACGCCTTCGTCATTAAACAACGTAACATGAAAGCCTCCGGAGGTCGAAAGAGGGTAACCTTTGACAATAAACTTCGTGTCCCTGTTGCTGGTTATCGTGTGGTCGATCCCACTTCTATGTGGTTTGATGGGGATCGTTTTGGTAATGTATATCGTTGGAAGCAAGTAATAGCGGGTATGGAGCAATCCTCCTTCTTTCATGTCTCCAAGGAGACAGCTAAGGAGTGGCCCCCTTATAATGTTATTCATTTCCAGGATCGTACGGCTACTCCCAGTAAATATTTCTTTGCTATGCCCATGGCTGTACCAGTGATACCCGATATCAAAGCCCTTCGTGAGACGGAGGAGCTAAGTCTTTTGCAGGCTATTAAATTTGCTATTCCCCGTTACCATGGCAAGGTCGGGGAAAAGGACAAACCCGGTACCCAACCTGAGCTTGATGCGCTTGCTGATCTGATTGATACTCTCCCCCATGACGCTGTTCTTGTCACCTCCAGCAGGGCTGAGATAGCTAATATATCCCGGAATGATAGTGTACTCGAGCTGGAGCCTTATTTGGAATATTGGCGCCAGCGTATTCTAACGGGCCTGGGTATGAGTGATGTTGGTATGGGGAGAGGCGAAAGTTCATCGAAAGCAACTGCACAGGTTCTATCGGCGGAGATGCAGTACACCACAGTCAAATTTCAGCAGATCATCAAGAAAACTATTGAAGAGGAAATGATTAAGGAGCTTCTCTTCGAGGCCGGTTACACACCCGAGACTCTAGGAATTGAGGACATGGTGCGGCTGCATGTACCGGAAATTGATCTGGAGGAGAAGATTAGGCGCGAAGCTCATTCCCTAAATCTTTATCTGACTAATGGTATCACCCAGGATGAGCTGCGTAAGGAGCTGGGCCGGGATATTGTATCGGAAGAGGAACAGAAGCTTATGTATTTACACCTGGTGCAAATACCATTGGCCCAGGCAAAGGCTAACCTCCTATCCCCCGGGGAAAATAGCGCTAGCAACAAAGCTCAGCCGGAAAATCAGTATGGTAAGAGTTTGGTCAAGCCGCGAATTACTAAGGAGGAGTATATGAGCCTTTGGGAGGATGTTGCTCAGTATGAGGAGGAGAAAGCCATTATTCATACCATTACTACCTCACCCATACTTAATGATTATACAGAAATGCGAGATCATTTGGTAACCCATCTACGTGAGGCTTTAAGGCATAATGGTATTATGCCCTCCCATGTTGTGAATTTAGTATTTCAAACCCTAGAACCTCACCTAACCGAAGAGTATTAGAAATGATTGAAGAGAAGAAAGAATTTATAGAGTTCAAATGCCCGCCGAGTTGTGGTCGTATGCTCTGCCGGTATATTGAGAAACCAAGTAATGAACCGTACGCCTTTGAAATTAAATGCCATCACCACGGCTGTAATGCGCTCAATTACCGTGGTAATGTTATTGTAACTGACAGTATGGAAGAGTTTCGTTGCTATGCCATTGACAAGAAGAAGAGCGTTCATTGGGGCGCCGAAACTGTTTGTAACAAGCTTCTGGCTAGGATATTACCTGGCACAGAGCTGGAAATTAGATGTCCTCGTTGCGGAGCGATTGTAAATAGTAATGAGGCAGACATCAAAACACCCGAGAGTGTTGAGGCAGAGAAATAATACAGGTATATAAATGAACAACAAATTACTTATCGATACTATTGAGGTTGATGCTAAAAAAGCTAATAAGGATTATGTATTCACCACCATTCCCAAGGCGGCCTTACTTACAACTATTGATGCTACACACTCAGGATATGTTAATAGTAACTTCTATTACTATGATCCTGATTCTATGAAGGAATCCTACCATACATGGACAACTCCCTACAAGAAGCCAATCCTACGACATCATAATTTAGGCGGTGGTTTATTTTCTTCGGCCGAGGATCCTATGGGCCGTGTACAAGATGCTCGCTTCCTAAAGGATGCCCGTGGTGGGTTCATTCAACTTGATGCTCGCATCACAGATGAAGATGCTAAGGCTAAAATAATGGATAGCCGTTATGAAACCGTCTCTACGGCGGGTAAGCCTGTAGACTTTGTGGAATGCTCTGTTTGTGGCGTGAATATGCTTAAGGGTGGAAAGTTCTGTGGCCACAACAGGGGTCAGGTATATGAGGATGAGGAATCCGCTGAGAAAAAGCTTGCTTATTGGAAGATTGGTCCGATGCAGTATAAGGAGATGTCATTTGTTAATGCGCCGGCAGATCAATCTGATACACACGCGGCCCGGGTAGTGAGTTGGCAATTTGCTGACTCTGAGCAACCAGCCCCAGCTCAACAGGACCAGGTTCGGCACACAGGTATTTGGGTGTTTGATACCCAGGTTGTTTTACCTGATTCAGGTATAATTACTCTCTTTCGGGAGAAGCCAGATGAGGATATGATCGTTAATAAATCCCTCTGGGAAGCAATCGAGGGAGATATATCACGTTATGCTGAGCTTGGTGGTTTGGTATTAAGGCCCGACAGTGTTGTGACCCCGATCTCCACTACTGTCCCCGAGGGGGCCAATCTGGCCCAGGAAGAACATTTTGCCCAGGAGGGGCAAGATGATGATGATGATGAAGAGTGGACAGAAGACGATCTTAAGGTCCTTGACTGGTTAATGGACGAATTGGAGAAGCTGGAAGATGAAGCCCTATCCAAATCTCGTAAGCTAACAAACAAAGTTGGACAGAAGGGTAAAGTGGCTCATAATCATGTTGTCCGTCTTAATGAGGTAGGCAATGGTCGCACAGATTGGGTTCTGAGCCATTCCCATGATGTTGTGAACAGTAAAATATCTGATGCAGTAAGCAGAGGTGAAGAAAAGGCACATAACCACAGTATTACCGAGGATCTGAAGGTTCCTAAGAAGAAATGCCCGTGGGAACTATACGAACGATATACCACAGACTTCCCCAACATTAAGGGGGCCAGGAAGCACCGTCACGTTGTTGACCTCAACGAAGCGGAAAACGGAGACACTGAATATGTTGTCGCCCATAACCATGAAGTCGTTGGCAACCGCATCCTACCTTCCACAGCCGATGGTGATACAAAGGCCCACACTCATAAGTTGGGTGATCTTCTGACCGAGGATCAGTGGTTAGATGAGGAGACATGGGATATTGTGACAGAGGCTAAAGATAAACTCTCTGAAAAGACTAAGAAGTCCGCTAGTAAGGCAGGAAAGAAATTTTGTGGCCCTCAGGATCCGAGGAAAGGTCGTAAAAGCTTCCCGGCTTATAGATGCCAAAATGTGCGCAGCGGATTACAGCTTTTGGCTAAGTACAAAGGGCCTGGTTCCAAGGCAAAAATACGTAAGTGTTTATTATCTCAGAACAAGAAGCTGAAGTGTGGTATTACCACTAAAGACCTAGAGGTCTATGATCTTCTAGCTCTAGTTGAAACCCTCATAAGCGGGTAAGCAGTACAGCAGAATTAACCTATCCACACACATACACATACTAAAGATGAATTATAATGGTACAGAATGATTATAGTACGTACCAAATAAGGGCCGTTGAGTCTATTCAAACAGACTTGAAATAGTTACTTCCTTCTCAGGGCTTGTTTAAAGGCCCGTAAGAATTGGAGTGACATAACTATATATAGCAGGACAACTGCATAAAATGATGATAAATGATAACTATCCATCAATAAGTAGTAACACGTTACAGAGCCTCACAGAGATACTCTATCATATTCCCCTAGACAAACTCGACCGAATTAAGAAGGTGGTCGCATATAGCGGCTACTCTGAGGAAGTGGTAGATATATTTCTGCAGGCACTGACTCAAATAGGAGACAAAATGTCCATGACTATGAACCTTGAGGAAATTCTGGCCTTGGATGAGGTTCAGGAGCACCTTAGACAGAAGGTTGACGAGGCTGTACAAAACAGTGAGATAACTCATCGAGAAGAGTCGGCTGATATAAAGGCCGGGTTTGAGAATGAGTTGCAAGTACTCAGGGATGAGAAGAATACTTCCGCCCAGGAGTACCATGCGCTTGTTGTGGACAGTATCGTCTTCCTATCAACCATACTACGTAAAGACGTCATTGATTTTAATGATGAAGCAGGATCCCAGGAGAAATATCGGGAAGAGCTATCAAGTAGTTCCGAAGAGGAATTGAAAGAGACACTCTCCGAACTCCAGGGCGAGTACATTGCTTCGTTTAGCAATGTTCCGGCCGAATCTCTTGACGGCGAAGTCGTTACAGAGAGCGGTCAGAGAAACCCCTCCGAGGGTTCTGATGGAGATGAGAAGGCAGTGACAATATCATCACTTGGTGATGTTCTCAAAGTAGCCTTCAAATCCATTGGAAAGAATAATTAAGTAAATGGAGTTGCTATACTAAAATGGCTAAACTCACATTCTCTGCACAGAGCGGACGTAAGAGACCTATTAAGCCTGTCTCCAGTAAGTATCTGGAATCCAAAATCAGGCCTAATATTGAGGTCTCCGATGGTATCCGCCCGGCTCTTCCTCTCATACCTCTACGGTATCTTCCTGTAAAGTTCCAGGATGTTACCACGGAGCAGTGGGTGGTAATTCCAAAGGGCCGGATCGTATCAGCTGTTATGGCAACTAATTCAATTAATGAACCATCCAGCGAACATCTAGAGATAGGTCATGCCTCTGGTGATATCCAGACTGGCTATGCCTCTGAACTTGACGGTTCAACTGCACTATCTCTTGGGGCAGATACAAGTTACTATGGCATCAGCCGTAATATCCTGGGCCTTATGGTCCCAGCTAACGGTGGTGCTGTATTCGAAGTAACTTATGATGCTGATGATGTCAGCGCTAATGTACCTTCCGTGGTAAATACTGGCTCACCTGTGGCAGCGGCTGAGGGATATACCCTTCCAGCAAATATGCCCATTGGTATTGCTATGTATGATGTTTACCAGGATATTCGTGGTGCTCATTTGAATTACGAGCTGTGGAAAAACTATGGCGTCCTCGCAGAACACGTCATCAAGCTTCCATTTGTTGATGTATATGAACTCGAGGCCCTTTCTGAGGTATCAGCAAATAGTTTCACAAATCTTTCGGGTGCTAATGATGCACCGTTAGCTATTGCTGAAGCTGCTGGTGGTTATGAAGCGGTTGAGAAATACTACTCCTTCCTAACCTTTAATACCTCGCAAACAGGTCATGGCCTGGCAGGTTCCCTTGTGAAGTCCGATGTCTTCGGTAACTTTGCTATGCAAGGGGCCAGTTTGGCTGAAAGCCGTAACACACAGACTGTAGGTCGCTTGATTGGTATTGATACACGCCATCCCAAGGATCTCCTTGAGACGGTTGACACATACTGGGACCAGTTCCAGACCGGTACCAAAACAGCCGGCGTACCTGAGAACCTGTATGACTTCGCTGATAAAATCTTCACGGGTTGTGGCATTACTTGGCCCTCCGATAAGGATAAGGCAATCTATATTCGAGATGCAATCCAGGCGGGTGCCATAGGTTATGCCCATATACAGATATCTCTGCGTTAGTAATAGATACAATAAGACTACCAAGGCTCCGGTTCTTAACAGGACCGGAGACCTTCTGTCTCCCCAGGTCCTTAGAGGCCAAATCATTTGCACGCTTAATATCTGAGGAGTGCAATAAATAATATGAAGATACTAAGTACAAACCGTACTGGCGAACAGATCCTTAATGATCTTGTCTACAATGTCTTCACGAATAATGGCGTGGTTGGTCTTCCAAAAGAGGATAAAACCATTGTCCAGCTCGGTTTTAATGATCTCTTTTCCATCCCTGAGGAGTTAAAGAGTATTCCGGAGATTGCTGACACGGTTACTAGTAAGGACCTAACAAGGTTCATTGAAACCTCAATTTCCCGTGTAGTTAGAGATGCTATTGAGCCTGAGCTCGTTGTTGTGCCAAATCTGTTTACCGATATTCGGTATGAAGGACCTGGGCGACAGGTTGAGATTGGCTCACTAGGTGCGTTTCATGCGGCTGAGGTTCCAGAAGGCGGGGAATATGAAGAGGTTGAATTTAACTTTGGTGAGGGTCACATGATCCAGGTAGGTATCTCCAAGCATGGCTTGAAGATGCGTGTTACTGAAGAAGTTATAGAAGACAATCTCTTTGATGTTTTCGGTCTCTGGCTTCGTATGGCTGGCCGAGCTCTTGCAAGACATAAGGAGGAATATGGTATCAAACTCGTAAATGATATGGGTATTGATGTATTTGATAATTCCTCTCCATCCACAGCGGATATAGGTTCTTGTTCCGGCCGCGGTATAGATGGCGCACAGAATGGCTCCATGACGGTAGATGATATTTTTGAGATGTATGCCTATCTCTATCTACGAGGTTTTGCGCCTGACACCTTATTGATGAATCCATTATCCTGGAAGGTCTTTATGACGGATCCAGAAACTCGTGAGATCATTTTTAAAGGTGCTACACTGGCAACCAACAGACTCCCTGGCGGAAGCTATTCCAAAGCATTTGGAACCGGCTTTGCCGGTCTGGGTGCTCGGACAACTGCCACGGGCCGTGGATTCGACAGCTCAACGGGTGGTGACGATAATCGTGTAGCTGGTAACAATCCATTTGTAACGTCCCTTAATCCTTTAGGGGCCACATTTCAGATTGCTCCAAGCTATCTCCCGTCACCTCTTAGGGTGATTGTATCGCCACACGTAACATATAAGACAGCTACTGTAGGCTCTGCAACTAAACATGTAGCCGATATCATTATGGCTGACAGTTCACGCTGCGGTCTTTTACTCAGTAAGGAAGAACCTTCCATTGATGAGTGGAACGATCCGGAACGCGATATTCGGGCTATGAAGATAAAGGAACGTTGGGGTATGGGTCTGTTTGAACAGGGTAAGGGTATTGCCGTTGCTCGCGATGTTGTTATTGAGAAGAACTATGTCTTTGACAATGTTAATCAACAGGTGTTATCAGCCCTTAACCATAGCTCAGCTATTGTAGACTAGTACAGATAGCACATTAGCATATATACACACAATCAGATAGTGGTGGGGCAATAACCCCGCCGCTATCATCTGTGTATATGTATATGGACTAAAACAGTGGAGGAATCAATACCTATATGAGTACTGACAAAGAACAAAAGAATACCACCAAAAAGGAATTTAGTAAGAAATACGTTATTCTAACCAATCAGATGATGTGGCAGGATCCAACAACTAAGTTTCAGTTGAATTGGTTTAATCCCGAGGAGGAGGAGTCCTGGTGGGCCAGGACTGAGGATATTCCTGGTGAGGCTGTGGATATAGTTAAGAAGGCCATTGGTATGGGGATATTAAAGGTAGCGAATAGTTATAAGAAGTGGGCTGATAAGAACAAGGTAGCGGGATCTAAAGGACGCCGAAAGGATAAACTTGTTTGGACCGAGTTGGATAAGGATGATGTTAAGGCAAATAAACGGACTCCAAGGAATCCTAGCATTGCTAAAGGTACATTAACTTATGGAGACCAAAACTCAAAGGCCTATCAGATATTGCAGAAGACAGTTATAGAACTTACAAAGGAGCTACCTAAAATAACTGCCTCTATGTCAAAGGAGAATGCAGAAGCTTTTCTTCGTGAAGCTATGGACATTGAAAAGCACGGGTACAACCGCGTATTACATCCCCGTGACAGTGTACTCGATACAATCAAACAAATTCTGGTGAGTATGGGCCTTTCCTCCGGCATTACTCGGGTGGTGCAGGAGAGGGATGATGAACCCATTACCAGGGATAGCAAACCCGTAAGGTTTGCTCTTTAAGACTGTGTAAATGACCACCTTTGATGTTACGTCAATATCTCCATCATTTAATGCCACTGATGTATTACTTGATACAACAGTGGAAGCCACATTCAATGCGGCTGTACTTGCCTCCAGCGTAACTTCCCTCAGCTTCAGTTTTGTAAAAGCCAACACCCTAACACCTATTGAGGGCACGGTTACTTTAGTTGGCAACAATACAGTACGCTATACTCCCAACGATAATTTAGCAGGCAATACACGCTATACAGCTATCGTTATGGGTGGGCCACATGGAATTATCTCAGCCGGGCAGCAAGAACTTATATCTCCTACCATCTCATGGAGCTTTACAACCGGCTTATATGAGGATAGTGAGGATCAAGAGGATTCCATTCCATTCGGTGTTGACCCAACAACCCAACCTACGGGAGATGAACTCTATATAGTTTCTTCAGAGCCGCTCGATGATAGTATAGGTGTTCTCTCTCCGAGTTTGAGAATAGCACTCACAGGACCTGTTCCTTCCGATACAGCCGCCTCTATTAAGGCTTATCATCCCCTTGGATATCCAATGGGTGATAGTTATTGGCAGAAGTATTCTCAGTCTGTTGTAAGTGGGGATTATATTATTATTACCTCATCCGGCGATTTGTCTGAGGATGTGGCTATTAGATTAGTGCTTTATGATGATGAAACCGAGATAGAGGAAAGTTCTATTGTGGTAGCTAGTTCTGGGGCTATATCAGATGGTATGATACCGTGTACCTTTGTTACCGACCCAAATTTTACTTATGAGGTGGATGTTTTCATTCCTACCAACAGATTTACTCCCGAGGTATCCTTTCTTTCAGAAATGGTACCCCAATACGCCCCGGTAGAGGAATTACGTCTGGCTATGGGACCTGCAACGGGTAAGTTTAATGACTATACCTTATCAGTTTTACTCTATAAGATTAGTCGAATAGCAAAGGATATATGGACCGGTAATAACCATACCTGGCCCAGTACGGTCCCCTACTATGCTAAGGAATATGTTCTTGCCAGGGCCCAGCGTGATTTGGTACAGATTATTCTTCGTGACCCCGGAGGTTCCGGAGGAGCTTCAAAAGCTCTAGGGGATATTCGTATACAAACCAGAACTGATTCAGATACCTTAGCAGAAGATCTGCGGCAGTTGGATCTTCTTACAAACATCCTTGCTGGTAAATTAGCCAGGGGAGACATAGGCACCAGGCCAATATCTGGTCCTGTTTGGGCAGAAGCGAGTAAAGGCGGCAGTTATGGTACAATAGGAAGATACTCTGAGGACTATGGGCCAGAGGACCTATACTCTAGGAGCGGCAGCAACAATTTTAGTCGTGGAATCAAAGAGCAGAAGAGATAATATACATGAGTAGCTCACAAATATTTGGAGGGGAGTCTTCCCTATCTGATAGTATAGGAAGAGACTTTGACGTGTTTCTGGAGGACTTTGGTCATTGGGTTATTTACCGCCGGTATGACCTAACCAGGAAATCTACTTACGTAGATGAAACTACTGGTGAGGGTGTAAGTGGCCCACGCTGGACTTATGTGGATGAACCAATCAAAATTAGACACGACTCGGCCAGTGTACGCGCTATTGCCGGGCTTATAGAAGATGAAAGTAAAATATATTGTGGTGCTGAGGTACGACCAAAGAGAGGTGATGTAGTAATAGAGATCGATTATGATGGTGACAGTAATAAGCTTACTCCTGGTGTAGTAATGTCTTACCCCCACCGGGAGGCATATCGTATTGATGAGCTTGACACCAAACGTGGTATTGGGGGCCATGTGGTCTATTATCGCCTCATTGTGAAGCCGGAGTTGAAGGATTACTAAAACATATGAGTAAGATAAGACTGTACAACGAAGACATATCCCAAGAACCTACGTTGGTTTGTCTTACTGTGGATGGTAGTTCTATCCCAACTGGGGTTAGTCTATACTCCTTCATCTCGGGTATGCGAAGGACACTCAAGATGATTGCACCTGCCCTACATTTTGAGCCGGCGTACCCGGATTATATTATAAATTATGATGAAACCAAATTTGAGACGGCTATTACCTGGGAAGTGCAAACTATGGCCCCTACGAAATTAGGTGGGAGTCCATCAAAATCTCCAAGCATTGGAACAAGGGAAATAAAGCCCCGTCTTCGCTCTGAGGTACATGTTGATGGTAAGTATTATCAAATTACCGGGCAATTCCTTGATTGTTTCCTACGGTTTGTTGTATGGGCCAAAACCGCAAGCGAGTCGGAACAAGTAACTCAGTGGTTTCAATCAGATTTCATGAATAACTTTTCACGCCTGTTTGGTTCACAGCAGGTATATCTTTATGAACGGTCGAGAGATAGCGAATTGTTGAAGATAAACAATACGCTTCAAACAAGGTCCCTGGAGTATTATGTACTCCTGGAGGACTACACAGCCATATTGACAAGCACGATCCAAGAGATCAAAGTGGATATAGAAGCTAAGGATACACTTACTAATATCATGGGCCATGGAAATGATACCTAATATCGTTTTCCATAGGGCTGTGATTTAGATCATACAAATGTTATCATCATCATTATCATCATTATCACACCGTCCTGTTTTGAGTGATGTAAGTGTCAATGTGATGATACAACCTTGTTGTTCATCAGTATGTGCGTCAATATATGAGCTGATTTATTACTCTCACAGCAGGAGTAAGAAATAGAATGGCACTTCCTAAAATCACAAGTGTTTTGACAGATGGAAATCTGGAACGGGCCGAGGGTAGTGGTAATCGTAGTAAACATATTACCATTATAGGTACAGCTGTAGATGGGCCAATGTATACATCGGTGACGATCCGAGATCTGGATCACGCTGAGAGCATTTTTGGTACCTTCAATAGAGGAACTCTTCTCCGCGCCATGAATGAGGCATGGCAAGCCCAGATGGATAGCGGTAGAACTCCGTACATCTCTGGTGTGCGTGTAGGTGGTCTGGTTGCTTCGAGGGCTGATCTTGAGATTGAGAATAATAACTCAGAAGTAGCTCTAAAGCTTGAGGCTCTTTACCACGGTAGTCGATATAATGACATCGTTATCACCGAGGATAGTTCTAATGATGCTATCAAGATATACAACCCCGTATCTGGTATTTGGTCAACCTTCAAATATAACTGGACAAATTCCAACGCGGGAGGCGTAGATGCGCATAACGTCGTTGAACTGGCAAATGCCATCAATGCTGATAGTAATCTGAATGGTATTTTGGTTGCATCGGTTCCTGAGATGATTGCTACGTTTGAGGTATTTGCTAAAAGCGGCGACGCTTTTGTGTCTTCCTCAAATAGTAAAACCACTATCACCCTTAATGGGGCCGGTAGTGGCGATCTAAATGCAGACACTCTTTACCTGGACGGGTCATCGAGTACCACTACCATAGACGAAGTTCATAGACCAATTGTAAGAGTGTCAAAGGTGTATGCTATTACTGATGGTGGTATCGAGGTTCTTGAGGGCGGAAGTTCTCAGGCTACGACAGTACATCTACCTCTGGCGGGCCGGAGTGATACTCGTTTTGATACCCTTCTCAATGTTATTGATGAGAACGGGACATTAGGCGAGCTAGCTCAAACCCCGGATGATTTGGCCATAACTTCAGAAGGGTATTTCAAAGTCCGGAATCAGGGCATTGGTATACTTGATCTTGATGTTGGTAGTATTACCTTCGATGCTCCCCTTGCTATTGCCGATGCCGATACTTCAAGTAATTTAAGTGGTACAGCATCAGCCTATACTACGGCTAAAAATTATGGTGCTGGTTACACTGCAAGCAATCTTGGAGCAGAATTCCAAGGCTTAACTAGATGGACAGTAGCAGGGGAAGAAAGTTCCTCTGGTACTTATCCTATCAAAGTTGAGTGGAAGGATCCCTCTGCAGGACCTAATGCGTGGCAGGCCGCCAATCTAGGCGACACAGCCTGGGCCCTTAGTTGGGCAAACGATCAAGCGACACTTACGTTCCCAAGCAGTACACCGGACAGGTATGACGGAATGGAGATTAGAATCTCTTTCGATTCATGTATTGGAGTGTTCAATGAGAAGTCAACCCTGGCCGGGGTTGAGGAGTCTTCATCTTCCTTCCTGGATTACTTTGTGCGAGGTCAGGAAATCATCTTTGGTAAAGCCCTACCACATAACTTGGCAGTTCGTTACGCCAGGGTACAATACTATGAGCTCGGCTCCACAATATCTCTAGAAGATGCTGAGGCCGGCAAATTTAGTATTACTGGTGTAGGTATACAACCAGGTCCTGGGGGCGGTGCTCTTGGAACTAGCGATAGTACTATCGGCTTTGATGTTATATACGCTCAGGATGAATTCAGTTTAAGTAGCTCTCAATCTCTTCTAGGTGGTACCTCCGGTACTGGTTTATCGGATAGTACTCTCTACAGTGAGCTAAAGGAGGCCTATGATAATCTGGATGCATTTGATTTTGACCTCTTAATCACACCTGGTGCATATATTGACTCCACAAAAGGTGGTTACAATGTACTAACAGGCGCTCCAGAAGAGGTGAACGCAGGATTCCATGAGCTTATGGATGAGTTTCTCTCCGGTTATAATGGAGATGCCCGTGGTATTATGGGTTTCAAACCCATAGTAGGTACTGGTATCAATAATACCATCAGCAGGAAAGATGTTGCCAGTCGTGTGTCCAAACTAACTGTAGTTGATTACAGTGATAATCTTCGTGCGGCTAACTTTCTGGCTAACTTCGACTCCAAATATATGATGGCTATTGATCTAGAACCTATCGTTATAGCTAAAGGCTCCCGTTATACAACTACGGGCGAAGCAATAGTTGCTGGTCACCTGGCAATTCTAGAGCCAGAAGAAGCCCCTTATCTTAGCTCCTTAACAGGTACACAGGGTCTTCGTTATCGTTACTCTAGTAAAGTAGCTGATGGCCGTAGTCAACTTGATGCACTAAGCGACATGAGAATAATAGGGGCCAGGATCGATGGTTACAGGGCGCGGCTCGTTGATGGACCGTCCCTTGCTGAACCTGGATCTGATTACGAACGCTGGACAACCTCCAGCATCGTGGCTGCTGTTATGAAAGATGTTCGCGCTGTTGCCGAACCATTCCTCGGACATGTCTCTAATTTGCCTACACTACAGGCACTGGAGACTACTCTCCGAAGTAGACTTAATCAGCGAGTACCAAAGTCACTTTCCGCGTATTCCTTTAAGATCAAGTCTTCTCCGGCACAGAAGGTTGTTGGCATCATCGAAATCCCACTGACATTGGTACCTGTGTTTGAAATCCGTCAGATAAAGGTTACAGTTGTACTTAAGGCTGACGCCTCGACTCTGGCGTAAGGTACAAGATGGACTGATCTAGAGCTAGTCTGGTCCAGAAGAAACTAACTCAAATCAGAAGGCCCCTATAACCTGGGGGCCTTTGCTTATTAAAGGGGTATTACCGCTCTGTGACATAACTAATTACAAGAGCTCAAGGGCCGGCAGTTAATACTGCATAGAGCTGAGGGCCATTAACTTCTGAAACAAGGAGATGTAAATACAATGAGTAATGTGTTTGATGTAAGTACAAACGATGTTGCTAAGACATTTACGACCTTCTCTGGTTCGGACATCAAAGCGGTATTCGGAAATGTGGAGATAGGCAATCTGCAAGGCCTTTCACTCTCGGTAAACCGTGAGGTGAGGCCGGTGTTTGTGATGGGTAAATAGATGATTTGCCCTTTCCTGCTAATATCGGGGAAATCTAAGGGCCAGTGGGCCTATGGCAATCCCGAGGCAAGCCCATTATGTGGCAGCCGTAGAGACTTGATCAGCAATGATCAGGCTCCGTTGAGAAAGACCCTAATACAGGGTAACGGAAGCAATACGCAGGAGCTGTCTAAATGAACGATCAAACACATCAGCTATTGAATGGTAGTCTGTTGGGTGACGGTTACTTGAGCAAGTGCCAATATCATACCGCCAGTGATGGATACACACGCTGGCATAATAGTCGTTATGAGGAAGATCACAAAGAAGATGACAAGTCCTACCTTGAGTGGAAGGCAACAATCATGAGTCAGGACTTTGATGTGAAGTGGGTATATAAAGAGGCACGCACGTTGGGCATTAAAGGACATGAGGCGGACTGTGGTCCTGTTTATCGAATTTACACCAATACGTCTACTGAACTGTCCGATCTACGGCAGATATGGTACCCAGATGGCCAGAAGATAATACCGGACTATCTGGATGACTTTGACTCCTCGACACTGACTTCCTGGTACTATGATGATGGCACCTATCATGTTCACCGTCAGATAATAGAGATCAGCACCGATAGTTTCACCCTTGAGGACGTCAAACGCCTCCAGGGATGGCTTAGAGACCGGTGGAACATTGAGGCTGCCATCAAGCGCAAACCAGGACACGCTATTAGGCGGTACTACCTTCATCTTAACAGGGAAGCCTCCAAGAGGCTCCTCAGTCTAGTCGAGGATGTACCAAGTATGGAACGCAAGAAGCCTATGGGCTGGGATGGAGTCTTTGATCGTAGTGAGACACCATCCAACTTTCATAGGCGGCTGAACGCTAGGCTGTCCTCAGGTGAGAAGCGGAAGCTAATAGTCCTCGACCTACAAGAGTTCTATGAACAGACTGGGCCGTGGGATGGTTTCCCAGCCGTAAAGTATCACTACACTGAGGATTGCATAAGTCCAACCCTGGCCATACGCCACTTCGGATCATTCAAGGTGGCTCTCGAGTCGGCCAGACTGCCAACTAACTATATTTAGACAGCAAGAGATAGTCCATACCTACCGAAAGGTTAGGATGAATTGAAATCAGATGCCGTGAGTTACTCGAAGGGTAAATAGATGTTTGCCCTTGTAAAAGCTAGCTCGTTCGAGGAAACCTACAGGGCCGTGAGGCGCCAAGGCAATCTCGATGCAAAGACGGTCCCGGGGACTTGGTTACCGGGATGCAGAGGCGGTAGAGACTGCACGCTAGCCAGCTGGGCCTCCAAGGGTCAAACAGCTGAAGGAACAGTCCAGGCCCATGGGAAACCATGGAGAATTACTGAAACGCGGAATCGCAGGGTTGAGATGAATTGGCTCTGCTTAAATCCGGCTTATATCGGTGAACGCCGAGAGGCTAATACCGAGGGGTATCCGTACCTGTGATGCAAACAATAGGAACTAACATAAATGTCTAGTGGAAAGTGGAAGAAGTACAGATCCTGTCCTATTACTAGAGACGGGGTCAGAGTACTGTATGGGACTTTGCTAGGAGACGGATCCTTATTTAAGGATCCAGAGTGTGTGAATTATAGATTTTCAGTAACACACTCTAATCGTCACTCAGATTATATACAGTGGAAACAGTCTATACTTGGACTTCCATCGAGTATTTGGAATGATGAGAAAAGAAACCTAGTAAAACTTCAGTCACTAGCCTGTACCGAGCTTACTTCTATACATACCAGCTTCTACAATGGAGCTGTTAAACGAATTCCACGTGACATTGACTTAACTGAACTGCTGTCACCTTTATCGATAGCTACCTGGTTCATGGATGATGGTAGCTACGATGTTGAGGAGGCAGTAGTTATATCCGCGTATGCTTTCTGCGAAGAAGATATGCTTCGTGTAGCAAAATACATGGATCACGTTTATGGGATTAAGATCAATGTCTGGAGTGATAATCGTGTTTACATACGCAAGGAATCACATGACAGGTTCTTTAGTATTATCACTCACTACGTAAGTGAGGTTCCTTCTATGCATTATAAGGTACGCACTTGGATAAAACCAGGTGTCTCCCAGGTGAAACTCCTGGGGTATGACGAGCCCTGTAGAGACTATCCCACAGCCGTGGGATCATGGGATGGATTTATCCGCCCATGAAACGCCGGACTTGAACTAATAGAATATGAACTGGACACAAGAAGAAACTGAGATCCTGAGAGATAATTACTCCTGGAATCCAAGGACAGCTATGTTACTTCCTAACAGGTCTGCACATCAGGTAATAAAGAAGGCTAATAATATAGGCCTGAAGAGAGATGGGCGAGGTAGGATAGATACTCTAAGGGCTGACTATTTTGATCATTGGACCCCTAACATGACATACATCCTAGGATTCTTCACAGCGGATGGAAACATATATGCACCACCAACCCGGGTTGATGGGGTTAGTGTTTATAAGATCACATTTGCCCAAAGTGACCCATACATACTAGAACTAGTATGTGATGAGTTGGGTATCTCAAGAGGGTATATTTATGGACAGCAAGGGCTTAATGCCTTACCTCAGGGCGGGTACCTGAATATGATACATCCGATGTATAGGGTAATGTTTACCAGTAAGTATATGGTAGAGAGATTGAAGGAGCTTGGCTTGTCTGAGCGTAAATCAACACAACTCAAGAAAGTATCCGTACCTAAGAAGTTCTTCGCTCACTTCTTGAGGGGCTACTTTGATGGAGATGGTTGTCTTCAGATATCCAATAACACCACACCAAGTATCACATTTACTGGTGGATCGAGGCAGTTTCTTAAATCAATCGAGGCCCGAATCAGTCGTTATTGGGATCTCCCAGGTGGCAGACTAAGGCCCAGGAAAAGAAACAAGGTCTGGGATCTGCGGTATCGTAAGGCTACTTCTCTCGAGATCTTGAAGAGAATGTATGAGGGCCATCCAGATATTCTATGCTTACTGACTAAGTACAACAAATATGCGGGTGTTATAGGTGATGATGTAATTGATATACCAGAAGTATCATACAATTACCGAGTCTATGACACTGGCACACAAGTTCAAGAAGATATAGTCCAGGAATAGAAGATAACGTAAGTTATTGATAATTCAGCACTTATATTGACCATGTTTGACCGCCAAGCCCTACACGACATCATGCGGAGTGCTCGCTATGTAGCCAAACCAGATGATTGGGCAGGGTCGGCGGGTGTTTCTCGTGCTTTAGGCGATGCCTCAGATGTAGGTAGTGACTACACCCTGGAGTCTCCATCATATAGTGACCAGATTCCACCGTTCGATATTACACTCGTCGGTAAACCTAAATAAGAGATGAGTAATCTTAAATACGATAAAGAACAGTTAGTATCTGAATCTCTTATTGAACAGCCGCTCTCAGAAGCGATTCTGAGTGAAACACCGGGTGAATTCAGTGGATCCCTAAGTACCAGTCAAATCTGGGATATGGCAACACTGAGCCAAGCCACGCTGGGCTTTGATAGCGTGGAAGGTGCAACGACTACATCTCTGAGTCCCAACAATAACGAGATGCACGAGCTCCCGGCACCCCTTCGGGGTGATGATATAGTCTGTGCTTCAGGGAAACCTGAAGAAGTAGCGGATAAAGAGCCGCTATGGTAACAATACAGGTTAACGAGTTTGGGTCAGCGACAACAATGCGAATACATGGAGTTCACCTCATTTCAGAGGGAACTGGTGTGTCGGTTGACAATCAGCCGCTTTCCCAAGAGATTGGGATTGACAAACTGGGTGAATTCGGAGGAAGCCTAAGTGCTATTGCATAAGGTAACTCCGAGCCAAGCCGTACTGGGCTTAGATAGTACGGAAGGTGTAGAGACTAGCTTGAATCATATAATAATAGTTCACCAAAGTGTGTAACGAAAATGAATAAAGACAAACGTAGCATACTCTTAGGTATGTGTATAGGAGATGGTTACATAGGTGTCAGTACAGACAAACGGTGGAATACCAAATCCTACGTACTTAGGCTATGTCACTCAGTGAAGCAGAAAGCATATCTAGAGCATAAAACCGAGCTCCTCCATTCTGCTTTAGGTGGCAAGAAACCTAGAATCGTTGAGTATAACAATAATGGATACCCAGGTGTGAAGTGTAGCAAGACAAATAAGTACTTTAAGGTGCTTAGAGATTGGTTGTACAAGGATGGGGAAAAGGTTGTTACCCGTAGAATCCTTGATATGCTTACTCCACAAGGTATCGCAATATGGCATATGGATGATGGTAGTTTGTATACTAAACGCCGCAACGGAAAGGTTCACGCTTGGGAGTTATGTACCAGCACATATGTAAGCTGGGATGAAAACCAAGTAATAGTGGACTATTTTCGTGATGTCCATGGAATACGCTTTACAATAGTCAAGGGAAAAGGAAAGTACAGGATTCGCTGTGGTACAAAAGAGGCAAAGAAGTTTATTGAGATCGTCAAGCCATTTATAATACCATCAATGTTGTACAAAGTCCGAATGATCTCTGACAATAATGATTCAAGCCAAGAGCGCCCAGCACCCCACGTGGGTGATGATATAGTCCGGACTCCAATGAAAGTTGGAGAGATAAGGTTTAAACGGCCTTATGATAACAAGTCGTGATGACAATGTCCAAGAGGCGACACAACTGCCTCTCTTCTCGAGTAATTGAGATGCCTAAACCAGGCTTATATCAGGGGAGGCTAAGTCCTACGGGATATGCTAATCCTGAGGGGTTCACGCCCTGCAGAGACTCATCCACTATGGATGGATCCGGAGTGCTTTGTCAGCCGGATAATACGCCTGGCTCCCACTTTATGTGGGATGATGAGATAGTCCATACCTACCGAAAGAGTAGGAGTAAATGCACAAATGACGTTTGTGGCTTTACCCAAGACGGGCTGGGTCACATTAAACCGTGCTTAATCGGGGAACCCTTACTGGGGAATCCCGAGGGGTGTTTCGTCCCGGTTACTGCCGGGAGTCTGACAAGCCCTGTAGAGACTGAATAGTATGAAACTATGGACTAACAAAGAAGTTGAGATCCTTCACGAGAACTATAGCTGGAATCCGCGTATTGATGAACTATTACCGGATCGTCCCAGACGTCAGATTGTGAGTAAGGCAAACCGAGAGGGCCTGAAAGTAATGGGACGCGGACGTGCATGGGGCTTAAAGGTAGACTTCTTTGACCATTGGAGTGAGGAGATGGCTTATGTTTATGGCCTGATCGTTGCTGATGGGTGTATAATGAAGCGTAAGGATAGTGGTATAATGGTTATTGATATAACGCTAAATGATGAAGACCACATTAGGCGATTAGCCAATTTGTTGGGCGTACCAGAGCGTGTTTATAGTAACAGTGATGGTACATATCATCTGAGGTTTGTTAGCAACTACATAGCCAAAAGACTGATGAAGCTTAAGGTTCCGTTTCGTAAGTCTCTTGTCCTTGGTAAGCTTCCTGTCCCTAAGAAGTTCTTCTCTCACTTCCTACGTGGTTACTTTGATGGAGATGGATCCTTCAGTATTAATGCTAAGGGCCGAGCTCCTATGCTTAGTTTCACATCAGGTTCATACAATTTCCTTCGATGGATTCAAGCAAAGTTAAAGAGGTATTATGGCTTTCCAATGGGTCGTCTTCGTAATAAGAAAGGCACCAATACATGGAATGTCTGGTATAGGAAATCTGCATCTATATTCCTAATGGCAATAATGTATAGGGATAAGGGTGACCTCTTTCTTCGCAGGAAGTATAACAGATACATTAGTTATCTATCCGATCAAGGACATACTATTCGAGAAAAGGAATTCATTTCCCTTCTAAACGCACGGCTACCTCAGAAAGAGGTAGAAGAGATAGTCCATTCTCTTGAACAAGAGAAGCAGCAAGTAACATGGTGGAAACCAGTTGAATCCGACGCGGACAAACTAGATATCGATGATATTTCAGGTACGATAGTTGGATTACAATAGAAAGTCAGTAGACAAGCGTGTATGGACAATATAAATAAAGATGCCTTACGGACCATTTCAGTTTGGTAGTTTAGAATCGGGGCAAACCTTCTCCGGGGTAGATATTATTGCTACCCTACGGGGACCAGATATACCCGGAGCTATTGCTATGACAAACCTAAACACCGTAAGTTACTCTATACACAGGGAGAAGGCACCCGTCCGTCGACTCGGGCGGGTGTACTCCCAAGGCTACACCAGAGGCCCCCGCACAATCGCCGGCAGTATGGTGTGGATAAACTTTAATAAGGCAGCTCTCTGGGAACTAATTAGAACGGCCCCTGGCGAGGAATCGCCTGTTCACTCCATCATGACAGATCAGCTCCCCCCTTTCCATATGGGCTTTACCTTTGTCAATGAGAATGGGCTGTCAGCCTTTATGAATCTCTTTGGCATTGAGATTGTGGACGAGGGAATGGTGCTGGGTACGGATGAGGCTTACCTAGAAACGACCATGCAATATGTAGCAGAGGATATTGACCTTATGTACCCAGGAGATGATATTAACGAGAAGTGGGATGAGCTTATGCGGCAAGGTATAGACAAACAACACCATGAAATCTTTAATAGTAAAGAGGAAGCCAACCAGTTTGCTGCTGAGTTAAGGGGTAAAGGAATAAGAATAAATGTTGGGAAAATAATGAGTGGAGAAGATAAGGATAAGTGGAAGGTGTACTTTTCCTTAACAACAGGTGAAGAGATGTTCAACGTCTTAGGTCCATCAAATAAAGACTTTGTTCGTATGATGAAGGCAGCAGGTCTACTTGATTTTGATCCTTGGGGAGAGAGTCTTGATAAGAAGGATCTTGTATACTATGACGCCCATGGAAATCCACACTACGATACAACCCATACATATCAACACTATACACCACCACCACCTGAACCTGAAAATGGAGATGATGGTTAATGTACTATAGCGGAACACAAGCTACAGCTTGGGTGGCCAGTAAAAAAGGTAGCCGGCGGCTTACATTATTTGAATTAGATGTAGCCTCCTTCCAATTCAATGCCTCTGTAGTTAAGATGCCACTCTATGGCTACCGCTCCAAGACTTTTGATGCCGTAGCTGTTGGTGAAAAGCTGATTCAAGGCCAGATGATGATTAACTTTAAGGAAGCAGATCAACTGGAGCTTCTTGAGGAGGAGATAACGTTTGAACTTACCCTCGAATATCAGCGTGGGCTGGGCTCGGACTTCACCCAATATATCTTTGAGGATGTACACTTCTCCACCCTCTCCCATGGGGCCACACCAACCGGGAATCCAATTATAGAGGCCGTTGACTTCATAGCTAAAGACTTCCGGGCCAAGACTACTGCGCGTCCACCTATTGCTATTCCTGAGGATGAAACGAGCGTGGGAGAAGATTCTTTAGGTGGTGTTCCACCCCCGGAAGATATACCTTTAGATGTATTTGTAGATAAAATTAAAGCAGAAGCCTACCAACTTATTGTAGGTTCTATATCAACCCACGATCGGTTTTACATACCCTATAGTAGTATAACACGCAACTCACCTTTACTTACTAGTTATATAACTGACTATACAGTGAAGGCTGGAGATTTGGTATGTTGTCGGCCTTCATGTGGGGTTGAGACAAGAGGAGGCGATTTCCGGATAACGGTGGGCTCTAGGGTGAAGCCCCGCTGGGCTTTTCAAATTAAACAGGCTGTAGAGGCATCCATTTCGCCGGAGGGGACTTCCTCCTACATTGGCCCATTTAGTAGTAAAGAGGCCGCCGAAAGTTTCTATGAATTCTATCCTATCTTTGGAAATGGTATGTGGATATGGGGTACTCGGGATGGTCCGATGGTGATCATAAAGGGAAATACTAGATTCCCTGATTTTGTTGTGTTTAAAGATTCGCAGGAGGAATCATTGGGGGTCATAAGTAATCAGCTGGGGGAGATTATGTATATAAACTCCGATGATATAGACGACTTACTCCATAATAGGACGACTAAAGTAGAAATACTTAATCACTTATTTGCCCACCTTGTCCAATCATAGCCGGACATAACTAAACTACAAACAGAATTAAACTCATAACATACATATATGGAGGATAAACCATAAATGATTGAAGAACAACAACAGCAAGAAGAAGAAGTAACGGAAGAAGTAATGCTCCCAGAGGAAGTAATATCCCCCGAGGATTTATTTGAGGGAGATGATTCCTATCCTTACGGTCCTAAGGGGCCCAGCCGAGCTGAAATAAATACCCTCAAGGAGAAATATGGTGATCTACAACTAACTGAAGTTGCTGGCAATATCTATATCTACCGCCTTATGCTCAGGGGTGAGCATATGAAGCTGGTGGAGAGCGGCGCCCTGGAGGGCGATGATTCAGAGATGATTACCGTGGAAACTCTCCTTGTCTGGCCTAATCCTAAGGAGATCGACTGGGATGCTGTAGGGGCCGGAGTGGTACCCACCCTATCAACAGATATGCTTCAGTTCTCGGGCTTCATTCGCTTAACCCAACCCATCAAGCTATAACCTCCCCACACCCATAACGGGCCGCTGTTTTGGCCTGTAGGATGGTTTCATGCCATCACTAATCTGTGAGCAGACACCTCGAAATAGAATGACTCATAGGAGGTGGTGAGGTACGCCTTTAATGGAGTAATACTTACACATGTCTTATAAGGAAATAACCAGTTGGAAGCAACGTTGGGGCACCATCCATCAGATTGTTCTGGAGGGTATTACCTGCTACTATCGCAGTCTTACGGCGTGGGAGTTTACAGCCCTCAAGGAATTGATGGACCACAATCCCAGTGTCGACTGGGATAGTGTTATATGTTCGATGGGCCTGTTAGGATCCGATGTTTCACAATTCAAACTGGCTGGTACAACAACAACTATGTCCTCCCTTATACTTGAAGCCTCCATCTTTACTGAAGAGACCATAGGGCCTAGCGTGATAGAGGCTAGGGAGTGGGCCGCAAAGGTAGTGGAAGACAATTTCCTCATAGGTCTGGCCCTTGCCATCGGCAGTATATATCCAGGCTCTGATATTATATCCCTACTTAATGAGCCGGCTGAGAGACTTATTAAACTTGGTGCCCTCGTAGAGCAAATCACTAAGCAACCCATCTTTAAGGATTCCAGTGGTCTTAAGGCTATGCCTCTAACAAAGACTGGAGAGATGGCAGCACAAAATAAGGGTAAGCAAATAGCGGAGTCAACGCGTGCCCTAAGAGAGGAGATATCAAAGCAGCGTAAGAAGAAATAATCTAATGCCGGATCAGAGAGAGACATTCGAAGAACTACAGCCACAGGAAGGTGGTGGGGCGCTGAAACAGCTTGCTGGTTTAGGCCTTGCCCTTGTAGGCTGGGGTATAGGCCTCACCCTGGCCAGATTCGGATTTACGGCCGGTAAAGCAGCTGCCTTGAAACGGCTGGCTGGTATAAAGAAACCAGCCACAGAGGTTCTTAAGCGCTATAAGACAGCAGCTATTTACGCACAGGACAAGGGAGGTAGCTTCTCCCATTTTGCCTCCAAGGCAGGTATGCCTGGTGGTAAAGCATTAGCGGACATACGTTATGCGGCTGAGGAATCTCCTATAATCAAATCCTTTAGGACCTCAACTAAGAATAAGAGTATACTACAGAAGGTTGGAACCTACCGTAGTTTCCCCAGGGGTCAGAGAATAGAACTTGGACGGGGCCTTGCTGCTCACTACGGGCGGGAAATGGCTTTTGTGGCCCCTACCTTCTATGTTGGGGAGCAGATGCTCGGACGTTTGGGTTGGGGTGCACACCAGAGGGATGCTCATCAAGGCCCTGCCTGGTGGAATATACCGGGACACGCTGTCAACTTTGCCAGGTGGCTTCCAGGATTCCTGACAATAGACCTGGGTGCTCGCCTGGGCTTCGGCCTGGTTGGTGCGGCTAAAAGGGCTACATCAAATGCTGTTTTTAAGAGTCAACCCCTCCGAAGCCTTCCGGAGATAATTACCAACGCCCGCCGTTACGCCAAAGACAATCTAGATTCCCCAGTCGTAAATCTCATTACCAGCACACTCGCTTCGGTACGTGCCTTCAGTCATTTTGTGGGAGGTAAGACAGATGCCAATAACCAGACTAAGAGATTTGCCGAGCGTAGTTATAAAACTATCAGTGGGTATCGGCGCACAGGGGCTACTGCTAATGAGTATATAACCGAGAACACACGCCGTCTCTTTAAGGATTATAGACGCTTCAAGGCTAAGGCTAAGAGTGACCTGAAGCGGGCCTTATCCACTGACTATACCAGGACTGGGGCAGAGTTAACTCGCTTATTTGATCCTGATGCTGCAAAGTCATCTCCTATACACATATTCAAGAAAGGGTTTGGCGTTGAGTATGGAGGTATGAGGGAAATGTCCAGGCATCTGTTTGAGCGCAAGATGCCTCTGGTGGCCAGGTTATCGGGGTTGGAGAGCCTTCGGATGCGCCATCTCAAGGGGATTGGGCAATCCGAGGAGTGGAAACGCATCTTCAGAGTAATTTACAAGGGAATTCAATCGGCTAGGGAATTTGGTGATGCGGGAAACCAGGTTAGAAAATTAGTCAAGGGTGGATATTCTGAGGGTGGGAAACGTTCCTTTGACGACCTCATTGTAGATTCCAGACTCTTCTTCGATCCCGTGACTAAGGAAGTTCGTAACCTCTCCGGTTTTACCTTTAAGGACATAATTGGCAGGTCCCTACACTATGCCTCTAAGCGCCTCACCTTTAACACACCCCTCGGTAAGATTGATCTGGTTAGCATCTTTGGCGGACGTGCTGTAGCTAGTTACGGTATGCCCAGTATAGTTCGCCTGGAGCATGGACGTGTACCGACCAAGGCTATTCAACGGTTGTATGGTGTAGAGGTATATCCTACCCCAACAGACCCAAGCGCAAAGCAATTTACTCAGGTACTAGCAATAAAGGATAGGAAGAGCGGCTACACAGTCTGGGCTGATGTATATGGTGGTGATGCAAGTGGTGGAACTGGGCTGGAAGTGGTGGCAAGGAATATGAGTCTTGTCTCCAGTACCGATAGCACGAAGATGATGAGTGTCTATGCTATGCGGGAGAGTATGTGGCCTCCGCTTGATAAGAATGCACTTAATGAAAGATTTAAGGGTGGGGGTATAACCCCAACAATTAGAAAGTGGCTGCATAACAAGTTTGACTTGTTTGGGGGAGGAAAGTTTTATCCATCTGTGTGGGAACTTGCTCTACACCATATGCGCGGTGATTCAAGGGTGTGGACTATATTTCATCCGGAGGGTCTTCCTGCCAGGGTAGCCAGCGGTATCTACAAGATGAAGGACCTTGCCGCCTCCGGCGGGCAGAAGGCAAGCTATCAGATTCAGTATTTGGACGCCGCCTACAGGAAGGCGCGCACAGAAGCAAGTAAGCTGCTCACAAGGGATGATATACTGAGTCGTATATTACGTAAAGCTTATGAGGGAGATACCATAAAACTATGGGGCGTTAAGACAGAATTCAAGATTAAGGATATCATTGATGAGAAGATTGTGGAGGACGGCTTACCAGAACCTCTGCGTCTTGTGAGGGAGATACTTAAAATTGATGAGACTGCATCCGCTGATAGTAGACTCGGGAGAAATCTTAAGCAGATCATAGATGAGTTGACAGATAGGATGCCTGAGATGGGCGGTTTTCATAAGTATGTCTCAGAGGGAGGGGTTGGAGAGACAGCAACTGTAAAAGCCAAAAGGTTCCTGGCCGAAAGAGCTATACTACGTGAGGCGGATACCCTGGGGGCGGCCAGGCAACTAGATACTCCCCACGCCGGTGATACGGTTAAAAATATTGTAGATGATATCCTCGTGGCATTTGATGATCTGGCCAAGACAAATGCTATAACCACCAAGGACCTGCTGAAGGTTAAGATGGGAATGCAAGGGATAAGATGGGAGCACGAAGTACGCAACCTAGGCAGCCTGAGTGGAAAGAGTCAGATAACGGGGCGTGGTATTGATAAACTCTTTCAGGCAGTAGGCGAACGGGGCCTCATGGCTAAGGAGTATAAGGACGTTGAATCGTTATTTGACTTCCTCAGGAAGGCTAAGATGGAAGATCCAGAGCTGTGGGATTCCTACCGGCGTATGACGGGCAAGTTCAAAACCACAATGATGGTTGACTCTCAGAGACATGCCCTGGAGATGATGTCTGATGTATTTGGGGAGAGCCCTTACCTGCTCTTCGAAGGGGGCCCGATGGGATGGGCCAAGAATGTCTTTTCATGGGGTTATGATACCTTCGGACGTACTATGGACCTGGTTGGCCTGGGCTGGGATCGAGGACGTTTCCCGAAGTTCATGGGGAAGGATAGTATAGCCGGACTCTGGACCAAGAGATTCGCTCTCATGGGTGGTGTTGCAGCCGCTTACCAGACGGTAGACACTGTTACTGATACCACCCCCATATTTGCTGGTTCCTTGGCCCATGACGAATTAGTCGCTGTTAGACATAAACGGACTGGACTAGTGAGCCTTGTCAAAATTGGTGAGTTTGTTGAAGATGGTAGAGCCGATAATAATCAATTTGAAGCCTGGACCAACCATGGCGGCAAAATCGGCTGGTATGACATTACCCAGGGCATTAGACATAAGCGTGAGACCACATTAGTGAGGGTTGAGTTAGAATCCGGTGCCGATCTATTTGTCACGGATAACCACTCTCTATTCACGGGATCGGAGAGCAACCTACAACTTCAAGCGCCAGAAGTTGGGAAGCATATTGTCGCGTTAGAGTCGCAATACCCATCAGGGGCAGGTATATCAAGAGTTGACATCAGTGATCTTGTAACGTCGTTGCCAGAGAAGCTGTACGTGGCTGTTGAGGACCCGTCCTTAAATCGTGGCAACTACAAACTCCGCGCGGATGCAGAGGATATTTGGGGTAGCAACTATGTGAGGTGGCTACGGGACAGGGTAACATATCATAAAGCTGTTTATAGGACCACCTATGAAGCCTATACGGAGTGCCCAAAGAAAGAGTTCACTAAGATTCGTCACTTTAGATCTCCTGTGAAGATCCCGTCTGGGTGGGAGCTAACTAGGGAGTTTGGATATGTGTTGGGTATGTTTGCTGCTGAGGGGTGTGCAACTAAGTCTAATGGTAGTGTGTATGGCGTTCTCTTCAGCGCCAAGGATTATGGTAGTCTTGGCCACAGATATAAAGGCCATATTAGATCAAGGCTCGTCTCTGCACTCAAGACTGTATTTCCAGATGCCAAGATTTCACATTCTCACAAGAAAATAATACTCCACGGGTATCTATACTACTGGCTCTTCCATGACGTATTCAAGATGGGCCATGGCGCGTCCAATAAACGCCTCCCGGACTTTGCACTGAATGGCCCGGAAGGGTTTAGGAGAGGACTCATTGATGGATATATTGATGGGGATGGATATCAGAAGCAGACCGGCGACACCATCAGACCGGCCGGTATTGGGAGTACTTCCCGCGAACTCGTCACTCAAGTTTATCTATTACTCAGGATGGAGGGCTGCCAGGTAAAGCTGTCTAGCAGGGAGCCAAGACAGGGACAAATTATTGATGGTCGCGTTGTTAATGGTAACTATCGAACCTATGCGATTACCATCAGGGATCTACACACAGATTTGTATGATGTATCAAACTCCAACCATGCTAGAACTATACGAAGTAACAGGGTCTCGTCCGCAATAGCAAGTATGTCCGCATGTGAGGAGCAGCCAGACTTTGTGTATGATATCTCCGTGGCTGGTGCGGAGAAGTTCATCGCTGGATTTGGTTTCTTGTATGCACACAACACTGCCCTCGATGAGGGGACTACGGTTTTCTTAGCTGACCAGGCCGTAAGGGCCAGGTTATTCGCCGGTTACGTATATGATATTACAGGCATCACGGATACAATGAAGTATCTTGAGGGTCTTATGCCGAAGAGTACACAAGTTCTGCCAGGGGCAGCCATGGGTTTCGCTATGGGTGGTGTACCAGGAGCAATTACCGGCGGTATTCTTAATGCCTGGACCCAACCGGTCCTCAAGGAAGGCCCCCTCTCCTTCCTCTCCCTCTTACCCCCCACTGCCCCATTTGTCTCTGACATGACTAAGAGCTTCAAGGAGCTACAGGATTTATATTCCGGGAGGGAGCTAGAAGCCGTTAGAAAAGGATCGGGCTGGCCTTTTGGTTCTGTTCCTATTGAGGGTTGCCTCACCGAGAGAACCGAGGTCTTAGTTGCTGACGGTGGTACCACGTCTATAAGGGCCATTAAGGTTGGGGACTGTGTTATTGGGCCGGCTGGTCCCGTTCTTGTAACAGCTACCAAGGATCGATACACCACTCCTAGTGAACAACTCTACACAATCATCTCAAGATACAACCGATCTGACGAGGTTGAAATTACAGGCAACCATCCTGTACTAGTAGCAGAAGATCCTTTTAGATGCTCTGTTGTATCCAATGGGACCTGTTCCCCGAGGCGTAACCAGAAGTGTCACAAATGCAGCCATCCGTATTGGCAGTCCTACAAACTCGGCTGGAAGCGGGCCGATGATATTACCAGTGATGACTTACTAGCAATACCACGGCGCAGGTTCAATAGCAGCTCCGAACATGTTATCCGGTGGGTGGACTTCCTTGGTGATGATTATAAATACGTTGGTGGCCACGTCTGGGTTAATAGTAAACTGGGCACTTTTGGCAATGAGGCTCTCAGAGCAATCGTTGACCTGGTCCTGGATGATCTACCACATAAGGATTCTGAGAAGCAACGTAGAATTGAGGCGATCGCTACACAGTCTGGCAGGATGCCCAGACAAGTTCGTCAGAAGATGGTAGATGTGCGGGACAGACTTAGAGATGGATGCCCTCGAGATTGCATTGATTATGTGGATCTTGGTTCCTTGGCAGAATATCTGCCACTCTCCTATGAGACGGGGCGCTTTCTTGGTCTTTACGCCGCCGAGGGGAGTGTGTGTGATAATGGCACTATATCATTTGCTTTCCACGCCAACGAAATAGAGTATCACCAGTTTGTTGAGTCGTGCATGCGCAGATACTTTGGTTCGGACACAGTTACTCATGTGTCGGGCCCACAAACCGCAGGGACAAATCAGTGGGCTGTTCAATGCTTCTCCACACCTATAGCCAGCATCCTGGGAAGAATGTTCAACCGCGGAGCTTCTAGTAAGGACATCCCGGCCAGGTTGTTTGAGGCGAACGATGATTTCTTGCGTGGGTTTCTGAGGGGACTATTTGATGGGGATGGACACCACAATTTGATAAAACCAAGAGTGGAGATGCGCCTGGCCAGTAAGGATCTGATTAATCAAGTTCAGTTGGTACTGGAGCATTTCGGTGTCGTGGGATTTGTGTCCCAGGTGGACAATAATGGCTTTGATGCTTACGAAATCCTTGTGAGCAGCTCTAATGCCCGTGCCCTACTCCAGCTTATGGAGGGCGTACATGAAAGCACATTCTACGATAGCCTGCCTGGTAAAGGAGCCTGGGTTTGCGGAGACTTCATCTTCACGGAAGTTCATAAGATTTCATCCAGGTCATGTCCTGAAGGAACCCATGTATATGATATCGAAGTCGCAGAGGGTGAATCCTTCCGCACAGTTGGACTCCATCTTCATAATTCAAGAATTACAGCATACTCTCCTAACTGGTACCCCATGTTGAAGGCTCAGTATAAAGCCACCCCGGCCCTTTACGGTTCCAAGCTTGAGCAGTGGGCCTTTAAGGACCTTCCCTTTGTCGACTTCAGCTTTGGTGACCTTATTGACCCCGACTACCTAACCAGGAAACACTATTACGACAGGCCCTATATTTCGTGTCTAACTCCAGGTACCTTAATTATAGGCGATAGAATTACAGCCATAGATAAAATCAGGGAAGGCTCACATGTTTATACTAAGTCAGGAGAACTATCAAAGGTTACCGAGGTACATAGAAGAAATGTAAAAGAGCATATCACCAACATCCGTATTGCTAAACACTCAGAGCCGCTGAGACTTACCTGGAATCATAAAGTGATGGTGATGCAAACTGAAGTATGTAGTCATAGACACAACAGCTCTAAGTCTAGACGAGTGTGTAGATTTGGGTTAACAAACAGTGATTGTGTGAAATGTACAAACAAACTTTATAAGAACTATGAACTCGGGTGGGTACGAGCTAAGCATATAGAACCTGGGGACATAGTAGTTAAATCCATACCAGATACGTCAGAAATTGTCGAATCAATCAACATAAGTGATTTTGTGCTAGATTATCCAGTTTATGATGGTTCAGTATATTATGCGCCGAGAGCAAATAAGCTGTCAGCTAAACTAGCTTGGATTAAAGCTCATATCCCCCAACACAAAGATAATGAGAAGGGAGCACTAAAGAGATTATCTGCTGCTTACGATATACCACTTGGGTATTTATATAATCACTACTATACTTGTAATACTAATCAGTGGGAACGTTGGACTATACCAGATGCTCTACCTCTCGATAAGAACTTATTTACCATACTAGGATACTACCTTGCCGAGGGCTCACTAACAACCAAAGGGGTTAGTTTCGTCTTTCATGAGAAAGAGTTGAATACATATGTTAAGGAACTAATCAATGCTGCTTCTAATCTTGGATTCAAATCATCGTCGTGGCGATATAAAGAAGGCTCAAAGGCTATTGAATTAACCATATACAGCGTAATTCTCAGGAAGATGGTAGATAGCTTATGTGGTAGGGCCGAGCAAAAACACATTCACTCGTTATTGATGAAGGCCCCGAGGGAGTCCAGAATTGCATTTGTTAGATCCTATATAAATGGAGACGGTTGTTATACGGCCGTAGATAGGGGTATTTGGACGGTAACATATACGAGTGTTGTACCTTCAATTAGTTATCAGATCCAGCAAATGTTGTCAACACTTGGTGTGTTTGCTGGTATCCACAAAAGTGAATGTCCCCCATATAAGATCAAAATAAATGATAAAGTAAATGGCATATCCTCTGGTGTATACTATATAGGTACGATAAATGGTGTTGAGTGTAGAAAGCTTCTCGACTTATTTGAGATGGACCATCCACAAACCAATCCACCAGCTCCGAATAGGTGGGGGTGGATGGATAATAAGTTTATTTATTTAGCTGTTAGAAATGTAGACCGTGAGTATTATGAGGGACCAGTGTATGATATTACAGTTGATGGTGAGCACAACTACCAAACATCATCTGCAATAGTTCATAACTCCGATATTCCATTTTTGGAGGTACCTCTAGTAGGACCGGCCCTGGCGGCAACAGCCGGACAGGCATTCCGGGCCATTCACCCCATGACACTTGATCACCCTATGCACAAGGAGGAGGTGCAGAGGGCTTTGCAGGAGGGCGTGGCCTACAGTTGGCGAGGGGAGGAGGAGCCCGGCTTCGGTCCCAGGTACACTGGTTCCGTGTATACAGATGAATCATACAGTCAGGGTCGTATTATGGGGACACTCGAGGGTCGCAGTCCTACGATCCGCAGCAATATGGATGTACGACAGATCATCTCCGAGCAGATTTACAGGGGGTGGATTGAGCCGGCAGGTCTGGCTGGCTTCTGCCTACCAGAGGGATCTGAGGTTATTACTTATGGGGGCCTTTATAAGAAGGTGGAGGATATTAATCTCGGTGATAAACTTATCACCCATAGGGGCCACCCTGGTAAAGTCACTAGGGTATATAAGAGATTTGTGGATGAGGATATTATTGAGCTTAGTGTTTCCCACTATGCCGATGTCCCTGTCCAATTGACGGGGGAGCATCCAGTCTTGGTAGCAAAAACGAAGCCCTGCCTGAAAACCCACGACAAACAACATTGCCTACCACTTCATGGATCTTCTAGGTGTTATTGTTGTCCAAGAGAGTTCAACACCAATCTGGAGTGGGTTGTGGCGAAGGATATTAAGGAGGGTGATTTTGTTGTTCAACCATCCTCTATAGGCCTTCCACATAGCGGTCTTTTGGATTTAGGTAAGATGGATGAGGTGGTAAATTATAAAAGGGTAAATAACAACAGCCGGTGCTCAAGAGATAGGGATCACAAATACTTTGTTATCGAGCATGACAATATTAGGTGGTGGAATGGTTCCAAGAAACGATTTCCAAGATACTTGGAGCTAACCAAGGATCTTGGGTTCTTCTTCGGTGTATATTTGGCCGAGGGTAGTTTGGATCCTTCTCCCAATAAAGTAAATAAACACAACAGGGGCCCGGAGAGAATACAGTTCGCCCTTCATAAAGATGAAACAGATGCCATAGGAAGACGCCTTATTCGTATTGCTCGGGAGTACTTCAATATTGATCCATCTAAATGCCACATTACACCCAACCACGGAAATGGCATAAGATTAAGACTCCAATCTCATGCTCAGCTGGCTATAACTATGCATCTCCTTCTAGGATCAAAGGAGAACAAATATCTACACCCATCCCTATCCAACGGTCCTACTAAGTTTATTATTGGTTTATTGGAGGGGCTACTAATCGGAGACGGTTGCGCATTTAACAATGAGAATTTAACCACTATAACCCCTACAATTAGCCTAACAACCACTGCTTATGGTATTGTCCAGGCAGTACGTTATGCAATGACTAGAATAGGGCTACATCCTCCAGTAACAACCAGGGATGATAGTATAGTTGGGAGAAAAACAATAATTAATAGTCACGTAGCGATCCATAAGCTCCCATCATATAGACTGCGGTTATCTGGGTATACAGCTGTTAAGCTAAATCAGTTAATACACCTCTACTCTGGGGACGGGGATTTCAATTATAAGCCTATACGCAAGAAGGCCCCAGAGGTTTTTACCTTATATGATTACACTTATTTAAAGGTTAAGAAAGTAGTTAGCAAGAGATATAAAGGTCGTGTATATGATTTCGAGATTGGTGGGGATCATAGCTTTATGACTACTGCTTGTATAGTTCATAACTGTACCAGTGCCCTGTTATGGGATTCTGATGAACCATTCGTAGATGAGCCAGTCTTTGCCCCGGCTAGTGAGATGGACTCAATGGGACGTGCTTACTGGGATATGAATATTGGTGATCCATTCTTAATTGGCGAGGGTATACGTAGAATGATCCCCCGGCCCAGAACAAGTTATGAGAAGGTTGATGACTTACTCAGAAACGATATGCCAGGATGGCTTCCTGAGAACTTTCGGCGTGGCGACCCCTTTTGCATTTCTCCGGATACTATGGTAGAGGTTTATGATGGTCTGATTCGGGCGGATGGGGTCAAGGAGGGTGATTTGATTCGTACTATTAGGGGCCGGTATTTCCCTATTAACAAGATTGCTGTAAGAGAGGTAGATGAACCGGTATACAAGATTAAACTTGCTGGTGTGGAATATATAACCACCGCAACAGCTGAACATCCATTTAGAATTCATCCTGGAAAATGGGCACTAGCTGAGGATTTAAGGCCAGGTATGTATGTTGCTTACCCGCGGCTGAAAATAGATTTCCCCACAGAGTTAGAAATTCTAGGTAGAAGGTTTCAGCTTTCCGGCCCACTGGCTTACATACTAGGTAATGTACTTAAGTATGGCCGAGTGGGTGATTTGTCCCTGGCTGTTACAGGTGTGCCTGAGGGGGACAGTTTTGCCCGGACGGTACAAAACATATTAGGAATTAAACTTAGCAAGCAGGGTCATAGCAGAAGTAAAATATTGCTTAGTCTCTTCAAGGATCTTAATCTAAGGCTCCCTCCCATGTTTTATGGGGGCCCATTAAATATATTCGCCTCATTCTTAAAACCATTTACGGACGAGCCTCTACCGGGCCGCCGATTCATTACCCTAACCCTACCCAATATGTCATTAGCATACCAGGTATGGAATTGTCTAATACAACATGACGTCATAGGACAAATCGATGGATGCCAGATAACAATACCAAGATGGATGCTTGTGGGTTTCAATAAGAATGCTGTTCTCATAGACTATTTATGTGGAGATAGGGAGATATTACGCTACGGAGATATAAGTACCATACCCTATAAGAAACACGAAAGGGGTAATGATGATCACCTCTATATAAGAGTGGATGAGGTTGAGGAAATACATTATAAAGGCCCGGTCTATGGTTTTGAGGTTGATAGGGATAATACTTTTTGTGTTGCGGGCTGTATAAGTCATAACACCCGTATTCCCAGGGGCGAGGCCTTACTCCCTGGGCCGGGGTACGAATCAATGTTTAACATGGTTCTTGACTTCCCCACCGGGGCCAGTAGGCTTGGTTATTCAGCCTATGAACAGGCCTTGCATATGATTGGCCTTAAAGATCCCCTCTCCGAGGATGAGGAAGAGATCATGAGTGAGGGAACTGCAATCCACAAAATGGTACAGGCTCAGCTGACAAAGGAGGGGGTACTAAAAAAGGTTGAGGCATATGTAACAGATCCCTACAACCGTGTTTCATCCTATGTTGACGGTGTTATGGGGTCCGCCTACGGCGACATTCCGCTGGAGATTAAGAGCATCTCCAGTAAAGGTTTTCAGCAACTTACCCGGCCGAAGCACAAACATAACATCCAGTTGAATGCTTACCTGCATATGATGAAGGCACGTGAGGGTAAAATCTTGTATGTTAATAGGACTGACCCATCTCAGACTAAGGAATTTAAGGTCCGTTATGACCCACGTCTCTGGGCGCAGACCCTGGCTGAATTGGAGACTGCTAGGGAATATGCCAGTCAGTTCCTGGGTGAGGGATATGGCTCCTCCACGAATGGCTACTCATATGTAGATAGAATGCAGGTACTCATGAATGCCGCCCCCTTTTCCACAGAGTATAGAGAGGTAGCTCAAATTGTAGGGCAGCAGTCTGAGCTCGGACTCTTATCTGATGAGCAGGAGAACCACCTGAAGAGAATGAGGCGTTATCACCAGAACATGATGAGGCGCCATGAGCTCTATCCACATCGTTTCAAATGGAATCAAATTCTCGATCCGGATCCACAGTACCAGCAACTTAATAGTAATGAACTAATCAAGGCAGCTGCTGAATATCCACTCCCGGCCAGAGTAGCTGGTTCGATCTGGGAATACATGACCCATCTCCGTTCGCCACTTCATAGCAAACTTATTGGCCAATACTCCCCCGAGGAACAGTATGAGAGGACTGTGTTATATGGGAGTACACACAAGAATTGGGCGAATCCCATATCCGATTTCGCTGAGCCTTATATGCGCGGACTTAAGTCTGTAACTGATCCGGTACAGGGGGCTCTCTCTTTTGGCCTGGGTGGGTCCCTCTTCGGCGGACTACCTGGGGCCATCCTGGCTGGTACGTTTGGAGCTGTGTATGGCTCGGCTCATGGTATATACCGAGCAGCTACTGACAGCCGCTATGTGCCGGAGAGATTTGAGGAGATGCAGGAAATGGAGGAGTATTTTGATCGCCTCAAGTACTATCGCTCCCATACACTGTACAAAGCCACCGGAGACAGACGTTTCCTGGATGAGATGGGCCGAACTGCAGTTGGTTGGTCAGCAAAAACTCGTGGCGGGAGGATGACCAGACAACGGAGGGAGGATGATACCAAGCGGAGCCCGTACGCCAATTATGCCAGGCAGCCAACAATATATGATATTACAGGTAATTCATCCATATACACCAGGATGATGAATTGGATGGGCGGTGTATTACCACCAGAGGGCATGACCCAATCCTCTCGCTGGGCTAATCAGTCATACTCTACAGCTGGTGGCACAAACAGGGGCCATATGTCCCCCTGGTCAGGTCAGGATACAGAACGTGACTTGGGATTCAGTGCTAATGAGGAAAACCTGCTTGATTATAGTGGCGCTTATGCTGCTATGCCTTACTGGGACAGACCCTTCTTCAACGCCTTTCTAACAACTCCTTATGAAAAGAGGGAAGATATCCTTGGGACGGTGGACAGAACCTTGGCTAGTATGTTACAGGCAGCCTGGGGTCACGGTGAGCCGGATATTGAGGGTATTGGCAATTACTTTGAGGACCACTATCAACCGCCCGCCGGTCATCCTATAATGCTTCCGGGGGCTGAGTTTGAGGACTACAAATATGAGACCATAGATCAGGCTGGCCTGGCTGCTCATGACTTTGGTCTTGGCTGGAGAGATCAGCTGCGAAGAATTCAATCAAGCCCCATAGATATTAAACCCGTTAACATTAATGCTGAAGGCCCATCGAAGAAAGGCCTATCCCTGGATGCCGGACAAATTAAGCAATCTATGCACCAGATACTTGCTAGACTAGGTTACCAATCCACCCCTGTCAAGGTGTCAACAACAGAGTCTCTTACCGATTCAGTCTCTCTACGTGTAAACATCAAGAGGGACTCTACCAATCAAATTATTAACCTACATACAGAGTCAATGCGTTATGGCGGATAAAGAGAAAGATACAAGAGACATACTGATATCCTGGTCCCTAATTCTCCCTACCCTCCTGGGGATTGTAAAGGCTAATAAGAATCTACCTCGCCTGGCAGAGCTACAGGATCTACTTATCAGATACCTCAGGGGTAGGGTATCTATGTCTGATGTTATTTCAGGCCGTAAGGCTATACGGGCCGTATTAACTAAGGACGTGGAGCTTGAGAAGTTTGTCGAAGCCCGTAAGCAAGCATGGCAGGATCATCTCACCGGCAAGACTGGAAAGGAATTTAGTTCAAACATATCTGCTAAGTTTGTTGAGGACATAGAGGGCGGAAAAGATTTAGTTGAGACCAAAATTGATATCCACACCAGGGATACTCTGGCAAGCAGAATCGATGTTGTTAGGGAAAATCTGGGGAAACGGATTGAGGATATCAAGAATAGAACTGGTATCAAGACCTCTGTATTGAATAGGAAGGACGCTATCAAGGCAAGGTCCACCTTTGACTTATTTGGAGCGCAGGTATGGTATGATATGTTTGGCAGTACAGGTCCTATATCTGGGGGTTCTGCCTGGGATATGATGGATGCACATGCGTGGTTCAGGGCCTATAAAACTTCAGGGCATATATCATTTACCGGGAACACACAGGACCTGGAGGTGAATAGTATTAGAAGTCGACTTTCGTCGTTTGATACATCACCCGAGAGTGCTGATGTAGACATACTTAAGAAATATGTTACTGAGCTGGAGAGAATTGAAAAGCAATTTGAGGCTCCTCAGCTAAAACCCATAAGTGGCAGCAGAGTCAAAGATCCCATATGGACCTCAATTATTGGCAACAGAGTGGCAACCTCGAATGGTAGGATTACTACTATTGGCGGAAAGGAGGTTATGGGGCTTGGTGCTATTGAGAGTAGTATTCAACAGAGCTTACTTGGCGAGTTGGAGCAGAACCTCGCACCACCAAAGCAGGGATTCCAAACCAGATTTGAGGATATATTCTATAACTATTCCCCCCAGACACAAAGATTTTATGATGTTGTATTATCACCTCAGTCACAAGCTAAGGAAGTTGCTAAGGTATTCAGATCGATGTCTGAACACCTGGGGAGATTGAAACGTGGTGGGGCAAATACTGTGGCTGCTAAGCTTGCGAAGGATGAGAGCACACAACGGGCCCTGACAAAGGTTATAAACAACATGGAGCTGCGACTGGAGGTTACTGAGGAGCACGCCTTAGGACGTCCCTTCAAGTACTTTAAGTTCGTACTCGATTCCTCAGGGGCCGAGGTAGATAGGAGTATAAAGGTAGGGGATAAGACACTAGACAAACTGGTTGGTCGTATGGAGTTCTACTTCCCCACCGTCCAGGAAGGTTATTTAATTACACGCCCCGGCGTTCATCCTCTAACATCTCCCGCCACATGGCCAGCAGGGGCTAAGGGGATATCCCAGTTCATGTCTATACCAAGTACCGTAGCCTTGGATATAACTCAGCACATGCCAAAGTTCTATAATGAAATGATGGATGCCATGCTCAGAGGTGATAGGGCCCAAAACTATCTTATGAGACGCATTAATCATGCCATGGAACTGGCATCTCCTGCTAAAGGCACCGTAGGAGATATCTTTCGTATAGCCGCCGCCAAACATGTCGAGGGTAGAATATATGCTGGGTTGGAAGATTCCAGGATGTATATAAACGCCCTAAAGGCAAAGTCGGCTGTGGAAAACGTTAAAAGGATGCACACAACAGGTAAATCGCGTATCCTGGTATTTGATACTGAGTATGGTAAGGAAGGCCTTCTCTCCAGATCTTTGGGGGTACAGCGTATGGCACGGGACCCGGGCGTAAAGGTCTGGTCCATTGGCTATCAGATCCTTGATTATGAGGCCTCTTCAGGGAGGATGACGGGTATTATGGGTAAACCAGGCAAGCTTATGATAAAGCCCAAAAACTGGAATAGTATCAAGAGTAATGTGGAGCAGTGGCTACGCAGGCAATTGCCCGATGAGAAAGCTGTGGAGAAGATAATTAATAAGATTCAGGAGGGTGAAGGACTACGGGAAGCCCTAAAGAAGCTGGTTGATGATATAAGGACCTATGGAAAGAACGATATATATGTCTCTGGTTTTGCTAGTATGGATGCGGATTTGAAGAACCTGGCCCAGATGATTGATGCTGAATTCAGTAAGAAGGAGGCCTTAGAATGGAAGACGCAACTGAGTTATCTCCTTGATGTAGATATGGAACACGGGGCCCGTAGACAAATTGATGTTATGCGTCTTTACCAGGGCTTTTCCTTTGCCAGACCTGAGACAGCTATATCAAATGCCGCAGTATTTGAAAGCCTGTATGGTATTGATTCAACGCGCTTCGGTGAGCTATTGACAATGGTAAAGGGGAAGAAGCAGGTGGAGCTAAAGGTCGCAGCGAAGAAGTTGTGGAGCAGCAGTTCAGAAATAGCCAAGGCCGAGCACGCATTCAAGACCTTTGAGAATATGAAGCTTGGGGTGACGGAGTATCATTCGCACATGGCCGAGTTTGACTGGACAATACACGCCATGAGTATGAAGAGGTTGTTTGGCCGCGTCATGGGCCCCAATACACTCGATCGTGAGGCTCTGGAACGCCTGTCAATTGCTGCTGAGATACAACGTAACAGGTTAGCCGGTTACAAATCACCCTGGCACTACGTAACAGATACCATTCTGAATCCTCTCTTCGCCTCTACTTACTCAGTAAGTTCGTTTGATGGGGCCGGTACAAGTTATTCAGATCCCAATATGGCCCAACTCTCTCTCCATGCTATGCCTAAGGCACAGGCCGCGCGGATGATTGGGAGTTTACTGAACCCGGATCGTGTTTTACCTGGTGGTTTACTACATAATCTCCTCCGCCAGAAGTATCAATCCTTCTCAGGGCATATCCTATCTGTTAATACAGGCCTCATGTTCAAGGATATGCACGCAGACATGACCCAGGTCATGAAGGAGGCAGACCTGCCTTTCCTAGGTATTGGTGAAGTAATGGGTACTCCCCACACCACCGCAATGCGTCAGCACATAATTAATACCTATATGGGCAGCTACGGCAATTATGCAAGGAACAATCTTAGAGTAACCCTAGGAGACAGAGCTGCGGAGGCGGCCATGAAAAAGACTACGATGCACATGACCGATAGTATCATAGGTCTTGTGGCTTACCTACCGGATAGGCATGGTTACACACACGATGCCGCCCTAAGAGTTAATAAGGCCATATTCGAATCAGTTAATGTACTTGGTCATGGAGACCGACCAGGCATCCGGAATATAGAATTGGAGATACCAATTCCTGATGAATGGAAGAACAAGAGTGGTATGGCCATAAAAGATGTCCTGAAGAGACAAGGTTTTCACCCTGCCATACAAAGGCTTGCACGTGAATATGGAGGAAGAGTCTCCGGTATAGTTGACAAGAGGTGGGAATATTTCAAGATGGATGTGCTGGGTGAGGGGGATATAAGTGACCGCATCATCCACCCAGGTGATGAACTAATTAAGGAGGTACAGGGTAGACGTGAATATCTCCGGTTGACTGATGTAGGTAGGAAATATGATAAGAAGTACCCTGCCGCTGTGGTTGGTATGAAGGTTGATCTCGAACAAAATAATATTATAATTACCGTCAGTGAACACTCTCGCCCCATGCTGACCACCAAAATATCAACCGGATCTACTAAAACACTGTGGGGAACTGCCAGCTCAAAGGTGGAGAATGTAAATACAAAGGGCCGTGCTGTGGGTGGTGGTATGCTCTTGTTGGAGGGGTCAATAAAATCCCTAAAGGACTATGGTGCTATTGTCATGGCACAAATCGGACGTGTATTGAGGCATGTGTACAGCAGTAACCTCGGGCCTCTTGGGCAGGAGGGAGCTATTAAAAAGGCTTTGACACCTCTTCTCGGCAAGGACCTGGTTGAGGATATAACATTCCAGGATAACAGGCTGTTGACTACAGGAGGTAGGTCTATAGTCATCAGAAAACCTGAGCTGGGAAACAAGATACAGACCCATCTCTCCCGTCACAGTGCCTCCGTACCCAAATTATATGACATGGTGGAGGCAGCTGGTATAACTATCGGTGAGGTGCGTAAGTTGTTCAATATCATAACGAGTAATATACTGGAGAGTGAAACAGAGAGGGAGAAGCTCTTTAATCAATTAGGCAGGGACCACCTGAACTCTCTGGAGAGAGAGAAGGACAGGTTACTAGGTAAAATAGCAACAGCCGGTGAGGGGCGAAGTAAGAAAGAGATTGAGAGGAGTAAGAACATGGTCTCGAGACAAATTAGGAGTTGGAAGGCCTTTGTCGAGAGACAGGATGAATCTGGGACAGCCCTATTTGATTTTATGGCTACCAAACCTTTTGCGGATAGTGCTGTACTAACCTCACATAATGCCATAATTGCTCTCGAGAGCTTACATATCGTAGAATCTGGGCCCATCGACTTTATGAGGTCCTTTGACAGGATGGAGAGCTTCTACGGTTTTCCACTGGGCCCACAGAAATTAAGTCCGGCGGATGCTAATGTCCTGGAGGATGCTGTCCGGCGTGCCGCTGGAGAGGATATAGCAGCACTGGAAATAATGGTCGAAATGGACAAGATGCGCGGCTTTGCCTATATAAGTAAAAAGACAGGCAGACCTATAATCAGGGAATCCATACAAGCTGTTAACCTGGCTATGAAATTTCTTAGAGAAGGCAGGCCGGCCCTGGCAGCGGCCCTTGGTGAGGAGGGGACTACCAAGATATTGAATTATGAGGCTGTGCAACAGCTAGCAGAGAAATCTGGCTTCATAGAGCTTATGTCCACCAAGGATATGGAATCTGTTCTGACAAAGCTGGATGCTATTACCGATGAGAGACACGTAGGACGAAAGGTGGCTGACGCCCTGGTGGATATGGGCATCCTCGGCGCGAAGGAGGGTATGAGTGAGCACGACCTGATGAAACTATTAAATGACTTTGGTATCTCGGGACCAGATGTAGAATACTTTACAGACGTGATAAACCAGGACAGGATTCACCTTGTGGACAAGACTCTCCTGAATGAGATCAAAATGTTCCGCACTACAAAGGGTAGTATGAAGGACATAACCTTGCTGGAAGTTCAAAATACCAGCAGCGCAATCAAGGCTTTGAAAGCTCGTGTGGGAAAGAGTAGGGCAGATGTAAAGAGAGTAGAGAAGCTTGAGGGATGGCTGAAGAATACAGGTCGGACTAGCTTGTATAAGGAAGGCTTCACCTTTGATCTTAGGGAACATCTATTTGGCTATCTCATGGACAACCCGAATATGGCGAAGGGAAAGACAGATATACTTCTACGGCAGGTATCTAACTACCTAGAGCGTATGGCGAAGAGGGGATCCCTGCGGGTCGGTGCAGATTTCATTCCCATACCAAAGGCTGCCGTACTGATGTCTATCCTCCAATCCTCTAACCTAAGTAACCTCCTGGGAGGAAAAAATGCCTTCCTTGGAGGGGCCGCAGTGTCTACCCTGGAAGTAATGAGAGATGTGATGCAGTTCAATCAAGCAACCAAAGATATTGCTGGTCTTGGTGATGGTGCAAAAAAATCTGTGGAGGAGTTAATTGAGAACTGGACGTCTAAGGTACAACAGCTGGAGCATTCCATAGGAGTGCTGCAGGAACGGGTAATTGGGCCCTCCGTATCTCAGCTCATCAAGAAGGCCTTTACCCTATATGCCCCCACCTCATACGGCAAGTTGTTACACCCCCTCCATCTGCTTCCTACACTCCAGAATAAGTTGTACGGAGCTCCTGGCGGCCTGGAGAAGGCCCTGAGTAACTTTCCTAAGTCCGAAGTTATCAAGATAAATAATAAGGTGTTTGCAGAGATAGATATTAAGAAGGCCTTTGCTAATCTAGTTGATGCACCCTCCGAGGGGGGTTCCCAGTTGTTTGGACCTATGGACGGCGGTCTGCAGAGAATAAGGTTCAAAGGCCTGGGAGTCAATGAAGCGATCATGCCGATGCATGTGGCTAAGGAGCAGGTAATTAGAATAGCTAAGCAGCACGGCGGTTCAATACCTAAACCCAAACTGGTGAGGGATTGGCTTATGGGCAAAACTGCCTCCCCCTTCCCAATCCACCGCGGTAAGCAGCCAATTATATATAGTGGTACCAGCTTGGCCAAGGTGTATGTAGTACCAGATGTTCTGTGGGAACTACATGGAGGGCTTGATATAGATGTCAAGAAACAGTCAAAGATGGGCAACTTACATGGCCTTGTCTATATAGATCCCGTGGCGGCTATATCAGACCTGGCTGACTGGGATGGTGATTTAGGGATGATGGTCTTCGCCGGCAATACCCCAAGTACAAGGGCCATACAAGCTGCGACCAATCGGACTGAGGAACTTGTGAAATATCTAACCTGGAAGCAGAAGGTATCTGGTGATGCCCCGCTGGATAGGGTAACTGATGCCGTTACTGTCGACCTTGATCCGGAGAACTTTAAGAAGACCGGCAGGGTAACTTATATGGTACCTAATAAGAATTACAAGAAGGTAATTGATACAACTGCTACGTTGGACATTTTCCCTGTGAAAGACTTCTACGATCGCTCCAATCATGATTTCACTGTTCTCAAGACATCTCTGATTGATGAATATATTACCAACGAATTGGTGACCGGCAGGCTTGGAAATATGCACAAGTACCTACAGTCACAGGTCCTTGGCAAACCATCTGTCTGGGAGCAGTTGTCACATGAACTCTCCGACAATAAGAAATTGGCTAAGTTTCTTAAGGAGGAAGGCATCTCTGCCTTAGAGGTACAGGAGGCTGTGCACTATATCCTTAATAAGGAGGCCAAATCGGGTATGAAATTTGCCACTGCTGTTGAGAAGTGGTCAGGAAACCTGGTTGAGGTAATGACTGTCCAGAAGATCCTTGGGGGTGAACAGATTAGTGGATCCTCCGCAAGATTGAAGAAGGATCTTATCAATAAAATACTCAGCAGCAATCAAAGTCTGCTGAGTGGCTCAATTGTAGATGAATCTCAGGGTGTTGTGAATAGGCTGGCATTAATGCCGGAAAAGCCGGATGCATCCCTGATGCAATTTATCTCGCCCGACAAGATAAGCAGGTTAAGCGACGCAGATGTAAGGGATATGGCTAGGGTATCCAGGAAACTGACAGTGGATGTTGGCCTTATAATACTTGCCTCGCAAAAGGCAGCTGAATTCTTGAATAAACCGGATGCCTTCGGTGTTACCTATATAAAAAAGGCCCTGGACTCCTCCACAGCTGCAATACAGGGTAACATAGGATTCCACTTCTCCCTTATGGCGGGGCTGGGGGCCTCGGCAAAGTGGGAGGACTTCGCCTCAGGTATATTTGGTAAGGACAATCTTGCCTACAGCCTAAGTGAATTTCAGCGGGGTATGCCGATGTCCGGCCGCCGCACAATATTAGAATCCATTAAGACAGGTATACGTGAGCATGTAGGTGAAGAGGGTTACAGATCCCTAGGTAAGAGTGTGAAATGGGCAGGCCTCGCAGCCTTAGCCCTAATGGCCCTTGATCCTAATGCTAATAGTAAACTCCTAGGACCTACCCCCGGTGAGGGAGGTGAAAAATATGATCTCCCAACCATCCAATCCATCTTGGATGTGTATAAGCAGAAGAAGCCAAGGCTGCTCGAGCCCAGTGCTACTATGATGGATAAGTTGGCTACACTGACAGGGCTGCCAATAGAGTCCTTGCCACAACTAAAACAAGGGAGGAATCTTCCTCCACGACCGAGTATACGCTACAATAATAGAAGGAAGAAATACAGCCGTCATAATATCGGACAATACATCCGTGATGGAAACGGAGTACTACTGACCTAATTATGCATATTACTATAGAGGTTGACCTAAATAATATTCCCTATGATGTTGATGTCACTGAGATTATTGGCTATCTACAATCATATCTTCAAGAGACATACCAGGTTGATGTGAATATGATGGTGGATGACTACGACTTCGTCAATAAGATTGACCTGGGCCGGCAGATGAAGGCTATGAAGCGTTAATGTCTATTTACAACACCACTGACAGAATCAACTATCTCTCAACCGTTGAGCGCATCTCCAAGGAAAACGGCATTGATCCTGACTTTGTAGATGCCATGATAGGTGCAGAGTGCTCCTGGGACCTCAATTTGGCTGGCGGGACAGGCGCACTTGGATTAATGCAACTTATTTCGGACAGCAGTATTGTGGAGATTATACAATGGCGGGAATCTCAATTCCATGGACAAGATCTGAAGGAATTAACAACCAAAGCAGGAGAAGATCCAGAAATCAATATTCGGATTGGTATTGACTATTTGAGGTATATTGACCTTCACCCCAGCACTTATGTCAGACCGAATGCTGCTCTCCTCGCCGCATCATATAATCAGGGTTGGCCCACTGTGGGGGACGCCGGCTGGACGGTCCCTACAGATGCTCAGGTCTACGTAAATAATATTCAAAAGCAGATGCGTGTCTTGAAGAATAACAGTAGCTTCCTGCTGGCTGAGTATTATCCCATCGAGCTTGAGGACACCTCCGCCGACGATCTCGAGAAGAAGAAGCTATACTACAAGATGAGCGACCCCAAGGAGTTGGGCCTCCTGGTTATTGGTGACCTGCAATTCACCGTCCCACCCACAGCCATTAACTTCTCCTCAGACAGTCAGGCCATCTCTATTCCCACCCTTCGCTCCTCAGGTGATCCAGTCATTACCAGCAACACAGCAGTACCAAGGGCCCAGGTGGTTCTTTACTTCACAGGTGTGAATGCAATTAATAGGGAACTGAGACCCCTTTACGCTATGTTCCATAAGGCACCCTTCACCACGGTGCAGAACAACACCCTCCACAAACTTATGGTAGGTAAGAAGCAGGAGCAGTTGATGAATACATCTACTAAAGATTTTTCCCCTATCCCTATTATGCTGGAAGGAATTACCCTACACACCGTTCCAGGATTTCCTGGTACGATACAGGCCAATGTCTCCCTGGCATTTATAAATCACTTCCCCCATGTATCGGAGATGAAGTTCTTCAAAAAGACAGAAGACGCCAAGGCCCAAGCCAGGTATATGACTTACCGAAGTAGTAAGGCCTACAACACCATCAACCTTAGGGAGGATGGTAACCTCACATACATTACAGCGGAGGGAACCCCTGGTACCGCAGGTAAACCAGCGGGTGGTAAAACTACTCTCTATCCCGGGGGTAGTTGGCCCTTCATACGTCACTACAGGGGTCTCCTAAGGGAGTTTAAGGAGTCATACTTTGCTGATATGTCTAATAGGGTAGAACCTTGGTGTGAATATAATGCAACTTCTGCGCAAGGTATAAAAATCCAATACAATAGCATCTTAGTCTACGACACAATGGAGCAAAACCTACTACGCAACCTGCGAGGAATAAGTGACATGTTGCACCGCCTCAAGGTAATGAGGGCATTGGCCACCAAGGACATTGCCATTAACGCGGCCACGGGAGGTGGGCCTAAGAGCGTACTTATTGATGGTAAAGAAGTAGACGTTCAACCGACTGATATTGGAATGTTTACCTTTGAAGGTAGAGGAGCAGAAATATTAGAAAAGTATTTTAGTTTCTGGGAGCATTATATCGATGCCTTCGCGGGTATAAGATATACACTTAATGAGCTGAGGACAGAGATTACACAGGCTTATAACCAATTTAAAACGATAACGGAGGAAAAGGCAGAAGGCATCGAGGTTGATTTCACCTTCCTAAGTGATGACGACCAACTCACAAATAACAGTGAGGTGATTAAGAAGAGCCTGTTACAATATGTTTATCTCCTACGTAAGAGAAAAGAACTCGCCAGTGAGACGGGAATGGATGAGGAGAAAAGTAAGCTAAATATTGCAATAGATAAGTATCATAAACTCTATGAAGCTATGGGACAGCACTTTAATGATTCCGTTGAGGACTGGGCAAAGGAGGAAAAGGTTAATCCTAAGATAGTCCATCCCATCGAATTTACTCTGGGGTGGGATGATACACTTAGTCCCAAATACAATGAGAATGCACTAAAGGAGGCACTAGAGAAACAGAAGGATACGGCGGTTCAGAAGGCTAAACTACGATATAATACTGTCGTCAACTCTATAGGTGTTTCGTATCAGAATAATATTACTCCTATTCCTATTCTCGCCTTCGAGAACCCAACTTTCCAACATATGGGAATATCTAACGCAGTGGTCACTATCAATCTCAAGACAAAAGACGAAGATCTCCTTGCCCGTTTGACTGATGTAAGGCAAAGTATAGCTCATATCTCACGTGCTGTTGCGTCCGGCGGCAATAACGACCTGGCTGATCTGGAGCTATCAAAAATCACCATCACTGATGGCCTATTGAACTCCCTCGGCCTGAACGAATTTGCCCTCAGGGACCTGGATGTACGGAGTATCTCCGGCTCTCCGGGATGGTACGAGATTACTTTGGAGCTTGTACAAAATGAAATGGATCTTACTAAGTTTGAACAGTTAAGCAGTATTCCCTCCTACCAACTTCCGAGGGATGCAGTGGCAACCCTCTTTCCATCCAAGGATTTTGAGCCGTATGACTTTTTTGACTCGCTTAAGGAGGAATATAATAAGAAAAACAAAGCACTTCGTGAGCGTATAATGGATTACAGATTCTATACGTCAGAAGTATGCAGGAGGGTGATAAAGAAACATTATGCAAGGCCTACAGCGAAAGACGCATTTGGGGAATATGTACTTGGCTCGGAGTATGGAGTAAGTGTCGAGCTAATTAGAGAACTGCCGGGGGGTAACCCATATTACGAATTCATTATCGAGGTGTATAATATCGATACCGGGGTGAAAGATACCTCCAGGACAAAATTCTACAGGAGTATGGTTGGGCCATTACTCAGACGAGCAACCATTATCTGCCAAATGGCCCGTGCCTTTGAGAATGAAAAGAATTACGAACTAGGTGTCGGGTCCTTAACTGTTCAACTTGAAGCTCATTACCTAAGATATATTAGCAGGGTTGCTAATGGTATTGATACCCTCCTAAAGCTTGATCCAGAGGTAGTATCCTTACCTGCTACTATTTTTGGAACGGAAGTTGCCGGGGTCGGTGATATTGAAATTAAGTTACAACAACCGGGGATAATAGACACTACCCTCGATCAGATGAGATTAAAGAGCCTTTACATTCTCTTAAGCCGAAAGGACTTCCGCGATTTCCTTGATTCCTGTGAGGATTTGAATATAAGTAGCTTCGATACACCAGGTTATTTTACAAGCAGTACACCAGTAAGTAGCTTCGATACACCAGGTTATTTTAGTTATCTTACAAGCAGTATATTGGGGTTTGGACAACAATACCTTGTTGGACCAGAGCCTCCCACCACATATGATAAATACCTTACCAACGAGGAGGAAGATCATCTCACCAAGCTCGCGAAGAGTATAGGCAAATATTTCGAAGAGGCACACAAAATGATCAAGGGTAATTACCCTGACCTGGATTTACCTCCGGACGTGCTTGAGGAGAATGGCCATTATATCTTTGGCCCGTCCTTCTATTTGAAGGCTAAAGGCAGTCTGCAAGAGGATGCTATGAAGAAGACGAGTGAGCTTTTATCAGGTTATCGCTTGTCTGTGGCTTTACAGCTTGCCATTATCCAGGGTCAGATTACCAATAAAATGTTTATTGATAAACACAACAAGATAGGGGAACGTATAAATGACCTTCTCACTAAACTAAAGGTAGATGAGAAGGTGAAAGATATACTTAAGCTAGAGAATGTTAGGGATGAGTATGAGCAAATCAATAATGTGATTGGCGTTGAAACGGACACAGGTGGCAATATAACAAATGAAACTGTATTAGCCTATAAATCGCTAATAGATGCTGATTTACTAAAGGATATAGGTGTAATGGCCGCCGGACGTGTATTTGTTGATGAGAATGGGGTGGAGCGTGATATAACACCACAAATGACAAGTAGGCAATTCAGAAGACTTATAATACGCTCCGCGTGTTTTGAGTACGCTTACTTTATGAGTATACTTGAGGAAGCCTTGAACGAGAAGATAGGACTTAACGGATTGAAGATAGTATATTTTAATGCGGAGGGGGAAACAACCGAGGCTGGTAATGCGGTTAGTGCTGCAATCGGAGGGTCCGGTGTTAATACAGAAATAAGTCTTGTCAAATTACTTGACAATACACTAAACTTCCAGAACAAGGGCCTCGCAAAAGGCGCCGGTGAATTACAGCGATATATAAGGATCACCTCCGCTACCGATACCGATGGGGTTGATTTTGAAGGGGAAGCTATACAGAATATACTCATCAAACTTTATAATGATGCTGTACGCCTTATCAAGAATGAAAATCCTGAAGCGTTGATGAATTACTTTGGCTTCAGCGACCTCGGTTCTGCGAAGGAGCGTTATGAATTAGATAAGAAGTTAGCTAAGATTGTAGATACATCCACCAACGGTACTATGGATAGGGCATTCCCAACATTTAAGCTTTTCTTCATTGAGGAGGATACACCGAACTGGCTCTTGTTTGATGATTTCTATACTTATGACGCTGTTAACTCCATAGATGTTGTCGAGTCAAAGCACGCTGCTAGCTCGACCGCTGTTATTAAACTTTCTAACGTCACAAACAAACTCACGGGGGATCCTTTTCAGGATATGTGGAAGGATTCTGATGTTCCCGCCACCTTGCCACGTATTCGCCTCAGGCCTGGCACACCAATCCTGCTTCGACTTGGCTACGGCCCTGATTATCGTCATCTTCCTGTTGTTTTTATGGGCACAATCACAGAGGTGAAGCCGGGGCCTGTGCTTGAGTTCACTGCCCAAAGCTGGGGAGCAGAACTAACAAATTCCGTTGGCTCTAATAAGGGAATGAAATTTGGTGCTTTGTCTCCTGAGAAAACTATTGGTAGTGTTGTGGTCAGTGTTTTAGACCAACTACCGGGGATGCATCACTTTGGCCGCTGGACAATGAAGGCGCTTGATGATGCAGACCCTAATATGATACCAAATTCCTTTTACAAGATGGCTCACTTTGCTAAGAGTGGACCGGCAAAGTGGTTAGCCGGCTGGGGATTGGATTTTGCTGGTGTAGATACGGATATGTATAAGAAACTAATCGGCGATATAACTTCTTCCCAGAAGGATTTAGAGAATCTTCTCTCAGGCAGAAGACCAGACCACCTAATGCTAAATATAGGTAATGAACTATATGATAATGTGTACCTGAACGGGATAAGGTCTTCGGGGTACGGATGGGCCAATTTCTTGGGAATAGGAAATTTAGATCACCTAAACAACAGAGGTAATTTTGACTGGGTTATATATAACCAGACAGGCTGGGATGCTCTCTGGGAAGCTTGTCTACATCTGGGGGATTATATTGTACGGCCACTCCCTTATAATGAAGGAACTAATATGCTTCAACAACCCCCGAGGATGACCCTTTACATTGGCCCGCGTGAGGGATACTACCAACACTCTGACCAGATGTTGTCAAACATGTCTTTAACTGACCAAATTACTGAGGCGATGGAGAAGGAACTTAAGGAATTGTTAGATGGGAGTAATAATGGCCCTACTACTACTACAGTTGAACAATTATTTAAGGAGGAACTCCTTGCCCACGCGGCTGAATTATTTGAGGGGTATACCAGCCCAGGTATTATGGTAGGCATCTACTGGTTAGCAAAACAAGTGCTTTTGGATATGCACCCCGTAGCTCCATGTATTACCACAAGAGCTCTTGACATACTGGAAGAGATATTTCCATCTATGCGTAGGGGGCAGCATGCAGGTGTAAAAGTAGGAGGTTTTACAACGTCTGATAGGGCCGGAGTTTGGCGAATCCTTTGTGTTCTCTTAACGGGTAATCTTGAGGAAACTACTTTTACTGGTATGATTAACAAATACCGACCACAGTCTTTGAAGAAGTTTACTCAGAGGAACTCAAGTTCCTTTCTTGACTCTGTAAATAAGGAGAAGGCTGAGGTGTATTTCAGTAATTACACAGATTACTACGAATCTGACTTGACCGCTAGTATTTCCGATCTCTTTACAACCAACTACTCATCTCAAGATACAACCGACTCCCTTATAAATCGTGTTATGAGGAGGGCTAATGTCGAAAAGTTTGCGGCGAATAAACACTTTACCCCTGTCGTTGAACATCATTTCGTTAATAGCTGGGAAGATATTATGTCTAATGACATTATTGCCACGTCTGATTCCATGTACAACCACGTCAGGTTATTATTCAGTGGTGAGCCAACAGCCCATAAATCTTTAGAGGATCAGGATAAGCTTAAATCTTATGACACCTTCATTGGTTATGATATTGATCCTAACCATATCCGAACCTATGTTAGTTATCAGAAGAATGTTGATCCTAACATAATATTCAACTTTTTGGAGGCCAAGAACTTCACGAAGTATGAAAATGAGGTCATTCTTCCTAACTACATGAATATTGCTAACCAGATATTATCTAATGTGGTCAAGCCTATGTATCAGGGCAGCCTTACATTGGTAGGTAATCCACATATCCGGCCCTGGCATATTGTTCATATGTATGACGACATAACTAATATGGATGGGCCGGTGGAGGTAGAAGAGGTGGTTCATTCCTTCTCCTCAGAGCGTGGATATACCACAACCATAGTTCCAAACCTGGTTATCTATGATAGAGATATTAATACCCAGGCCGACCTTCTCTATCTTGAGATGCTTGGTAGGTACCGGAGTCATCGCCTTGGTTGGGATATAGTAATTGGTGGAGGTAAAGCACTAGGTAAGACGGCAATAGTAGCAGCCACAGCTGCTCTGTTTTCATTGGCCGTCCCAGCGGCTATACTAGGAGGGACCTACTTCATAATCAAAGGGGGTTGGAATATATTCGAGAATTATGCAAATCAAACAATAGGCATGGCCGGCATTATTGCAGGGAATAATCCCCTTACCTTTGCCTATCTTAATTATAATGGTAAACCTTACATAGCTGGAATGGAAGGTATTTACGATATGGGTCGCAGTATATCCAGTATTGTGGTTGGTCAGTTACAAAAAGATGGTGAGAAGACTGGTATTTCTCCTTTTGTGTGGAATAGGCTCATGTCAAATATAACGGAGTGATCCTTTATGAGACGAAATCTAGATAGGTTACAGAAGGAAGTACAAGAGGGAACCACAGTAGATAGTGCTGCTGTGATTGTCTCGGAGATTATGCAGGAGACAGAAGATGGAGGTCACTGGTCTGATTGGTATAGCCCCCGCACCAATATTGTTTCCGTAAAGGGTGAGCGAACCGGTGAGAGATACTTGATCTGGCTTATAAACAAACCGGAGAATGGTTACCCACACCCCCACAAGGATGTTGTGGAGTGGATGCCCTACAGCAACAGAAGTAAGGCAAAATTTACAACTCACAAAATGCCCGCTGCACAGATTGGTGTAGACGGAATAGGCTTCATACGGCAAAAGACAGACTATCGGGTGGATATTGTTAGCACCACCTCCTCCCTTCTGTATGGTGGAGATTCTAGCAGTCCCCCTCACGAGCAGAAAGTCATTTCAGGGCGACAGTCGACGGATATTAATGAACGTACAGGCATCTCTTTTGATCTAATTAATGGGAGTGTTTTAATTAAGGGGCATGACAGCGCAATTGAACTTAAAAGTGGTGGAAGTGTGTATGTGCAAGGACCTATCAACACAGAGGAAATGAATTCAACAGGACCACTGACAGAAAACTGGCTCGGCAAATTACTCCCCGAGTGTCTCCCTATCTTTCCAGCATCTCTAACAATGCTTCCAGATCCTAATAAACTACTTAACATAGCTGGGAAGGTTGCAACAATAATTGAAGGTCTGAAGACAATGCAGAAACTAGCAGAGGAAATGTAGCTCTGTGTTTAATATAGCGGACAAAACCCTAGGCTGGACAGAAGATGGTGATCTCCTAATACACAAACCAAGTGATAGGCTCGCTTCTGTCGTAGGTTTTGATAGTTTGAAACGGAGAATCATGTTCTATTTAAGGACCCAACCTGGTGATTACGGCTATGATGTTGGGGCGGGAATAGGTCTAGAGAACTTTGCCGGCCGTCCTAATACAGACGAAAATAGAGAAATGATATACCAAAATATCTTTGACAATTTGTATGACGACAGCGTTACGTATCCATACCATTTTAGTGTTGATGTGAAGAAGGCTGAACGCCATGATGTAAGTATTACTATAAATGTAACAGGACCAACAGGCACAACAGAGGTGGCGCTCATCTTTGATTTGGAACGTGGATACATAAGAACGAAGGAGGAATTTATAAGCGACATAGAAGAAATTACCCTACCCTATGGGCAAGAGGAAAATGAGAATATATATCTTAAGAGGAAGAATAGCTAAATGCCACTTGTAACACGAACGAGGAGTGAGGTCTTAACCAGGCTCCGTAAACACTTTGAGAATGCCGGGCTCAATGCCTTTAATGAGTCTGGAACACCGGAACACGCCATCTTAAACATGATTGCTGATGAGATGTCGAGTATTTATTCGTTTGTAGAGCTGAGTTACAATGGTCTGCAGATATCAACAGCAATAGGTATAGATTTGGATAACCTGGCTGCTATTTTTGGTATCACAAGGAATATATCCCAACCGGCTATGGATAATAGTGACTCCAATTTCAAATTCTATATTGACCCCATCCTGGGAATTGACGCGAGTACTCTAGCAGCACAACATGGCCTCAGCTCCATAATTATACCGGAGGGGACAATTGTGTCCAATGCGGGTACAAAACAGTACCGCACTACAGCGTCGGTCTCTATGTCCGGAAGTGATACACAGGTATTTGCCCCTATAGTCGCAATGTCTGTCGGATCACAATACAATGTTGAGGCGGGTATACTAACTGCGCATAATTTAGGGTCTATGCCAACACTTAGAAATATTGCTACCAGTATTAGATGTACTAACCTCCTTCCTATTACTTCGGGGGAAAGTACTGAAACAGATGCCGATCTGAGAGTAAGAGTAACCAGTGCGTATTCCATAGGAGCCACCAGCAACCTCCTGGCAATTTTGGAAGCGGCTCGGGGAGTCGCGGGAGTAGCTGATGCAAGTATTGTGCCTTATGTCTATGGCTCTGGTACACTTGCTGTCTTTGTAGAGAGTACTGCCCCTGTTGTTGCTGTTGGTACAGTACGTGCTGTGCAAGAGGCGGTCGATAATGTTGTGGCCGTCGGCAACCGTGCTTTTGTTAGGTATCCAGATTATAAGGCCTTGAAGATTAGGGCTGAGGTAACTCTTGTTGCTGGTACTGATGGAGACTCTTACATACAAAGTACCAGGACACAGATCACAAACTTTATAAACAACCTCCCCCGGGGGACAGCATTTAACCCTGACCATCTATTATCCATCCTAGAAGGTCCTAATGTTATTAATGCTACTATCCTGCGGGTTCAGTATGGTGATTTTGATATTTACACCAGGAAGATACTGAATTTACAAACCTTCCTACCAGTTACACAGGAACTTGGACAGACAGAGAAATGGTACACTAATTCTACAATGATAGATATTTGTTTCCCTGGAGCGAATGAGTAAGCTTAATAACAGAGATAACCACAACTCCTCTAGAACACCCTTACGTCTGTCACGCCTTCCAGAGTGGATCAAGAAGGGCACAGATTCAACTATCTGGTCAGTAATTAATCCTGCCTGCCTATCTGTAGAAGATGCTATTGAGTACATTGGGTATGCTTTTGGGGACGCCACACCAGCCGCATTTGACCCACATAACCAGAATCCTACCTACGTTGCTGGCCCCCTAACTGGAGATATTAACGCTACTTACCATGTTAGTGGGGATATAGATATTATTAAGACACAGGAATTAGAGGAATTCTTCTTTGGACCACCTACGCAGGTAGTTGCGGAGGATGTTATAAGGCCAATCCCGTATGCAAAGCGTATACCTACCGATATTCATTATATACACAATTGGCAGATGGACGGGACTGGTGAGTCATTAAGTGCTTTTGCTTTATTACAAGAGAATGCTTATACCGATAGGGATGCCTTTCTCTTTTATGATACCAACTGGACCCCTGTGGGAATGAGTAATGTTGACAAGAAAACACAGAATTATAATAACACCGGCGCGGATGAGTGGTTAGGTCTCTCCACAGATGGTTTACAAGCAACACTTAATCATATACCTATATCTGGTACCATTCAGGTGTTAAATATTATGGATCTGGACGATGGTGGACAAGCACAGCCAATCAACACCAATTTCTCTGTTCAAGGGTGTGATATAGTGTTTGATAACCCCATCATAGGATCTGGTATGTATATAGTTGAATATGACTATGTACCCAATTACACACTTCGTTGTTTTACCCCATACGCCTGGGTAAGTGATAGTTACATGCAAGAGTCTCCAAGCTTCAAAGCTAGTTACCGCGGAGTTTCTTCAGACGATATAATACTTGATCCCGATGTCTCAACCTATTTAGCTAGTGGAGACTTACACAGCCTCGTTAAGCTGAGAGGTACAACTACCACAATTCATCCGAGGGAAATACTTTTTAAGGACAGTATGCCCTACCTACGCAGCCATGCTAGTGTTCTACGCCCTGGAATGTCGGCCCTGGTAAATTATTCAGGGACACGATACTGTGTTGAGGAGTGGACGAACCCAACCTCAGGCGATTTTCTGTACGAGGTGGGAATTTTAGATGACTTTGTGAGTACAAATGTTAATATGGTGAGCGTCTTTAATACTGGCGGGGCCGATATTACTTCAGACAATGCGATAAGTATTTCGGGTGATTGGGTAGTTATTGACTCAAATGATACCCTTTTGGAGCCGGTTAATGTAAGAATCAATTATGAGTATAGTAGTAGTGGTTGGTACACGGCAGAGACTTTACCGGGGGCTTATGATATTTACGAGGGCTCCTTAGCAATATCAGGTAATTTTGAGGGCGCTGTGATGCCGGCAGTTGGAGTACCTGTTGGAGAGGTTGTATCGGGAGCTATATCTGATCTTCAGGTGCCCAGATTCACACTAGAGAAACATCAGGACATAGTTAGTACATCCTATGGGAAAGAACCTATGCTGATAGAGGATATATCCGCCGAGATACCTGTTTATACCCTGGACCGTGTTGGTCAATATCTGAAAAGGACTGCACCCCTTAGTATGAGGGAAGAAAATTATATGGCAGCGGTAGATATAGAACCGTTCCCAGGCCCCTTATCTGGCTTACTATACCTAGATTATCCAGAGGTGTATGAACAGCTTGAGAAATGTAATAACTACCTCGACCCAACACTGAGGAACAGGGAATTCCTTTCAGTTCGAAAATGGAGGAAGTGGTTGGTCCTACTCTCAAAACAAGGCCTTCCAGAGCCAGAGACTAATTACTGGACCACCAGTAGTACTGATACTTGTTACCTAAACTTTATTAATATGGATACCAACCAAACGGATAGGCTGAGTAATGGAGACAAAATGGAATATGAAATATCAGTCCCGAACCTTGAGATAACTTCCTTCACCTTTGACTGGGATGGCAATATATGGATTGTTGGTTTCAAAGTAGGAGAGGGGGGTAATTATACTTCCCACTATGTAAAATTACAGCCAAGATATGATTACTGCATTAGTGTCCCAGAGGAGGACGATGCAATGATGGAACGGGTATACTTCCGCGAGTATTATCCAGAGGGCGTGGAGAGAACATCAGATGTCTAACCAGGAAACTATCCAACCTAAAGAATCACAGGTATGGAATTCTCTCGATGATTGGGGACTTGCCTTTGGTATTGAACGCTTACCCGCCGAGGAAAATAAGGAATTTAGGGAGAGACTGTACAAAGTAGCCGGGGCCCATGGAAATGCTAGTCTCCAGGGTATTGTGGATGGAATTTCAGCCAGTCTTGGATTGGAAAGTTGGAAAACATCTGGTAAGAAGCATTTTTACTTACGATTTACCCCTGTAGAGAGGGACGACGATAGTAACACCTTCCCCATCACCGTAACTATTGATGGAGTTCCGCAGACACAACTCATTGAGTATCTGGAGCCTCCACGGGATTGGATGGCGGGCTCATATATGTATACAGCCCCCGCGGGGTTCATTGTCTGGCGCGATGATGAGGGATACTACACCAGACACCTGGAGTTTCTGGAGGCACCAAAAACAGGAACTGATATTACAGTTACCTATTATACCAGAACAGAGTCTGACGAAATTGTAAAGGTAGTAGAGACTGAGGCCGAGAATAAAGATATTATACCGGAAGGTGTGGAACTACCTGCCGACAATCAAATTAAGGTGGACATACTCAGTGATTTTGATTTTCAGTCCAGACATATGGCTATGAATAATATGATCAGCAATGATCTGATGAGTTATGTGGACGAGGTTAATTCTCCTTACCCCTTTCAGTGGGGTACCTTTGAGTGGGATAACTTCCGCTGGGAGGTGGGCGGAGATACTTCTGTTATACCGTCTTATTTCGATTGTGTATCCGCCTCTGGAGATCTAACCTCCGGAACCGGGTACGGCAATGATCTTAAGGTTGTAGGAATAGATGACTTTACCCAACAACCACACATTATGCCGGGCTTTGTATACTACAGGGATAGAGAATACTATTTCTACAACTCCCTACAGATGCAGGATATTCCATCCGGGGATATTAGTATAGTCCTATCTGGTAGTATTAATGCCTCAGGAGCGTATGGCCCGCCAATCGATCCGGCTCCTGTTGTCTGTACTGCCGGACTAAGTACCGAAGGGCTTATAATCGGCCATCCCAGTCACTACATAGATGGAGATAGTCAGACATTTAATGCGTCAGGAGAGTATATCTTCGGACTTGATTCAATACCTTCTGATATGTCCACCATAAGAGCACAGCGCACCACTCCGGGAAGTGGTGGTGAGCTGGACACTACTAAGCCGGAGCCTGCTGCCTACTTTCCCTGGAATAATAGTGTCATAATAAGATCGCCCCTGACAGCCGGACAAACACTGAAGGTTACTTGGGCTACTGAAAAAACAAGGCTATTCCTTAATGATGTTCTCGATGGTGCGGTGGGTGGCTATAACCTGGCAATGAACTACCGCTATGATCATCGTATCCCATCTGAATCTCTTACCACATTAGATACTGTGGTAAATCCTGGGGATGGTTCTCTCGGCTGGCCGGCGAGTGGCGCACACCACCATACTGTGATCTTTAGTAATACTAAACTACTGAGAGGTCGTTTACTTCCTACCATTTTGGTAACTGAGGATGAATACGATCAAATCTTCGACTATGCTGACGAAGAATTCACCTCCGGCCTAATGTCCGAATATATGGCCCTCGGTGGATTCGATCATGAACACAAAATAACTGATGGTGGTTATATTAGTTACGAGGTCGTTGCTTTACCTGATGGCACAGAACTCCAACATACACACACCATAGTTGTGCCGGGAGATTATGGTTGGTATGACCCCACACCAAACAAGCTCCGCAGACGTTCGGACTTAACCACAATCGACCTGGGTACAAAGGCTGCAGAGACTTACTTAGGGCACATAAAGGATCAGGCTAATGCTATACCCAGAGTTGAGGCAGATTATTTCACCACCTACCCAACCTCCGGGGGATTACAGGTATCTTTTGACAAAGAAATTATTGAAGGCACAATACAGTATGAGGGAGCTGAAGAAGCAACACCCATACCAGTCCCACCTAACCATTGTCCACCGATAGATGAAAGTGCCGTTGGTAAAATACTTGCCATAGGTGGAACCCTAGCAGCTACCCGACTTGATTTGTATCCCAGTACCTCAGCCGTAGCATCAGGTGATTTCGCCCTTACTATACGGGCCACGGATTATGAGAGTGGTGGGGTACCAGATGCTCAAGTTACATTATCCTGTCCCACTAACAGTTCTGGGAATTATTGGGTAATGGATTCAGATGACGGCTCCCCCATAGAAGGAGAGAATGTTCCAAAGACAAACACCGCCGGCCTACTTCATAGGAGGCTGGTACTCAATCCTTCTGATCCAGCCATAACTAAGGGGGAGATATTACCTATTAAAGCAACAGCAATATCTAGGACTCCTTACGAGATAAGACCACTACCAAGTGGCATTAACGAAACCGGGACTACACTTAATGAAGCTGAAAATATTACATATTATATTTATGAGGTCTCTAAGACCATACCAATTTACTACGTAGGAGATTAACAATGGATAACATCCAACTTATTAGTTCAGGACAGTATTTCAAAGAAGATGGCACAGAACTAGCTACACCGGGGCGCTTCAATTCCATCTTTGATGAAATTAATACTAATGCGACTAAACAATTTACTCCTAACCCAAGTTGCGATGCGCAGTCCGACCTCGTGACTTATATTGAAGACACACTTTCACCTACAACTTACCCAAGTTCGGTGGTAATAAGAGATGTAACTACCTGGCCCATACGCATGCTTAATAATGTTAATATCCAATTCAGTCTCGCCGACGGCCCAGGCCGGTTAGAAGTACCAGCGGGTAATAATGGCCCCGGAGCATACGTCGAATGGGATATAGGAACATACACAGGGGACCTGGGTAGCCATGGTGTTCGGGCAGTGACCGTCCAGATGACAGCTACCTGGGATGATAAAACTAAGGTGTCCTACACAACATTCAACCTGGTAAGCCCTCCTGAGAAAGGCGATCCGGCACTTACGCAAATTCATACTATGTGTCATGTTAATGATACTGATATACCTCTTAATTCTCCAGTCTCAGGGGAAGCAGAATTCACCTTTCAGGATATATCTTTATACCCATTTGGTGATACCATAGAAAGAGCATGGCAATTATACCGTGCTGATGACTTTTCCACCGAGCTCTTAAGTACTGCCCCTAATTCCTATGTCGGGACACTAACAGGTACACCAGGCGACCCAAATTTCTCGGGGGGTGTCAATGGTACTCCAACTTTACGGGTTCCTGTAAAGATACCAGGGGCATACAGGCTTCGGCAGGCAGTAAAGGGAAATTTTGATGAATCCTCAGGGGATCCATTCACTACAACTATGCCGGTTGAGTCACTTACTGGCGTTAATGTTCATCCCTACGCAGCATTTACCTTAACAAATGTAGGCGGTCAACCTATATCTCCCACGCGGTTGTATATAAACCAATCCAAGGGCAGCTCCACCATTGAACACCCAGACTATACAAACGCAAAATCCCTTTTTCAATCTAGTGACCAATACCATTACATCGAGGTTAGATGGGGCAGAGACTCCGATCAGGCAGGTAATAATAGTGATGCCCGGCTTTTTTCAATGTCGGTATTAGACCTTGGGGACCTCAATATAATTCCCGAGGATAACACTGATTACTTTCTGGTAAATCTTAACGACGGCGGCAGTGGTTCGGATTGGTGGAACGGTAACTATTTCTGGATCCTGGGTCTGAATATTTCTGGCTACTCCATAATTGATACGCTTACTTATAGTGAGGTTCCTGCTGGCGGCGGTAAAGTTGGAAGCTACTATCAAAGTAGTATACGTAGTGATAGTTTCTTCAGTAACCTGGTCATAAAAGTCCCAGCGGGTACCTTACCCGCCACAACTATAAACAACATACACTCTATCTCTACATGGCAGATAGGCCCCGGAGCTGAGAAATATAAGGTGGAACTAAAGGTAATCTCCTCGGAGGGTGGGACTTCGACTATTATTGAACCATGGAAACAAGTTTCTTTTCTAGGCCTGGATGGGTTACGACCCGCCCCAATTAGGTACCGCTTCCTCAATATACCTGAGGGACTAGAGTTATTCGCCTCGGTAACTAGTATTAATGGTTCAGTTGCTTCTACTCCAAATACCACAGAGTCCCTTATTGTAGGATATTCCACCGATTGGCTACCAGAGGCTCCTACTAATCTCTCTTTCACACCCCATACCTTTGGGGTACAGCTCTCCTTCGATCCTGTTGCTGGTGACCCAGTTGCTGGTGTCGATTATTATGAGATTGCTTATGGAGATAATGCTAATATACAGTTTGATAGTAGTAACATGGTGATCTGCACACGTAGTACTATGGTCAACCTAAATGCTGAGGCAGGCTCCAATGTGTATGTTAAGGTTCGAGCAGTTTGCAGTTCAGGACTAGCAGGCCCATCAACTTCTGGTATGCACAGTGTTGCTGCGGGGTATATGGATACTCCCGCAGTTCAAATGAATACAGGTTCCCGGGTAATAGATTCATCCAAGACATCAAGGGAGGAAAGGACAATTAGCTATCATGCAAATAAAAATCCCGGGACCATAATAAGTATGGGCGTCTATGTTTATAGTATGACTAACAACACAGGGCTCGATGATTTTGTCACTATCTATAATGGAGATAAAACCTCTTACTATTCCATTCCTATCTCCGGAGTCGGATATTATACGGATGATAACTTCCCCGAAATGTCTATAGGAACAAATGAGAACGTATGTATTGCCAACTGGCATACCTCATGGGACAATACTGTACCTCAACAGTTCAATGATATTGAGGTGAGTGTTGATTACACAATTAAACCCCTAACCCCTCCCACTGTTATTAAACAGTCCAGGTAAATGAGCCAACTACGTTTCAAATTGGTTGATAATGTAACCTCAACAGCTTCACTTGCTGCTATTTACTCAACGGCGGGACAGGGCAGTTACTCCCTAAAATTAGAGCCCGGAGTGGCGGCTAAACTACGAGCCGCACAGAGTTATAATGCTTCCTCGGGGGAAAGCGACTACGGACATTTTGAGTTCGGGAATAATCAACCGGCGAGTGGTTACTACAGTCTTCCCTTTCCCTGGCCAGTTCCAAACTCAGATAGTTATGATGATGTTAAGTCAGATATGTTGGTGGGGCCACGAGACCAAAACGTTTGTTGGGTTATTTCTGAACCTAATGGTACCCATATAAAGTGCGGAGATATTAGTAATATACGGGTAAATAATCTTAGAACAGGGGGTTATCTACCAATAACAGAGACACAATACCGAGGAACTCAAGAGGATCTATGGGATAGTACCCCTCTCAATACTACCTCTGGTCAATATGTCAGATTGGTAATGGGCGCTGATCAAGTTGTTGATGCTGTACCGATGGCTTCCTTCACCGAATATGTTGTAGAGGATAGTTCTCTCGTAGATAGACAGCGCCTCTTTCAACCCATACCAACCTTCACCGACTGGAGTCTCGAGAATGTAGAAGGCACTTGTGTTATGAAGGTAGAGGAAAATTATGTAGACGAGTTTAGTATATCAGGACAACTGAGAGATATTACATGGCAAAACGATCCATTTAATCTTATAGAGGTTAGAGTCCCACGCAGGAACTGGTATCAGCCATGGTTCGCACAGGTTAAAAAGGCATCCGAATTCTTTAAAGGCACATTCATCTCTACAGAGGATATTAACCAATCACCAAGACCTCCACTCGTTGTGGACGAAGTTCCATCCTTTGTTAATCGTTCCCTTCTCGCCCTCTGTCAGGGTAACGTCAATATCTTGGGCAATGGGAACGATATTATAGATCTTGAGGGGGATGGTAATTGGGCCGCGGGAATTGTGTTAAAGATAAATGGTGTAAAGAGGAATGACCTCATCAAAGATGTTCTCGAAGAAACAGGACACGTACTTCTCAGGCGGCCAATTGGAAGGGCCAGCCGAGTTACTACATCCTACGCGGTCGATCCAGACTCCTGGGTCGAGATATCCTCCGTGGACCTAAATCCCAGACCTAACCACCTAAAACCACAATGGATGGATGGTTTCACCATTAAGGATAGTACTCTCACACTTTATGTTCAGTCTGGAGAGACAGGGCAACTTCTTATAGGGGCCTCAATTAAGCCCGGCAGCCTTTACTACTACGACGCCGATTCTGGTGATCCCAGTGACTACCTGCAAGAGGACAAACATATCTCAATCGCAAAGATATTTATACCTCAAAACTCCAAGCCTATCCTAATCGATGTACGCCAACAAGGCGGCGGTTTAAGACCTGAAGATCAACTACAGAATCACCTTTATGATATTAAAAGCCATACCAAACTCGGTTTCTATTACGGGTACCCCATTAAGGGTAATGCTGTTATTATAACTCTTCCACAACTGTTATTCGAATCCTTTTACCGTCGCTTCCTGGATAAGAAGGTAAATACCGTAGATAACAAAACAGACACCAGCAATAGACCCCTGGAGGTGTTCGCCCTTACCGAAGAGCCTTACCTCGATTATTCCCAATACAACTGGGTAAGAAGAACATGGACTACCCAACCATTTACAGTTACCATAACAAAAGAAGGTACAAATCACATAGCCCTTGATACTACTGACTATTCCAACCGTACCCAATTACCTACCCTCGACCCTTATGCAAACACAGAAGAGTATCTCTTTTACTATAGAGACGGAAAGATATATATAAATAATAGTGACTACGATAGTTTGGCTGTCGACTATACCTATCTATCCGAGGAGGAAGAGATTATTGAGGATGCATACGTAACAACCAGGAACTTCATAGCCGAGGCAATTAGTAGGATGTTTCCAGCTGGCACATATTTAGTACTACGTTACGAAGAGGAAAAGGATTTTGGCCCGCAAGCTAAGGCTCGTATGCAACAATATGTATATACCACCGATGACTCCGGCAACCTTATAGATGTAGGTAAGATATAATAGCTTATGCCTGTTAGCAACAAATTAAAACAAGTCCGGGATGAGGAGATTCTACGCCTGGCCAGTAGCATGGCTCGGCAATTTGGGGTTACAGACCCGCTGGAGATACAAGAGGTAACAGAAGCCGTTCAGTTATCCTTTGACACAACAGGGCCCCTATTAAAGTATTCACCCTCCACCATGGCCGACAGTGGGAAGTTTCGTAACGATACACGTAATGCACTGATTAATATTATAGCCTTCCTCATACAAATAGAGGAGATAGAAAGAGGCAGGACAGAGCTTGAGAGTAACAGTCGTAAATCCTTAGATAGTAACGAGACACAGGTCAAATTATTAGAAGACTCCTACATACAAACTGACAGAGACTTGCTTCAGATAGAATCCTTCTCCATTAGAAAAGCACGAGGTAGTTATCAGGGCGTCCAGGTTGATGGAGGTGTCCTTAAGATAATCTCCCACGATGATGCAGCTGCAAGGCGGGTAAAAGGTATTGAGGCGGCAATCTACCCAACAGCGGCAAGTAATCAATTTATAGTACACGAAACCGTGGGTGACATTAATTCTGTTCTTAATACCGAACCTGGTTCAGGAATCTGGGGAGTTAATGTGTATACACCTGCTCAAGAATTAACCACGTACTGGAGCCAACCCCTCTCCAGATCTAGTATGTCAGAGGGAGCGATGCGTGCTTACCATGGAATATTAATTGATCTAACACTAAAACTAAAGGACCCAATAGACGTAAATTACCTCGGAGCTAAATTTCTTACGCCTAGTAAATTAATAAGAGTATATACATACAGCGGACAGGGGAGCGACGACACCCCCTCATGGCAACCAGCGGTAGACGCCGGGAACCGATTTGTGCAGTCTGAGGGGTATGAATATGATATGGAACTTTACAATTTCGGGGAAGTGTCTGGGGTCACTGATGTTCGTATGGTATTTAATGTGGCCCGGCCGGAGGACACGGTTCCTCAACTATATTTACTGGAGAAAATGTATACTCGCGGAGAAGTATTCCGTGGTATAGCTACAGATGACTTGAATTTTGAGGAGTATATACGCATGGAGGATAACTTTCTTTACCATTTTGGCCTACACAACATTAAAGTCCGTAATCGCAAATTGGGTGCAATAACCTCACAACCAGCTCCGACTCCGAGCCTGAAGAAGTACCCGAGGATGATATAATAGCGATGAGCGGTGGAGGTACAGGAGCGGGGTATAGCTCAGGTACTACCTACATATCCCCGGGCCATAAAGTAGAGGGGAAAGCTATAATAGGCGCTGGAATCATAAATGTACAGGAAAGCAACCAGGATATATACGGTGCGCAAAACTATACAACCCTCTTCCAGACAGAAGAGGGGGTAACTATATCCTCAATGCCTTTACTACCTGAAGGACGAAGTGTGGATAAGATACAAGAGAAGATATGGGTACGGGGTGATGGGTCTTTTGAAACCCTTTTCCCGGTGCTCACACTTAATCAAGGCGAGTCAGACTTAACCACTCTAACCGGTCGTTTTTCACAAGGAAGCATTTCTACGAGGACAACATTTCAGGCTCCCCCTGTTCACAAAAACACCTATATTACCCTGGTATACAGTACTTACCTAGTGTCTAGTTTTGCCTGTTGGGATCAAGATGATGATGAGATTGTGGCGCCGTCTGATGTAATGTTATCTGATCATACATATAAGGTAATTAGAATTACCGCAGGGTATGCTGATGTTGTTTATGACGAAAGCGGACCCGCGGTTTCCGTTTATGACGCCGCTGCGCCTATATCCACAGAGGTACAGGAGACTTTTGAGTCCTCAGGTTCAACCGTTTTAGAACTTAGAACAACACCATGGATAGACTTCCAGAGGTACTGGAGTGGTGGTGACAGTTATACCCCCATAGAGGTTTTCCTTACTCCCTCCGGAGGAGGCGACCCAATTTCTCTCCCGGATAGAACTTTCTACTCCAACCGATTACTACAGCCTACTCTCTCAGGTATTGACCTGGAATTCTTTCTCCGGGGTAATTTAGTCTTCTTAAACACGGCAGATTTCGCAGGAGCTCAGGTCATCTACCACACGAAGTGTGAGAAGGCCAAGGTCCAAATTGATATGCATCCTAAGGGCGACATGACACCATGGGTTAGTGAATATACCATTAAATTCAGAGCACAAATTGACTAAGCAGATCATAAAAGCACGTGAGCTATACCTGGAGAAGCTGGGAGAGTTCCTGGCTGAGAATAAAAACCAGAGTGAGGAGGGTAAGTACTTCCAGGCCCTACGCCTATTAGTTGAGGCATTTAGGGATAGGCCTTATATTCACCTCCCCGTAGAGGGAGAGCGGGCTACCAGCAAGCCCTTGGATGATGTCTTCCAACTTCTTGAATCAGAGCACGGCGATATTGAGGGTAGTGTCGACAGCATTATAAACAGTTTGGAGGAGGTAGAGAGTTCCTTGGGGCTGCAAGTTGATGAGGTTCAAGCCCTCGTAACCAGTCTTGAAATGGATATAAATAGCCGCCGTCTTAAATCAGGGGCCGGAGAAGAGGAAACGGACTATATAGAGCTGGAGGAAAACTTTGCAAGGTATGGCCTTACTCTGGAGGAAATTAGTTCATTGGATCAGACTTCCTTCATTGATTCTGTCGAGTGGATACCAGCAACAGGGATGGGAGGTTATCTTTGGTTCGGTGATGTCTCAACTAATCATACCTCACCAACAACACAGGGACTCATTGATATTAACAATGAGGTCGTAACAATTCAACATTTATGGATGACTGGTACTCTAAGTACTTCTCCACTAGAGCAAGAGCTTATAGCAATTATAGGAGACGATACCGGGCTTGGACCGGAAGATGATATGGAGTTTAGTACAGATGCCACAGAGTCAGAAAACCCACCCCCATTTGCGGAGGGTGTTTTGGAAGTCAACCTAACAATCCCCAAACAAATTAGTACTGTATCTCTAGGTACTGACCCGACGGATATGGTAGAGAAGGTTATCATCACTGATTTTCAAGGAGCGGAACAGGTTTATCCAATGAACAATGGTACTGTGACCCTCCCTTCTACAACAACCTCTAAAATTGCGTTTCATATTAGTCGTAGTAATAGCCTATCTCCAATGCCCTTCTGGCTTAGAGCCCTTATTATTTCCATCAGTGACTCTGATGGAAACTCTTCCCTCTATGCTCAATTTCACGATGCCACAGGGGATCTAGTGACATCTAGTGGCACGAACAGGAGTATACCAAACAAGAAAATAATACTCCCGGGGCTGGGATAATATATGAAGCAAGGACCTACATATCAACGATATAATATACCGCCAGATGGAAGTTTCACTGAGAATTCTGGTTATGGTGCAAAATGTAAAGTAGAATTTATTTCAAAATCAGATCTCTTGAGAGCTCGCGGTTATAAAACTTGAAAAATCAATGAGAAATTATTGCGATGCCTATTTTTAATTGTCCAGATAATAATTGTAATCATTGTGGAACAGATTTATGTATTTGTTGTCCAAATGGATATGAATCTTTTGATGCTGGTGATACAATTGAAGTAAAATGGCAAGCTCCATATAATTCTACTGATTATGTTGTAAATGTCACACTTTATAAAGGAAATGAATTTGCAGCAATAATAGCAGAATATTTTAATGCCCATCCAACAAGCTATTATCGTAAAAGCTCAATTCCTTGGACAATTCCAACATTTCTTGAACAGCGAGATGATTATAGAATTAAGGTAACTATTATTGCTGGAGACAATCTTGGTCAATCGGATTTTAGTGATAATTATTTTGAAATCGTTAATACTATAAATCAACCTCCTGTAGCTGATGCTGGAGATGATCAAACTGTTGTGGAAAATAGTATTGTACAACTTGATGCTTCAGGTTCATACGATCCAGATGGTGATACAATAACATATGCTTGGAGTGCTCCTGTTGGAATTACACTTACCAATGCAAATAGTGTGAATCCAATTTTTACAGCTCCAGAAGTTACTGAAGATACAGAATATCAATTCATACTTGTTGTTAATGATGGGGAATTTGATTCAAGTCAAGATGCTGTAACTATTACAGTAGAAAACTTCATTCCTAATCAGGCTCCAACTGCAGATGCAGGGGAAGACCAGGATATCAATGAAGGTATGTTTGTTACTCTTGATGGTACAGGTTCATTTGACCCTGAAGGTAGTAATCTAACTTATACTTGGACTGCTCCGGTAGGAATTACATTAAGTAATGTTAATGCTGTTTCTCCAACATTTACTGCACCAAATGTAGATGATGATACTCCTTACTCGTTTACTTTAGAAGTATCAGATGGAGATTTAACAGATACAGATGATGTAACAATAACTGTTCTCAATGTAGCAGTACCGCAGCCTCCTGTAGCGGATGCCGGGGATAACCAGACAGTTGATGAAGGAGATTTAGTTACGCTAGATGGGTCTGGTTCATATGATCCTGAAGGTGAAGATGTGACATATATGTGGACTGCTCCAGATGGAATTACTTTATCAGATCAATCAATTGTAAATCCTACATTTACAGCTCCGGAAGTCATTAGTGTTACTGATTATATATTTACTCTAACTGTAGAAGATCCACACGGATTGTCAGATACAGATAATGTTACAATAACTGTAAATCCAGTTGCTGATCCACCAGTTCTTGGTGGACAATATAATTATAATAATGACGACTATTATACTGCTGTTAGCCTAATTCGGACTAATAGTGGTGTATATAACTTTACGCCTGAATACTTTTTAGGTCCTGGTAATCCATGCAGCCATTGGCGCATTTGCCCTGATGGCCATGAAGGTGCTAACTACGATATTAGCGGTTCTTTCCCTTTCCCTGAATGGGAAGATGTTATCTACTTCAATCATACATATACCGACATTCCAAGTGGTGACTTACTTGGAACGTGGCGCTCATATGTAAAATATATAGGTGATGACTCCTGGACGGAATTCCTTGGAGGCTTGGAGATTACCCAGGATATGTTACCTCAAGCTCTCCCCGCGGAGCTAACTATTGAGGCATCATCTATCCAAAACCACGTTAATATCACTCTTGGAGATGATTTTACCTGGATGTATACCGCCGGGGGTGTATGGAGTGATATTACACACTGTATATACCCCGAGGAGTACTCTAGTCCTTACCTCCTTGCTGATATAGTCCCTGATCAAAGTAATTGTGTTAATTATAGTGATGGGGGTCTATGTCATAATCCTAACGATCTGATGGCAGGTAGTGTAATATCTCAGTATAACTTGTCTACGACGGCGTATGGGCCTTACAACTTAGAACTAACAATAAGGGGAATGACACAAGGATCAATAACATGCCGGCTTGGGTTGGAATCTCCAAGTGCAACATTTAATTCTAACGGAACACACTCAGGAAACATAGAAGCATCCTCTTTGTCCCCAAACACCTTCTATATCTACCCTACTCCCGACTTTAACGGGATAATTGATAATGTCTCTCTCAAACTTTCTGGAGGAGGAGATGAATTAATAAGTAACGGTGATTTTTCCAACAGTCTCCAAGATTGGAGTGGAACTACTTGTTGGGAACATGCCTATTTTCCTTTCCCGATCCCGAAAAATACTGTATCACAGGAAGATTGGTGTGTGAATACCCATGGTCTATGTTTACACACATTTTCCGACGATGTAACGACATGGCACGTTCCCACTTATTATGCCCGGGGGTATTTAGCGGGGGCCTTTTCTGTCTTCCTCGGAACCTCCTCCTATTCTTCGTCAATAAACTATGAAAACTATCCCTTAAACCCTTATGAACTCACAATAACCTGTGATGTTAGTGATATACTTACTGTATACTCAAACGCCCAATTCTATATCTATAATAATACTTACCAGAGCGAGGCACTTACACCTGGTAATGGTATTATCACCTACACAGTAACTGCAACTGCAGGTAATTCAGCTAACTTGGAGGGTAATTGGACAATAGAATGGCAGGATGGTAGTGGTTCTACACTAGAATCTATTACCCAATCTGTTCCAGCCGACACCTTCTCACCACCACCCGATTTCGGGAATGTAGATTATTCACTTGAGCATCCAAATGATTGGAACCTCACAATTACCTGTGATGTTAGTGATATACTTACTGAACACTCAGACGCCTTATTCTATATCTATAAAGAGGGTTCCACAGGTACATCTATACAACCCAATGATAATAACACGATCACCTACACAGAAACTGCAGGTAATTCAACGGACTTGGAAGGTAATTGGATAATAAAATGGCAGAACGGTGGAGGTGAGGTAATAAATTCCACCACTTGCACGGTTTCAAGTCTTCCACAGTTTGAGGATGTAACAGATAACCTCTCAATAGATTATAACAATTGGCCCGCCACCCCCTTTGAACTCACCATAGAATGTAATGTTGCGGCTATAATTAATGATTCCCAATACCTAGGGACTGATGAGTTCTATATCTCTAATAGTAACTACTCAAGTGATCCGCTTCCACCTGATAATAATGATATTATCACCTACACAGCTGCAGGCGACGAGGGAGGTTTAGAAGGGATCTGGACAATAGAATGGCAGGATAGTGAGGGTGGTTTAATAAATTCCACTGACTATCCTATCACTATCAACCACACCCTACCTAATTTTGTATCAGATGAACATTATACATCAATAAACTATGAGGACTGGAGTGGAAATCCCTATGAACTCGCCATAACCTGTGATGTTAGTGATATACTTACTGAACACTCAGACGCCTTATTCTATATCTATAAAGAGGGTTCCACAGGTACATCTATACAACCCAATGATAATAATATTATCACCTACACAGTAACTGCAAGTGATTCAGCGGATTTGGAAGGTAATTGGATAATAAAATGGGGAAATAGTAATGATTATTCAATACGTTCTATTAGTCACCAAGTAACTGAATTCCCCTCTCCCCTCGTCTTAAATACTCCTACATCCGATTGGCAGGTAGATTATAATAACTATTCCTCAAACCCTTATGGGCTCACAATTACCTGTGATGTTAGTGATATACTTACTGCGCACTCATACGCCCAATTCTATATCTATAAAGAGGGTTCCACAGGTACATCTATACAACCCAATGATAATAATATTATCACCTACACAGTAACTGCAACTGCAGGTAATTCAGCTAACTTGGAGGGTGATTGGACAATAGAATGGCAGGACAGTGGGGGTAATGTAATAAATTCTGCTACCTGCTCAGTCAGCACCTCCCCGTCCCTTCCCACCTTTGGGGAGGTAGAATACACCATCATACCAGATCTTAGCGTGTCACCGGTACGATATGATTTTAGTATAGAGTGTGATGTTGATGATATACTTACTGAACACTCAGACGCCCAATTCTATATCTATAATAATACTTACCAGAGCGGGGCACTTACGCCTGGTAGTGGCGTATGGGGTAAAACAACGAAGTGTGTAATTGGGTACCTTGCGGAGAACGAGTTAGAAGGGACCTGGACAATAGAATGGCGGAACAGTGGGGGTGAGGTAATAAATTTTCATAATGAAGAAATAGATCAGGACGTTATTCAAGGAGTAACGCTTGATGGTACTACATACAACACACCCCAGGGCAACTCATTTTACATTCAAATACCAGGAGGTTCCTCTCCATACAAACAAAATACTACTGATATTGGCCCAATACAACTACAATTAACTCAGTATGAAACTACCAAGACCTGGACTTCTCCACAGCCGTACAACTCTGATACTGGTGTATCAATGCTCTCCCTGCACTCCTATGACCTGGTTCCATTTACAACAGGAGATAGAGAAACCTGGCTCAAATATGAGATAGTAACAGAAGGAGGAGATACCTACCCAATAACCCCCGTAAATAGGCCCGGGCAATACCCGGTCATATATAATGTGAATAGTACCCTACCGGAGGAGCTTAGAAGTGATAGGCAACAAAACTTTAATGAGGGGTTCATAGACCAGAAGGTGTTTTCCTGGAAAGTTAGAATTACAATGCTCCGCCCGGGGAATGAGGTTAATAGAACCCCTATAGTTTATACATACCGGATGAGATATTATGAGTGAAAATAGAAGAAAACAGGTGTATACCACTCTGGTAAAAGAATTTGTAAGACGTTGGGGCCGAGTTCCAACCCAGGCAGAGCTATATCGTTCAATTCAGGACTCATTCTACAAACCACTGGCTAAACCTCTGGTACCGAAGAACAAGGCAAGAAGTAGTGCAGAGTATTTTGGGCAAACAATGAAAGGCCTGCTCGGGGACACTAAAGACGTCCTGGAGATACTTAAGGGAACTGAAGATGCCAATCTGCAATTGAGGGTCGGTGTTGAAGACGGGGCAAGAGACGTGGCTAATCAAGCTCGTGCTGCAATAAAACGTATTCGGCATCAAGACACAATACACAAAAGCAAGGTAGCGCTTGTTGATGTTCTACCGGAACCTATTAAGCGTCTATCCCCTTATACTCGCTATGGTACCAGTGTTACCCTTCTACAGGATTCACTAGCGCCGATCTCCTATATCCCCACCGTTATCCCAACCTCTGATAAAACAATTGATAGATACGAGCTAAATGAATTCTCCCTTCCTTACTCAGCCTTTGTAAGGGCTAAGGAAGATGCCTCGTACTCCGGATTCACTCTGGAACTGTTAATACAGGATGATGGAACAGATATACAGGGCCCTATAAATATTACTCGCCTCTATTATGACGGTTCACCAGTTATGATGACTATTGAAGTATCCGGGGATGATGGTGAATGGACTACAGTAACCACAGTAAATCCAATTGGCCGTACGGAATATATTATCAATGAATCTACCACAAAACTCCGGCTCACATTTACTCAATCGGGAAATTACAGTAAGATATACATCAAAGACCTACAGGTGTACCGAGAAAGGTATCAGCCCGAGGGAATTTATGTCTCCGGGCCATATGATCTTAGTAAGGCCGCCGGGCGGCTCAAGGTTGAACCAAATCAATACATACCCAGTGATACGTCAGTGATATGGGAATATGGATTGGACTATCCCCTATCCGGGAGGTATGTTAGTACTTCAGGAGATATAGTTCATCCGGATAGTCCACTATTTACAAACAATACCACCTATGATACCTCAGTGGAAAGTGGGTCTTTACACTATTCAGATATAGTTCCTTTTGATGCTTTGTCAGAGAACTTTCACTCTCCGGGTTGGAAAAGTATCCCCACCCGAGGAACCCTCTTTAATGCTGAGCTGGATGAAAGTAATAGCACCTCACTATATAATGGTGCTGGCGGGTCATACAATAACTCCATACGCCATATCGCCACCTTAGATAGTAAGGTAATAGATGAATCAATTAAGATCACCTATGGTAAGGATTGCTGGAAGTTTAGTGAGACAGATGCCCCGGTAATAATACTGAATGAGGATGGAACACAAACCCAAATTTCAACCCCCTTTCATCACTGGATGACACACTTAATTGTCAGAGGACAAACGTCTTCAGTGAGATTCAACAATCCGGCCCACCCAAGGGACGCTGCTAAAAGCGCCATCAAAGAAATAATCCTACAAAACACATCCACAGGGGAAATTATTATAGACCAACTCTTCGACGACCCCATTACTATCGTTAAGGGAATATGGAAATGTATTCTGGTCTATAATCTTCTAGATAGTGAAAGCCCACCAGAGAGCTTCCCCCTTGATCCCAGAGCCGCCGCCTGGACCGGTATAGATCCCTTCCAGGTAGTTACACCCGGTGACGATATATCTTTCATGATTCAGCCTTTTCCTGCCACACGGGTCAGTATTGAAAATATAATAGATGCCGCATCTCTTTGTACAAACATAAACCGATTTGCCATTGAAGTACAAGATGGGGGTCAGAAGAAGATCCTTATGCCACAGGCATATACTTTAGGCCTTACTGATATACTTGGTAGCGAGCCGTGGTTTATATACTCGACCGAAGATACCCTAGCAGGCTTCTATGACATATCTTATATGAAGGAAGTTGATGAGCCCATAGATAATATATTTCTCAGGGCAAGGTTAGAGACAGAAGATCCAAACAAGACACCAATCATTCGCGGGGTTACTTTGTCTGTTGATGAACATCTATGGGACACAGTGCAGCAGGAAGAAGCAGGCATAACTGATTACACAGAAGGAGAGGAGCCGGAACAACAGCCGGGGCTGGGATAATATATGAAGCAAGGACCTACATATCAACGATATAATATACCGCCCGATGCGCCACTCTCCAGCCAGATGCTTAATGATATATTTGATGGGTGGTTGGTTGGTTTTGCTGTTATATTTAATACACCTCTGCAGAATATGACTGACCTCAGAGAAATTTGTGGGGACATAGCCAAAAACCTGGCCACGTTTGATAAGCAGGATGCAATGGCCCGTGGAATATTAGGCGACATTGACCAAGATGATCATACCAGTAACTGGAGACATGTATAAGTGAAGAAATTTGATTATGGCGAGAATATAGATCCTGTAGAACTTAATAACAATCTACGGGATGTGGAGACCCTCCTCTCCCAGGCATACAAATACAATAATGAACTAAAAGTCCGGCAGAATATGCTCGATATGGCCCTGGGGCACATTCTTAACGCCGCTGATTCTTATGTGGATACGGCTCAACCAGATGCAACTATGTATAATGCTGCTACCACAAACAATGGCCCCTACAATACCTTCTGGGCAGGTAATCCCCCCAGACTGGTTACACCAATTACCTTTGATGGTACAGAAACCATGAACAATCTGGATGTGGTTAGGGGTAAATTAGTTCTTAAGTCCAAGGCCTCCCACTCTAAAATTCCTCTTGTCAAGAATGACTATAATGAAGACCGCCCAGCGGCGGGGACAACTATTCTTATGGAAGCTGGCTCTGAAAAGATTGAATTGGGCGACCAGGAACTTGCCTGGGCCATTCTCTCACCAGATCTCATCTGGTGTTATAGATCGAGTACCTCTTCCATAACCTTGAGTATATCCACACCGCCCAGTAGTTCCCCTGTTGTTAATCACATATCCACAGATGCTATCTTCCCAAATAAAGAACACACCATAAAATATGTAAACGCCGCCGGTCGCACAGTACCCCTAGGATCCCAAAGGGGTAGCAGTGACTTCTATTTCCCAGGAGACAAATTTGGCGGCAGAATTGTACTTATCCTCAATGGTATTAGCGTTGGTAGTAATACCTATGTCTACGGCCTCTCCCAGGTAAGAGCATCTGAAGAGGTATTTCAACCCTCAGGGTACCTTCTCAAGGAAATTAGTCTTTATAACAATGCAACCTACCTGGGGGATAAGTCTCTTTTCCTTGATGCTATTAATTATAATGGCACCATTCCAGCTTCCAGATTCAGTGACGCAGTAAGAATTCAATTAGGACATGGGTTGAACGAGGAGCGGCAGGATCTTGTTAGTGTGCTCTTTGACTCGGACATTCACCCTCTTGAGAACCCATCCGGCATCGATTTAGGAATCGGAGGTACGATATGGGCCAAAATTACACTTAACCTGGTAAATAAGGATACAACACCCTCCTTATCAGGCCTCTTGATGGAGTACTCAGTAGGTGTCTAAAGAGATGAATAAATTAAGTGAGTTGGCTGGCGCGTTAAACAAGTAAGGAGATGATATGTCAGTAAGTGATACAAGTTTCATGGCTTTAGAATATAAGGTGGACACACTAACAAGAGAACTGCAGCAGCTTAAGACAGATCTCACAAACTATCAAACACAGTCTGCGGCCAGTGCAGAAGCACATGACCTCTCAAGTAGGATTAACATTATAGCCGATGACCTAAGCAATATGGACGCGAAGCTGGCCCTTGTTAAATTACCCTCGGAGACACAGTACTACCTCAAAGAAAATGATATACGTGGACTTAAGAGTGTAGTAGACCAAGCAAGAGCCCTAAAGGCTTATGTCGATAGCACCCTCAAGGGTATTTTAGCTGTGGTAACTAAGATGGAACAGGATAGGAACAGTTAGAATGTCCGCGGTAAGATATGCAACAACTATTCCCTTCCCTCGTGCCACGGTAAGTATAACCAGACAGGGCACACTCATCCGGTACTTCCGGGCCTCCGATGAGGACGGACAAGTTGAATTCTATGACTATGAACTCCCTTATGGTTATAAGTGGGATGTGAAGTATCGCCCATCAGGACAGAGTTATTGGAACTTTCACGAGGCTGTAGAATTACTGGAAGGTTTTGATGAGGGAGGTGTTGATATAGCACCCCCAGATGGCTCCACATATAGCACTACTTACACTGGTCTTGATGATGAAGGAGGTAATGGTATAGCACCCCCAGGTGGCCCCACATATAACATAACACCCCCAGATGGCTCCACATATAGCACTACTTACACTGGTCTTGACTAAATATGTCACAAGAGGTTCACGAAAAGGCCTACAGTATTGCATGCACGGGAGCTGTCGACAATATCGGTGGAACAAATGTAGACACATACAAGATATTCGCCGAGGAGATTATTGGTAATCCAGGCGATCCCGCCGTAGGAGATTTCAACTCTGCCTCCTTCATTGGGGAAATAAATAACCTTCCCTACCTCCCTTGTTACTATAAATTTCCCACCCAACCCGATTATAATCAACTTAAGCTTAGGAATTCAAACGGAGAATCTATTTCCCCCGGCGAGGCTCCTGTCTACGGCCCTGACAATGTTTACATCTTCAAATGGCGCACCTGGGAACATGGTAAGTGGTATAGAGTATGGATCCTAGCCGTTGACCAAACAGGGAATATGGAGAGCCTTAACGCCTCTGGTATTCCCAATAGCCTGGATAAAGCCCTCTTCACCACACCTATCCTGGAGGAAGATGAACTCATTTTCAATGCAGCTCCAATCCTATCTGTTCTAGAAGGTGTATCTGGGGAGGATGAGGCTGATGCTGATGTAAATAAAGCAGAAACTTCAACAGCAATCTTCACCTTCGATAACCTAACTACGTTCCTGGGAAAGTTGTCTAAGATTGTCATCCATTATAAGAAGTCCGTGGATACTATCTATCACCCATTTTCTGAGTTTAAATACCATACAGATATGGATGATGTAACCTCCTCCACAGCCACATACCGTAAATCATTCACAATAGAGGATAAGCCTACAAACTACGACTTCAGGGCTATATTTCTTAATCCATATGATATTCCAGCCAAGGTTGGTGGGGATATTTTACAGGTAAACGATTCTTCAGTCACTTTCAATGGTGTACCAGACTTCTCTGAGTTTGCGGGAGTTACAAACCTTGAGGTGAGAATTGGTGATAACTGGAGTGAAGCAGGGGGCCATCTGCCAGGCCTCACAGCCTATTTACGATGGGATAATATGTACAATCATTCTGATATACAGGGCCATCCCCACGCAGATGGAATTGATAGAGATACCACACAAGCACAATGGGATTCTATTTCCCATTACATAATCTTCATGTATAAGGCAGGGGCCGCAGGCCTTACTCCTGCTAATACATATCCTGATCCTGATGAGGTTAATGGAGAGTGGTTCGTAGTTGGTGAGATCCCAAGTCCACACGACCTATCTATTGGTAGTATAGAATATCCTGTCAAGTGCCCAGCCGGCGCCTCATTGGCCTTCTGGGTAGGCGCCGCAACAAACACTACAAAAACTACGACAGAACAAATTACAAGGGGTATAGTAGAATAAATTATGCCTAGTGGTAATAACACCAGCTTCATAAGTAATATAACCACCGACACGGGTCTATTTAAGGATGACCGGGTTGTTAAATTGATTGATACATCTTCCGGAGTAATAAAGCCTGACCTGGGAGATGGGGATGATAAAGCTCTTACAGACACACTTCTAAACGCCAGAAGCACGTCAAACAATATAGCAGGGGCGAGTATTGAGGGGTTCCTTGTTACCTTCGACAACGAGACATACGCCGCCAGAACAGGCTCGAATATAGGTAATGATACCAGGCCCATCGAAGGACAAGACATACGTAGCAGGATCCCCGCAGAAGGTATCCGTATAGGCAACGTAGGTCGGTTAGAAGATTTAGTAGAACACGATGGCACATACGCCAAAGTTAAAAATACGGCCAGGATAGGTAATACCCCCGTCACCTCGGTTGAGGTGGGTACCGACCGTTCAACTACCCACCTAAACACAGACGGGCTTAACCCAGAAAGCGCCATCGGGCGAGCGGTGATGCAAACAGTTATCTGGTCTGACAACTCAGTCGCCCGTACGAGTGGAGTTGAGGCATCCGCAAATAGTGCAATAGAGGAAGGCAGTTCATCCTGGAAGGTAAAGGCCGTAATCCCGTACACATATGACCCAGAGGATAAGGCTCTGGCTCTGACCTCTCAAATGGGATCGGACAATCTTGACTGGGGTGGATATATGCGCTTATCAATACATGAAATGAACTCAGATGGTACATTAGGAAATAATAAAGGGGATTCGCCGTACGCAACCGGTGGTGGCACTAATTACTCTGAGAAAAACACCGTCCTCAATCTTACCGGCCTCGGTCTGGTAGAAGGTACTATGTACTATCTAACGATAAAGGCTATGAGTTACGCGGGTAAAATCCTCCTCTTAAACCCAGTTATAAAGACATCGGGCATAACTGATTATTGGCAACCTGCAGACCAAAATTCCTCCTCATAATGCCTTTCACTAGACACAGTAAAAGACCTAATAACACGAATGGAGAAGTGTCCTCCTATCACTCCCAACTGTTTCGACGCGGAATTGGAGGCCACTCTGCAGGACAAATAAATCAAGCCGGAAAGAATTACTATAACCCACAGGACAATAGTCTGGTTGGGTGTTGGTTGTTTGACGGCGGTGTTGGTACAATAGTAAATGATGAAAGTCTGTACAATAGTACTGCATACCCAGGGACAATAGGGAATTGGGTTAATGATGGTATGCAGTTTGATGCTAGTCAAGAGCAATACCTATCCGTTCTCCCAGACAGCCACCTGGATCAGGACAGCTCCCTATCAATACTCAGCTGGATAAAGCTGGATACAATTACAACATCTATGTGCGTTCTATGTAAGAGTTCACAAAACAACACCTCCGTGGACTATTACCTGGAGGTAACAACAACTGGCAAGTTAATTATGGGTTGTTATGATGGTGTATGGCATCCAACGGAGGGAGCAACTTCACTCACAACGGACCGGTGGTACTTAGTTGGTGGTACCTTCGATGGTTCTATTTTTAGGATTTACCTTGATGGGGTTATGGATAATAATACCACAGAAAGTGTTTCTAAACTACCAATGGGCGGAACGTTGGAGTTTGGCCGGTTTAATAATGGTATACCGGGCAACTATTTTAATGGTACAATACACAGTATCTTCATCTGTGCACGTAATCTTTCAGCTCAAGAAATCGAGAATATATATGACGCAGGGCCTTACTACTCTACAGAGACTCTCTCCTATGAGTTATAACACAGAAGACAGGAAAACTAGGAGATAGAAAGTACATAATGCCATATTCAAAGGCAAAAGGAAGTATCATAGTCAAACCCTCCTTCATCAGAGATGCGCCGCGTATTAAGGTTGGGGCATCACCCATTATCACACTACAAGATACTGAAACAGGAGATCAATGCATGTTAGGTTATAATCCCCCCTGCATAGTCCCCGGCTGCATTGGATTATGGGATTTTAGTGATGCCAGCAGTGCGGGTTTGTATGATAAGAGCAGAGCAGGTAATAATCTCTTGCTCTATAACACATGGACCCCAGAACAATATAAGGACTCAATATTTGGTGCTTCTTACACCTTTAATAGCAATAATTACACAGGCATAGTTGATAACTTCTCTGTAGGAGGTGCCTTTACTATCGAGGTCCTTCTAAGAATTATAACCGATGGCTCAGATAAGTGGATCATTGATTTTGATCAGGGTGGACAGTATGGCTGCTATCTAATGCAGGTCGGAGGTAATGATTTTCGATTTAGTGCCTACGGAACGGAAATTAGTTCGGGTTTTATAGTTGGAGATCAAATAGATAAGTGGGTACACCTGGCTGGTACTTATGATGGTACATCACTGTATCTATATATCAACGGAAAGAAATGGAATAGTGGAACTGCATCTTCTCAAGACCTAGTAAATAAAACCCTAACAATAGCCGCAAGGAATGATGGGTCTTCCCCAGCAGACTATGAAATAGCAGCAGTACGTATATGCCTTAGGGCTCTAAGACCCTACGAATTTATACATCATTGGTATTTTAACTCGATAGTTGGTGGGTATATAAGTTCAAATGGCGCAGTGTTATTCAATGATCAGATATCAACCTTCAGAAGCGGAAAGGTGTTTACCGTACAAGCTGATTGGAATAGCGAAAACAGTTTTAAATCAAGTAATATAATAGTTAACGGCATCAGAGGTATCCCTGATGAGGGTTTTGTACAAAGTCAAAAGGATTTCTCCAAACTTGTAGTTGGCGGAACACCATACAGTAACAGCAAGACAGTGGGTATGTGGGTTTTCGATGGTAGTCTTACTTCCGAGGGAAAAGTAGTTGATTGGTCCGCAAATAGTAACCCCGCCGACCTTATCGGATTAACTGAAGAGGACCTGGTAAATACTTACTACGGAAGGTATTATGAAACAGACACCTCCAAGTATGTAAGTATTCCTAACAATAATATGTCCCTTGACTTCCTATCAGGGGATGCAACAATAGACATACTGGTATCAATACCGGACACATCTCTGGATACTGTATTACTATCTAGATTTGAGGATGAAAATAACTTTCTCATTCTCAAATACAATTCCACAGCCGAGGAATTAGAAGCATCCATCAAACTTGGCGGGGCCTATATACACCAAGCCATCGCTGGTTGGTCTCCTATTCAGGAGAATTGGTATCACATTGCGTGGGCCATTGAAAATGGGTTAGCTAATCACTTATTCGTTGATGGGGTTGAAGCAGCACTAACAACCGATATACACACCGGGGGAAATATATTAATCTCTGCTCCAATTGAGATAGCCAAGTATGATACTTCATTTAGCGGACTGAGAATGGCATTCCTTAGAGTCTCTTCCTGTGTCATGACCTCTGACGAAGCTTCTGTACATGGCCAGTGTTTGTTCAAGGGTGACATATCCGTGCAGGACTTACTACTACCGAGTTAAATATATCTATATGGGCAAAATACTCACACGTAACCAGATAGCAACAATTACCCGGGCTGAGAAACCACTTAGTATGTTGGGGACGGCGGACTACTTCGCTCCTACCCAACACCTTGGGTACCACCCGGAAGAGTTCTCGGTGGAGGCTGGTACTTTACTATGTATGAATTTCACACAGGAAAGTAGTGATGGGGGAACAACACTGTATGATCTATCAACAGGTAACCATCACGGGACAATAACTGGAGCTACATGGTCAACAAATTCTGTGTGGCGTGAGAGTTTAGAATTTAATGGAGTTGATAACTACATTGATCTAGGTAGTTATGAAAATATGCAGAGTGCTGCGCTCAATATAACCCTCGAGGCCTGGGTAAAGATTAACCTAATCCAGACGGGGGGAGTAATTACTTTTATAGATACCAGCTTGATACCAACCTTCTCGCTCTCCATCTTAGTTTCGGGGTCAACTACCTACCCAAGTTTTGAAATTAATAATACGACTACATACAGCGACACCTACGATATAAACGATGGTAACTGGCATTATCTCGCTGCTACTTACAATGGTACCGCTATAGCACTCTATGATCAAGGGGAGAGGATTAGCTCAACCAATCTACACGGGGCCATAAATTACAATGGCGATGAAAATATGTATATAGGTAAGACAGGTACGGACATATTTGGTGGAAACATCGCGGGGGTTCGCATAACCAGAAGATATAAGCCGACGCTCGCCTTACATAAGTACTACCATGGAGGATAATGGCCATGCCTGAACAATGTATGTGTTACATACCCTTTGATAACAGTAATGCTGGCGGGCGGGTAGTATCAGAATGGTATAACCAGAATCTACCCATAGAAGGAAAACCACCCCTACTGAGAGGTAAGCCCTGGGCCCATTCAGGTAGACATGGAATGATGCTGGCGGAGGCTACCACTAACCTGAAGAGCCTTGGTGATTTCTCAGATGGTTCCCTTGGCAGCTTAACGGCCGGGGGAAATAATTCATTGGAAATAGCCACAGAGTTAGCTCTCTTTGGAAATTACTCCGCCAAGGTAGAGTACCAAAACTCCAACGAATTATGCACCGATAGTCTAACCCTATCAGGCAATATTACTTACCACGTTAGTTGCTATATTTGGGTTCCCCCCACCTGGGACTCCAATGATACAATTCGCATTGAGCCAGATACATCCGCATTTAATGGATATTACTCGGTCAAGAGTAATTGGGCCGGAAACGCTCCAGAGATGTATGGAACCTGGCACAGACTTGTAACAGAGGTAACAACTCAAGATTTAGTCGGTAGCCCTGTAGCTGCCTACTTCAAACTTCAAACATATTCAGGGCCTACGCCGGGTAGGTTTCTTTATTTAGATGGAATACAACTTGAAGAGAAAGCATATGCCACACCCTTTGATGTTACTAACAAGGATGGAATCACACCTAGAAAGACGCAACATCTTCGTATTCCAACTGCTGGAAACTTTCCCGGGCCTGGAGGAGGTTCAATATCAATCAACCTCCGGCCCTGTTGGAATAATAATACAACCGGTAAAGACAGAGTTCTATTTTCCATGGAGGATTCCCTTACGGATAGCTGGCTTATATTTTACGATAACATGAACGAACAATTTGTCTTTAGGATGCAGAGTGGAGACAACTTTACAGATATAAGAAGCCCAACGCAAACCATTTCCACGGGGGAACTTGTTACACTCATTACCACGTGGAATGGTACGGAGGGACAATTGTATGTCAATGGACTAGAAGCTAAAACTGATAGTAGAATACAATGCAGCATAAGAACACCGAGTACCATAGTACTTGGAGATCGTCAGGCAGAACTTGGTAGTTGGACGGCTAATGCCTCCTTCAATGAGGTGGGTATATTTAACTTCCCCCTCACGCATAGACAGGTGTTAGACATCAACCATATAGCAGAGGCCGGTTACTTGCTTAGCAACCATGGCAATATCGCGAGGGACCCCAAGTACCACCCTACAATCACTGATCCGGAGAGTGGAATGATTTTCATAGGCACGGACTACAACATTAATGGTACTAATGTGGCCTACTAGCGGCAGTGCAGGGCCATACACGTTTCTCGGTATATACCATTGACATATCTATAGTAGAGAAACAATTTTAACACAACTTCCTCGAGGAGATTGTTGTTAAACTCATACAAAATAGGATAACTAATAATAATGCCAGATGTAAACACAGTAACTATTTACGGCGGGGCGCTGGCGGGCACCGTGATCGGCGAGGCAACATATAATGCTGCAGCACAAACCTGGACCTATAGTGCCTCGGGTCTCAGTGGTTTTAACATGCTTAAGGCAGTATCCGAGGATTTAGCCGGTAACATAGCCGCTAGTAGTGTAATCAAAGCATATTTCGGGGCTACACAGATACCAAGTGCGGATCTAATTGATGATAGTGGAGCAAGTGATACTGATAACATCACTAATGACAATAGCCCCCGGATCAACTTTGCTCTTGATCTATCCTCCTGTGTAACTGCTATGGGTGTAAATATGTCTGCTTCCTCTATAACAACAGTATACCTGGAACGAAAACCTAATAGCGATGCCGATTGGGCTGACGCAGTAGAAATGTCTACCGACGCACCAACTATAACTGTGGCAACCGGAGCTGTTTCACACGACTTCACCCAGGCAACTCTTGCTGATGATGATTATGACGTTCGGCTCCGATGGAAAGATGCATTGGGTACTTACTCAAGTTATAGTGACATACTTACCTTCAGAGTAGATACCTCAGTCCCCGCACCAACTATAACCACACCGGGATGGGGTGATGGGGTGATATATATTGGTAGTACCATCAATATGGCAGGTACCGCTACTTAAATAGTAATAACACACACACATGCATAGGTAGTATATGAGGGTCCGGATAACCCTGGGCCCTCTCTACCTTGATTTAAATAACATAATAACAATGGAGGAGAGACACCAATTATGAAACTTAGTGAACTAATTAATTCAGCAGACGCCCTTGGACGTCTCATGGAACAACCCATAAAAGCCAAGGGTTCCTTTAGACTTGCCAAGGCAGTAAAACAGGTACAGCCGCTAGTTGCGTCGTATGAAGAGACACGATACAGGCTTATAAAGAAGTATGGAGAAAAGGGCGAAGAGGGTGAATACTCCGTAGAGCCCGGCTCTAAGAACTGGGACAAGTTTGTGACTGAGCTAGATAAGCTCTTGAATGAGGATGTAGAGGTCAAGCTCAACAAAGTTACATTATCGAGTATAGTTCAGGCTGAATTAACCGCGGCTGACGCAATGCAATTAAGGTGGTTGGTAAAGGAATAAGTTATGCCAATGGATACCACAGAGGTTAAGCTATATAATCAGATTGGAGGATCGCCCGACCCAAATACTGATACCTACCTGGGTAATGATGTTACCTTTGATCAGTCCGGCGGATGGGAAATAAATGTGACCTCTCTTGGAGAGGGGCGATATACAATATATGCTGAGTCACAAGATATGGCAGGGAATAAAGCTTTATCCGATGCTTGTGCTATTAACAAAGTACCTGATCCTATGAAAGTTTCCGGACTTGTGTCGTGGACAGTAGGTGAGTTTGACGGGGTTCAGATTGGAAGCTTTTTCTCTTAACAGCTAGAACAACATAAAAAGGAGAATATATATAACTGATGGCTATTACATCTATAAACCTTGGAACCGCGGGGACACAATCGGGTGACACTATTCGCGCCGCTTTTGGTATATGTAATTCTAACTTCTCAGATTTAGACACTGGGAAGATGTCAACATCTCACGCTGCTAACTCCATCACAGGTTTTGGCACAAGTGGAGCTGCTACAACTGTAGCAAGGTCTGACCACGCTCATAGTGGTTCAGATATATCATCTGGGACAATATCTGCAGACAGATTGAATGATGAGGCAAAGGGCTGGCATGGTTATGCTAAGATTATGATTAAGCCTGCAGACTTCATTCCTAATGATGACGACGTTAATGCCAATGTCGCCATGGTAGATAACGGTGCAAAGATAAAAGTGACTAATGCCGCGCTTGAAGCTTATGCACAGTATACTATTCCAAAGGGCTACAAAGCAACAGAGATTATGTTGTACGGAAACACTGCTAACGCAGTAGATGTGGCAACCAGCGGCATAGACAGCTCAACCATAACACTTGTTTCGCCCGCCGAGTCAGTAGTAGGTACAGCTATCAATATTACAGATGTCACTGGTACTGATGCAGGATATTTGATTGTTAAGTGGTCACCAACAGCAACAACCCACTATCTCTATGGTGGTTATATACAGTTGGTAGCCGTGTAGTTATTACATAACAATTCCTACCCATTACCCTTTCTCTCCTCACTTATAACCTACTCCAAACCTAGCTGATTAGCTAAGCCTACTTCTTATATGACATAACTAAAATAAGACAGGAAAAGGAGAATACTATATACATATGACTATACTAGATGATAAGGGTTTACCGGCCCAACAAGGAAATATCTGTGATATTAATAATAAGAAATCATTAATTGTTATCTCTGAAGTATCATTAGAGAAAGGGAAAAAAGCTTTGGCCCTGGATGTTATGGAAAAGGAACTTACTCCTATAGACATACTGCAAATTATAAAGATCGTTGCAGATCAAGTAGGCCCGGCGGCTATGAAACAGATGCAGGAACAGGGTTCAGCTATACAAACTGTACCTGCAAGTACCCTGGAGGATGTTAAGAGGCGGGTCAAATTAGATAGATGACAGAGAAGCTCCTCAAATCTATCCACATTTTTTTCACCGTGGCCCTGGTATTTGTGGTACTTTACTACTATTCCCGCGGGCCTGTCAAGGAGATACTTATTGAGAGGGAAGTAGAAACAATAATTGATACCGTTACCATCACAGAGATTGAAGAGCGTTGGCAGGAAATTGTAACCATGGTTCACGACACGGTAATTACTACCCAACCGGATACTATTCTAGTAACCCAGGAAGTCCCGCTTTGGTCCATTAAACAATTAATATATCGCCTTTACTATTCCCCACCTAAGTTAGAGTATTCCATTATTCAGAGGTATGATAGTACTCAACAACTAATTCACTACCAGTATTCAGATGTCCCATGGGGCTTCGCTTTGTCCCCCCAAGAAACAGGCCCACCACAACTAACAAGCTTTAATCTCCCAGAACCACCGGCCCTGGCCTATGGCCCCCGTTGGGGCCTGGGAATATCTCTGACTCAGGAAGGTATTTCACCGGCAGGCTTTGCCGAGTACTATCTCCGCTGGAAGAGATGGACCCTTACAGGCCGTAGTAATATTACTCTTCAAGGTGTAACAGCAGATATCTACCTAAGTTGGTAGGTATGCACATAGCAAACAAACTCTCTCTCTCTGCCGTTATTACTGTTCTTATGTCTCTTCTCATTAACTTGCACGCAAGACGTAGGAATACCCGATGATCCGTCTTGCAGTCAAACAGTTTGACACTCCGCATACACTCTATAGACTGGAACACATAATCGAGTCAAATAAAGATTTTGAGTGTTGGGGCATATAAAACAACAGTACCATCCTAATTCAAAGTAGTTTATGAACAAGCTATGGTCTAGTCCGCGTACAAACAAGACTAATAGTACTACTATTAAATATGCCGGGGGAAAGAAGAGTAGGGATAAGTTCAGGAAGGCCAGGAAACGTAGAAAGCCGAAAGGATCAAAGTTACAAACTAAGCTTGCACATCTAGCTAAAGCTATATTAAAAGGACACCCTAAATACCACCAGGAAGCTACTTGGCCCTGGTTATTGTCACCTAAACAAGCACCGATGTTTGTTGATATATATTTCCCATCACTTAAACTCTGCATCGAGCTGAATGGCCCACAGCATTATAATTGGCCTAACAGATTTCACCGAACTAAGAAAGCCTTTGAGGAACAACTAAAGAGGGATAAACTTAAGAAAAAGCTCTTGAAGGAGCATGGCTACACAGTAATAGTCTGGCCCCATACAACATTTCTGTCGAAGAGAGCTGTCTATCTACAGTTGAAGGAGTTGGGGTATGAAGTGGAGATACCGCCGCGAGCTAAGCCTGGGACCAGGAAGAAGAAGAAGAGAAAGGGATCAAGGAAGCACAAGCTTCTCCGTATGTCCTAACCTCCCCAGGAAGTTCTTTTAACTGCTGACCGGCTTCTTTCTGTAACCCACCAAAGGTATACCGAGTTCAATCTCTTCCTGGAGTACCGTGAACTACCCACCCGCGCAACAGGCAACACCGCAGGGACTGGAGATGGTAGTCAATGGCCTCTGGATAGTTCCCCTGCTTAAAATGGAGGTAGGCTAAGTTCTGGAGGGCTGGGACATCTGATTGATATTCAGAAGTGGTAGCGGGAACCGGATTCGAACCTGCGGCCCCCTGCTCCCAAAGCAGGTGCGCTGCCCGGGCTGCGCCACTATCCGATATTGCTATGTAGGTAAGCTGGGTATGAAGCTTTTTACACTACATACCCAGCACAACTCTACCTGCCCGGCAGACTAGAGCGGTTAAAAGCTCTGCCGATTTACTTCTTCTTTGGTTCTTCTGGATTAAGAGCTAGGTACTTGCTTATAAAAGCAACCATGTTAGCCAGCCAAATATCATCCTTAGTTGAAGGAGTTATTTTGACTACTATACTGGCAACTGCAACGATATAGATATATATCTCTGCAATATTTGCCCAATTAACCTTAAACCAGGAAAGCAAATCAAATATGAAACTCATGAGATTAGTCCTCCTATATTAGTTTCGTGGAAACCCTTTAATGTTGGGGCCGTCTTTTCCCTCATTCTTTATCAGGGGCATCTGTTTAGTTATGTCATGTTAGTTTTCATTCCTATGTTGTTCTCGGCCTCTAGTAACCGGCGGGCCTTCTTGGTAGTTCTGCTTTTCCTTTTCTCCTTTTTATCATTCCCTGGTACATAGATAACTTCACAGTCTGCACATACCTCCTCATTGGGAATAGGCGTATACAATTCATTGTGTGAAGAGGAATAAGCTCCGGGATTCTCTATAGCGGTCTCAACCATATCAATAAACCTATCAAACAAAGAATTAATATAGTTAGCGTACCTTGTGTACTCCCTTAAAACCTTTGTTATTATAGTAGGTTCAAGCATAATCTTACCTCCTTACGTAGGTGGGCCGGGTATGAAGCTTTTTACACTACATACCCAGCACAATTCTACTTACTTAGCCATGACACACAATCAGGACTAGCTTATCTTAACCTTAATACCCTCAGGCTCGGTCTCTTCCTGTTTAGGCAAGGTAATGGTAAGAACACCATTACAATAAGAGGCCGAAACCTTCTCACCGTTTACAGTCGTTGGTAGAGTTACCCTGCGCATGAAGGTACCGGTACTGCGCTCCTGGCGGAAGTGTTCTACCTCTTCCTCGGTGCGCTCACCGGCGATGGTTAGGGTACCATCATCTATAGAGATGTCAATATCTTTCTTCTTCATCCCTGGTAGCTCTACAGCTATCTGGTAAGCGTCACCCTGTTCCGTTATGTCCAGGGCAGGACGCCACGAGTTTCCAAACTTTCTGCGAAGGAAGAAGTCGTCACTCATGACCTCTTCCATCATCCTTTCAAATGTATTCGTCACACGAAAGGGGAAGATTGAAAATGGACTGTGTTGTTTAACTAGCTGTATCATTTCTGTTCTTTCTCCTTTTATTGTTGGGTTAGTAAGATGTAATCTATATGTTAGCTGCTTTATAGTAGAGCAACTTCTGTGCCACTGAATCTAATTATGTCACTTTATCAGGCCGGAGGGCCCAACTATATCACCTTGTCGGGCCGGTTGTGTCAGTGTGGCGAGCCTTTCACCCCACTACTCTACCCATTGACGGGTTTCCTTCAAGATGCTCATCCGCCGAACGCCCTTACCCCCGTCTTGCCGTAACCACAGCTCAACGCGAGCTTCGTCAAGGGAATCAAATTTCAAGGGTTCACTATCCTGATTAGTCAGATAGATAAAGCCTTACCCTCCCTGCCATTACTTATACTCCTTCGATAGTTCCGCCGCCAGGTACAGGTAGTCCTCCAGGCGACAGATGATTACTTCGCCCTTCCGGGCTCTCTTCTTAATAGCCAGGACAGGAAGCTTATCCTCTTCCCTTGCCTTCTTCATCACATCCTTCTGAAAGAATCGCCAGATACTCCATCGCCTCTGGTGTGGAGTCATAGTAATAGGTTCGAAGGTAGTGGCGTCACAGTTATGATAATAAGTATGGAAAATTACATAGACTTCCTTTCGGCTGATTGTCCAGCTCAATGGGATATTGCTCTTCCGGACCAGATTATAGATTGGCCGGAAGGGACTATCATCCCGGCTGAAATATTTTGCCTCTATGTAATAATCCTTGTGAAGGGTATCGCTCTGGGTATGACGAGAATTGCTACCGGAGAGAGGCGTACGATAGGTACCCAGCCTTCTGCCTAATTCCCGCTCAAATGCTTTCCATGCCTTACTCATTTAATAGTACTCCTCATCATCATCTTCATATCTGCTATATGTTACAGACTCCTCAAAATAGCCATCCAGATTAGGGTCTGTTATTCCTTTACCGCCTGGCCCAATTTGCCCTCCCAGCTTATGCCATTGCCTATGTATATCAGTCTTAATTTTAGCCAGCCAGTATTCTACATCCCGAGATTCCATTCCTAACATCTCAGCTACTTTATAGATTGGATGGTTATAATAGTAATGCGCGAAAAAGGCAATGACACATATTGTTTTGTGCTGCTCTAGTACATCAGCGATCACCTCCCAGATATCAAGGCTCTTCATATACTTCCTTCCTATTTTGGTAGTGTTATAGCACATTTGGTACATTCATTACAAAGGGAGGAGGGTGTACCATAGTAAGCACCACGATTAATTAACTCCGCAATAACTTCATAACCACACTCAGGGTTATAAATAAAACTATCCACGTAGTTTAATAATGGATAAAATACATCAAGCTGAGTTGGTTTTGTATTGGTAGTTAGATGGTATGCTCGGGCATGGTAGTTCGTATATTGCATCATAATACTTCTTTCCTTAGCATCCGGCAGCTCCGTAGTATAGCGGAGCCATGTTAAATTCAGATAACTAAGTTCCTCCCCCGTTCGTTTAAAGCGGACCAAGTCAACATGGGCGTCCATATTATTCGGGCCAAGGAATTCTTTTCTCCGAGGATGAATGAAATCATCCTCTCTTATACCTTTGGAACTCCGCCAGATATCAGCACACCAAAAAGCGCTGTTAATCAGGTTGATAGTTGTAGAGTGAGTATCTTGAAATCCAATCCTTATCCGACGCTTTCGAGTCCGATTAGCAAAAGTTTGCATACAGAGAGGCACACCTATCCTACCAGCCATGATTCCTAGCACAAGATCGTGGACCATCTTCCTCACCTGACGACAGTCAGCGTCTTCTTTTACCACCGGCAGCACAACTCTACGTAGCGGACATGTATTGGTATACCAGTATACCTGATCAAAGGTGATCGGCATTAGTCTGCTACTGTATACTCCTTCGGCTCCGGAGTGGGCCCAGGATCCATTGAGAACCCCTCCACAGCGTCCTGCCAGGCATCTTCAGGTGTATCTCCTGTGCCGGCCAGTGTCACGGAGAAGTGATAAGTCTGCTCCTCAAACAGATCAACCATAAAAGGCTCCCCTGTCTTTGTGTTGATCACACTAAAGACAGTTGCTGTAGACTTTAGGTCTCTCTGAATGACCCGGGCCTGTTTGGCTGCCCCCCGTGGAGATTCAGCGTCCAGGTCTATTTTCCAGGTAACTCTATACTCTTTCATTCTACCTCCTTTAGTGCTTTGACCAGCACTTCCTTTACCTCTTCACACAACCCGGGCCGGGATGACTCCCTATGCCCCGCTATGTTGAGGACCTTAACCTTATTTCGCTCCACGAAGTTCCGGATCCTACCGGCGGTAGAATCGGTTATCTCTCGTACTACTAGCACGGGCCGGTGACCAACATCACTGCTCAGTGGTGTTTCGTAATACCACTTACCATTGCGGGCATAGGCAATAGTCATATCCGTTCCTGCCGACCTCATCAGACGAAAGGCAACGGTACCATCAGATTCATCTACGTTCCTCATAGTTCGTGGTGGGTAAGCCGGGTTAGAATGCTCCAACAGACCAAAATAGGCCAGGGAGTTGTCTCGACCCCGCTCAGTTCTATAGCCCAGGGGAGCAGTTCCACCCGTCTCCAGTCCAAGTTCCCTGCCCGCCTCCAAACCGCCGCGATCAGCCCCTGTCTGTCCCCCAGATATAATCTTCTCTAGATATAGTTTCATACCTTATACATCTTCCATTTTGGTTTAGTACCATAATTGACACCGGCAGCAACATGAGCCAATATCTCATCAAGAATAGCCTGGCCTTCCTCCTTCTTCACAAATCGGAGAGGGAGGGATTGTTCTGCCGCGTTGCGCTCATTAACTCTAGGATCCTTGTATACCCAGGAAGTACAAATATTACCCTCCTTGGCATCATCAGTAACATATTCATACAATATCCGATCTAAATGGGATCCTACATAGTAGTTTCTTATCTCATACATTATATGTATATCCTCCTTAATTTATCCTAGTGAGACCCACTCCCAGCGTCCGGGCTCCATATCCTTATCTCTCAGAACCTTCATCACACGGGTTTCCTTATACAAATCATCTTCATAGAACCTCAGGTAAACAGTATCCGCAGAGCCTGGATACATATCACAGAAATTTTCATCAGGTATATAGATTTCACAATCAATCTCAATACAATCGATGGTTAGAGTAACCATGTAGTCATCCTGTGCCATTTCTTGAAGTATCCTCATAAATTCATCGTTCCGGGCATCTTCATCAAGGACAGTGTAGGCCAGTAAAGAGCCACACCCTGAGTATAATTCCCAACCATCTTCATCTATACTATCAATGATAAATGGTTCAACTTGTTTGATCTTCGATACCTCATCAAGGCAGACCGTGTAGGTTGAGGTGGGATAATATCTCACCCCCATAATTAGAACCTCCTAAGTACTACTCTACTAAACTCCTGGGGAAGTTTAGTGATATTATCTACACTCACTAGATTATCAAAGGCGGCGCGCTCATACATACCACCTCCTCCTATAACAATACAGATTACCTGCACCTTCTGACGCTCTGCCATTTGCTTCAGATCCCGAATATTATAGCTACCACTTGTATCCCCATCAGTAAGAATAACTAGCAACTTTCGCTCCGCTTGATTATGCTCCAGCATCTTTAATCCCACACGATACGCAAGAGGTAGATTTGTACCTCCATCGGCGCTGAGAGCACGATCAATCTCTGCATATATATCCCGTTTCCCATTTCTGATTGGGTACACCTCACAACCAAAGCCGAACATATCAAGCCGCAGTTCTGGTATGGTAGCTATGGCTTTGTGAAAAGTCGCCATAATCTTCTTACATATAGCAGATCGAGACCCAGCCATTGAACCAGAACGATCAAACATAAAGACAGCGTGTGTACGACTTATAGCAGTCTTTACTCCCGTAATGTTTTGCATTATTCGTGCCTTCTCTAGGGGCATAGTTTTCACCTGATAGAAGTTTGGGGCGTGTAATTTGCGCCCCTCCACATCTATATATCGGCCCTTATATGCCCGGGCAAACATAAGGCGTTTAAAATATCGTCTAAGTTTAAAAGCTGCACTCTTATTAGGCAGGGCTATTCCTGTATGATTTGAGGCTGGAGGTATAGAGGTATATCCATGCCCACCGTCATTCTCATCCTCTGGAATATATTGCTCTATATTGAGTCTCTTATCAAGTTTAGTTACAGCCCTACAGAGCTCCTCCTCGGACTGCCTTTCCTCGCGTAATTGATCATAACGTGCTGAGGCCTGGGAGGACTCAAATTCCTCCTTAATTTTACTCTTAGCAAGTTTGTCAGCTGCCTGACCAACTATACTTTTCAGCTCCTCTGGAGATAATTTACCATCACCTCCAGCCCACCTTTGTAAAGGCTCTCCGGGGCCAACACCCCTGGACATTTCCTCTAGAGTAGGAATACTTTGACCCTGCACCAAATTCTTCTTCTCTTCCTCATACCACTTTCGAAAAATGGCTGCAAGATCATTTGTAAGAGTTGATCTCTGTTGGAAGAAGGTGTGTCTGTTGGGAGAGAAAAGACGACGGCAATCATGCATTACCTTTTTAATGTCTTCAAAGGTGTCGTGTAGGGGATGATCATCCGGGAGCTCTCGTATCACACCTCCACCAAATACTATGCCCAACATAGGCCGATAAATAGCGGCCATTCTCACGAGAAGCTGGTATCTTTCCTTTACTGTGCCGTCCGGCAGGTCTTTTAAATCACCATGTAACGCCGTAGCAAACTCGTTGGATATCTGTAAGTACCGCGTAGCACCAAACCACTCCGCCGGGATTACGTTATTCTCATTGGCATCATTTACTAGATTAGACATGAGCCGACGAAACTTACTTAACTCTATAGGTTCGCCAGAGATAATATGGCCCAACTCATGAAAGAGAGATGCCACCAGAATAGTCCACCACAATTCATCTTGCAATTCACCGGAGGTTCGTACACCCCAAAGAGCAATTACGGAGTCTTCTGTCAACGGAAGAGTTATCTGATACTTACCTTTAACCAGCTTCAGAAGGCGGGATTTTGGCTCTAATTCCACACCCATGAACGGACCATCACATAGGTTAACATTAAGCACACCAAGCACCCGCTCCAAGTAATGCCTCACGGCGTAGTACATATTACCTTTCATAGTAACTCCTCTGTTTTTCTGCTTCGCATTTTCCACACCTAAGGTCTACCCGGACCACAGTACTATCAGCCTGGACAATTTTGTAGGCCTGCTCTACAACCCGAGCATCAACCTTAGTATCACATACGATACAAAGTGGACTGATTATAACAGTAGTATCCTTACGCATCCCTGTAGACAACCGAAGCTGGGATACGAATCCCGAACTTAGTCTCCAAACGATTAGCCACATCATCTCTGACATGGGGATCGGGGATAGGATTAATCAGATGATCAATGGATGATTCCATCCATGCCGAAGAGGTGTTACCGTAGATACAAGCAGTCCATATCCAATTAGCCACGGCGGTGTAACCAAAGTCGAAACCAAGTCCGTTACCATCTTTAGATGGCTTATTCAGTAACTTAAAACACTGAACACCCCGGTCCAGGTTAATTGCCTTTGGAAGCTCTGGATACTCCCCCAGAAGCTTACTGTACACCGGTTTCTTCTTTATAATAGCATGGAACACCTTCTTAATAAAGCCTACCTTATCGGAGTAATCATGATACACCATGGTTACCCGACGGGCCTCAGCATTACTAAGTCGCTTTAAATCATCAACCAAGTAACGGTCTGAAGTAATTGGGTTTGCCGTCATCAGAAATTGAATATGGCTGAAATCTACCTGATTCATTACCTCTCCATTCTTGGAGGATTCTATGCGGTAGTAACGATCCTCATCAGAGAAGAGCCTGTAGAACTCTCTCCGCGTTTCATCTGAGAATGCATTATACTCCTCTAACACGACGATACCCTTGAGACCAAGTTCCTTGGTTTTGCGAGCAAATGTGGTAAGAGTTCCCTCCAGGACAAAAGTACCATCGGCGTCGAAATCATCACGATCAAAGAGACGATCTCCTTCAGTCCTAGCATTGGCATCAATTATAAGCCCAGCCATCCCTCTATCTTGCGCACGAGATAGAATATAACGGGCCAGGTATGATTTACCTACCCCCGTTGGGCCAACCATAGCAACACAAGGTGTTCCTTCGGCCAGATAACCAAACACCTTAGCTAGAACAGGTTTCTCGGGCACAATTGATTTTGGTGGGACAACCCTGTATTCCTCCGGGATATCAGCCTTTGTTTTATTCATTGATTGCGCCATTATCTGAATAACCTTCTCAGTCATATCCTCGCCATGAAGAGTCATATCCTGTGGAACATAATCCTCCATACTTACTCTTTTTTCCAGGAACTCACTTGAAAGCCGTGAGCGGTCTATGTCCTCTACCTGATTGAGAATAGTATCTGAGGCTGCGCATTGAGCGTACTTAATCTCTGAGGAGATACAAAGTTCGTCCAGGGAGATAACTCCTTCCATATACCGTTTTATAGTATCACCATTTATATCAATAGTGAAGTCACAATCATCAGGCTCAGAGCGCCCCATCAAAACGAAGGGAGCGTCCTCTCTAACATTATTATCATCATTACCATCGGTATCAGCTTGTTTAAATCGGTATTGAATAGTCACATCCCGTGTTCCACTTCCATCCGCCAAAGGCAAATCACGTATATGAACTGAAGGAAGAGAAGCGCTCAACAATGCTTTCTTCATTTTGTCTTTCTTTGTCATTTTATACCTTTATGTATCCACCGGCTTCCAGGGCAGCAAAAGTAGCTGCTGTAAGTGCTGAATAGGGATCTGCATCTCTACCCCAGAAGCCGTCATTAAATGCCTTGAGCTGTCTCATATAACGATAAGCTCTTTTCGTGTTTCTGTTGCGTATTTCCTTGTATACCTGACGGCGCAGAAACTTTACAGCCGCCATAGCTATTGAACGTGCGTCTACGCCCTGTTTGCGATCAAACTCCTTGTCAAGAATATTAAAGGCCGCCAAAGCCTTACCGTCTACAAGAGCCCACATGTACTTAGTGAAGGTTGTGGTATCCCCAACAGGACCGGCTACAATATCCTTCATGGCGGTAGCAGTAATGCAGCCCTCCTTGCTTGGTTTAATACTTTCCATCACCAAGTTTAAATTGGACAAGGCTACCCTAACGTCATATTCTGCTGCTCGCATAATGAATTTCAAGCCCTCTAGCTCCACATACGGAAAGCCATTCTTATGTTCATTCCATGCAATATCTTTCATCACATGAAGTAGATCCTCGCTCTGCCAGGTACTAATCTGCAAATGTGAAACTCTACCCCTGAGGGCCATACTGTCTGCCAGTTTTCCAGGCTCTGCAGTTAAGAACATGACAAATACTCTGCTAAGGGTATTTTCCACGGGTTTCAGAAGAGCCTCACGTTGTTGTTTTGTTAGATTATGTGCCTCCTCAAAGACAATAAACTTGTATCGGCCTTCAAGGCTACTACTGGTGGTCATATCCTCCTTAATCACGTTTACAATGTCCTCCTTTCTCATAGAGGCAACATCATAATACAGGAAGGCGAAATGTTTGGAGATTAAACCTCTCCTCATAATACTCCTACAACTTCTACATTGAAGACAGGGTTCGATATCCCCGCCATATCTCTTAGATGGTTGTGGATCAAGACAATTCATACTCATTGCTATTATCATAGCAAGTGAGGTCTTACCTGTACCCGGTTGACCTGATATCAACCAAACGCGCTGTGCAAGAACACCATCATGTCGTACCAATTGTCTGGCAATGGCATCACCGGCTATCATATTGGGCCCATGTAACTCAGCAAACCTCATAGGTCTATACACCTGAGCCAGAGAGCCTTCTCCACGCCTAACAACCTTGGGTGTGTAATCCTTGTATCGTTTTATACCTGTCTTGTTCTTCTGTGTCACACTCACTTTCCTTTCATTAAAATACCTGCCACAGTTCCTGGGGGTACTGTGTATTGTGTTTTGGATGTTGACTGAGTGAAAGATGAATCCGTTACGGTACTATACCCATTAGCCTCTTTTGCCCGTCGCTTGCTCTCCAGAATATCTTTAGCATTGCTTAGTAAGGATCCTTTATACAGTGGTTGAGATCTACCCTGAGCACCAATGCGACCCCAAATAGCATAAACTTCATAAGGGTGGGGGTCACTTCCTCTCTCCAGAAGCTTAAGTTCGTAAAACTTATTATGATTTTTGCTGCTATCTACCAAGTGACCACGCCACTTAACCAGCAGAGATATTACAGCTGTCATATACCTTGTTCCTCTTCTTTCTAAAAGCTTCTTCCAGACGCGTGGCTAGAAGAGTCTTACGCTCCTTTACGGTGTTATTTTGTACAGCACGGGTTACTACTTTTCTCGGAGCCATCAGAATACAAATCTTTTTCCCTCGAGTTAGGGCAGTGTAAAGCAGGTTACGGCTCATCAACCGCATAGCGGCCCATTCATCAGGCATGACAATAATAATAGCATCAAATTCTGAGCCTTGAACTTTATGGACTGACGATCCATAGGCCAGGCGTAGCTGATCAACATCCTTCAAGTCATAAAGTACTACCTGACTATCATAGGCAACATTAAAGTACCCCTTATCCATAGTACTTCCCTTCTCAACGGACGTAATCCGGCCAATGTCTCCATTGAAAACGTTCTTGTCATAATCATTAACTATTTGCATGACGCGGTCACCAACCCGGAATTGTACCCTGCTGGAAGGAATTAACTTACCACCAGGATTAATTAGGTCCTGTAAAACCCTATTTAAGTTGGTGGCATTAAACTGTCCCAAGTCCTTTCGTAGGGGAGAGACAACAAATATATTGTCTGGCCCCGTGTTGTAGTGAGTTGGTATAAAGTCCATTATTGTCTTCTTGATAACCCGCATGTTGAGAGTCTCGGTCCATATAAAATCCTTATCTCGACCTCCCTTGTCCAACTGAGGATCTCCAGTGTTTACCCGTTGTGCGTTTCTGACAATCAGGCTCTTTCGCCCCTGTCTATATAGTTCTACCAACTTAGTATATGGAATAAAACTTGATTCCAACATATCATTGAGGACGTTACCCATACCGATGGACGGTAATTGATCAGGATCACCAATTATAACCAGCTTCATGTCATAAGTCATGGCAGATAAAAGGGATCTCATAAGCCTACAAGTCACCATAGAAGATTCATCAAGTATAACCACATCGGTCTCTAGTGGGTTCTTGGCATTTCTCTTAAACATTCCTTCCCCCGAGGGGGAAAACTCCAGAAGGCGGTGTATAGTCTTAGCCTCCATCCCCGTGGCTTCTGTCATCCTCTTAGCAGCGCGCCCTGTGGGAGCACAAAGTAATAGCCGCTGGCCCATTTTCTTATATACATGAATAATAGCTCCCACCACCGTGGTCTTACCAGTTCCCGGCTGGCCGGTAATAATACTGGTACCGCTTAATAAGGCCCTACGCACGGCTTTCCGCTGATCACGGTTGAACACCACTCCCATTTTGGATTCGTAATCACTAACATACTTATCAATATCTTTAACGGTAAGATTATCATTCCCCTGTTGTTCATTGAACAGTAGTAGATCAATCAATTTATTAGCTATCTCCAGCTCAGCCATATACAAATCAGTTAAATGAATACCATATACACTCGTTACAATATGATTAGCATCACTGAGGTATTTAATGGTCTTCTCAATCCTGTCCTCATCCATCTGGAGATCTATATCCAGTATGGACTCAGTAACTGCAACAAGATCCTCCCGGCTCATATAGGTATGCCCGGCATTATCATCCTCGAGACAGTATAAAAACCCCGCTGCTATACGACGTACTGAATCCTTATCAATTCCTACGAACCGCGCAAACGCGTCGGCCCTCCTAAAACCAATTCCTCTGATATTTATCAGAAGATATGGATTCTCCCTTAACTTATTAACTGAATCATCCGGAAACTGGTTTGCGATCCGCTCTACCATATAAGCCGAGAAACCAGAATCTACAAGCCACCCAATTATATCCATGCGGCCCATATAGGTAGACATTGTACTCCAGAGTAGTTCTGCCTTGCCCTTCCCAATACCAGGAACATCCAGTAGTATGGGGGACTTCCTTTCCAGGACTGTAAGGGTGTTCTTCCCAAAGGTGTTCACTAGCTTATCCGCAATATGCGGGCCAATACCGTGAAAAACCCCTCCAGAAAGTAACCTCCGTATGGTTGCCTTGTCCGTGGGTAATGCTTTACGATGCTTGCGCACCATAAACTGCTTCCCGTACTTTTGACTATAGTCGAAGTCTCCTTCGAGATGAAGAAATTCGCCTACTTTGATAGAGTGAAAATGGCCCACAATTCTAGCTAAAGTGGATCTGTTAGACCTCCCACTGCCGCTACAATAACGAAGCGCACCTGTTGTCCAGCCATTAATTTCATTTCGAAAGGTTATACTCTCTACTGTTCCCTCAATAGATGTTACCACGGTAGGTCATCACCAGGATGGGAAGGGACCTTCTTTACACTACTATGGTCATTACCATCCTCATGGTCCTCAGCATCACAAGTGATCTTCAGTTGACCATTATCACTATCTGCTAAGGCTGACGGAAGTAATACAGAGGGCGAAACCTCTAATATCTCCGCGGCAGCAAACAGATTAGAGAGGAGAGGATGTTTCTTGTTCCCATTCTCATAATGACGAACCGTACTCTCTGACAACCCCATACTATCTGCTAGCTCTCTTACGGTATAACCACGATCCTCACGAAACGCCCGCAGGCGCTCACCAAATGGAGCCGAGGGAGATACCAGAGCACTGTTGTCCACAGTTTTCACCATCTGTGAAAGCGTTCCAAGTGAGATGGTAATAGACACATCATTCTCAAGAACGTTATCCGGTAACTGCTGTAGCAGTTCTCGTATTTTACTCATCATGTTTCCTCCTTGTTATGAATTTGTAAGGTACCCTAACAGCGGTCTTAACTGGGAAAACAGAACTCTGACTGTCTTTCCATAACGGGTGTTCCGACCGGTCTAGCGAACGAATCAGATAGGAGAAATGATAAAAATAATGATCGGCCGGGCAGGGATTCTGGTTTGGTACCTACCTACTACAATCCCTTGTTCGGTAATTAACTTCTAGATTATATAAGTATTTCTACCTCAGAATTTATTTATCTCAGCACAAATGTTCGGTCAGTTACCTCTGCAACTTATATCTCACAGGCATCTCCATCGCAAAACTTATCTGGGATTATCTCATGGTCCTTCATCCTACCAAATCGCAGTGGTTTTAACTTGCTTATCATATTATTGTATGTGTCCTCATCTATCTCTTCATAAGGCATCTGTTTATAGGCCCCACCTGGTATACGGGGCAGAAACGTAACAGCCTTCAACTGATACTGAAAGTACTCAAGTGCCTGCTTTAAACATGGCCCCTCTGTAACAGGGTCAAATTGAACAGTTGCACTGACACTTTGATCAGCCCAATATCTCTGCGCCAACGCTGCGAGGCTAAGCTGTTCCCACATAGAAACATCGCGGCCAGTACGAACACTCTTACCAGCGTCAACTGGAAACTCTACAACAACAGTCGTGTCTCCACCATCAGTTGCTTTCTCAACTTTATAACCAGCTGCTCTTATGGGCCCTAATAAATCACTATCCTTAGCCATTCTTACTCTACGTACATAAAAGCGCGACATTGGGAAATGGATTCCTGGTGTACTTCCGGCCAATAGAGAAACCGATCCAGAGGGCTTGACGACGGTTGATTTAATAGACCTGGGAACTGCTAGCCAGTCCGAGTAAACCTTGTCATAATACTGAATTGTCTCATACCCGGTGGACATCCATTCCTTTAATTCATTAACGCTATGCTTAGCAAGAAACTGGGCCAGTCCGCTAATACTACATCCTATACGCCTATTTCTAAGCATGACTCTATTACTCATTGGCCAGTGTGTGTTAACAAGCGTGACGGTTTTGGAATATAGATAAGCATACTTCAATGTTCGTTTCATATCCTCTATATCATCGTGTCTTGAAGGAAACACCTCTACAAGATTGCATAATTCTCCACCTCCTTCCAGAGTTGCCTCTCCACAGTTATGAACAACGAAACCGTTAGCGTCAAAGGCATGTGCCTTGTTTACAACAGCATCGTACACACGTTCCATATTGTCTGGCTCAATCGAAGCCACCCTAACCACGAATCGGCTCCGATTTAGTCTGCGTTTGTAACCAACCAGCAATTTGCGAAGTCGGTTGGCCTTGTCGGTGTGATTAAACCCCACATTCTGTTCAAAGAGGGCCAAATTATCACCTGATATAACCAGTTCGTGATTGGTCCTTGTCCAATATTTCTTCAACTCGCCATTACCATCAGGAAGGTATTTGTATCCCTCTTCTCTACGATCCTGGTAGATAGTTGACATTATACCTATCCGAAGCAACATCCTCTGGATGACATTCAAGGTAACAAGATCAGATTGGCTAAGCCTTATGCTCACACCCTTACTATGAGTTCCCTGCACTGATCCAGCCACATCAAACATCCCTCTTATAAAACCGATATGGAATTTGCTGCTGGTATACTCTACGCCTTGGTCAAGATGCTTATGCCCTTTGTGAATTCCAAATTGACCGGCTAGTGAACACAGAGAGGTCATACGAATTTTATTGGTCAGATAACCATTACCTACCCGAAGGCCCAGCAAGTAACCTTCCCCCTCTGTTCCTCTTCCTTCCCACTCATTCCGATCACGGTGGTTATTCATTACCAACATGTCACCAGGCCTCAACCTGCCTGCCCTTACCCACTCAGAATATACTTTCTTCTGTGTGACTTTATTGGCCCTTAGAACTTTATGGTTATCAGTTACTCTGAGATGATACCCCTCTTTTGTCTCTATTCGCAGCACGTTTCTAACACCAGTGCTGAAGAAACCAGTTTGGCACTCATACTGCTCGGAGTTAACTATAGCCCTAAATGGCTTGCCGATTAACTCCGATACTTGTTTTGGTCCGGCTTCTGTGCTAATCAGAGTATCTCCGGTGACGCAAGGATTGCAGCCCATCACACGGGAGTCCTCACGAGTACGGCCATTATTCATTAAACCATAATCACGCATATTATCCAACCAGACAAGCCCAGGTTCACCATTTCTCCGTATCCTATCACAAATTGGTCCATAATCAATACCAGGCCTAACTACAACAGAATTATTACTACTCCACCCAAACGACTCCCTGTAGGGGTTAATATCGTAGTTCTTCAAATCTAGGTACTCGTCCTTATTACATGGGCCGAGGCTGAGAAGCGCACTGTTATGAACTAATAGACCGTCTTGAATAATAAATTCATTTGCTCCGGGAACACTAATATCGTATGTCGGTAATACTTTTCCTGTTAATTCTATCTTAATTACTTCAATAGGAATTAGAGTTGTTGTTTCGTCTGAATAATGATCATAGGCAGAAGTTACAATTTGTTTACACGAGAGAGTCCCTGAACGAGATCTAAACCCCTTCATTAGCTGTTTATCTTGCTTTAACCACTCAGTAGGATACCCGTAATCGTGTTGAGAACACTTCAAGCCCTTAGTTTGAATTCTATATTTAATAGCGTACTCTGCCACCTTATCTTCAAACACTGATTCAGCAATTGGGCCTACTACATTTAAATTAAATATATCTTGCCACGAGTCATTGCGGGATGGGAACGTACCATCTTTAAGGCGGGTTGGAATACCCAAACTAGCATACACCGACTGTACTTCTCTCAAGAATACATGATAAACACTTGTTACCGCATTTAATGGACGTGTTTTACAACCCCCATCGGCATCAAACAGGCCGGCTAAGTACGCTGCACGAATTTTAGGACGCCCTTGCATAATAAAATCAGGCACACGCATGGGCTCATTAGGCTTCTTAATTTGGCTCAAGTATAGGGCCAATTGTTTAGACTGGGATCTAATCTTTATAGACCCATCTTTAGATGATGGCTTAACTTCGTTAATCTTAGTACCAAAGCGTAGTATTTGCGATCTCACTTTATGGTGCATTCCATACTCATCACCTGGACAAGCAATTGAAATGTGTGCATTAAATCCATTCTTAGGCTCATTTGTATATACATAGCCGTCACCTTGTAGGTAACCGATGAACCAAGCCATGTCTGTATCAAGTTCTGGAATAGCAATATCAACGCACGTTGTAGAGTTAGTTGGTTTTTGATAAGACCAAGACGGAAGTTTGGTCAAATGTCCTTCTACTTCATGTTTTGGAAATACCAACCTATCTCCGGATGAAATATTCGCAGCGCACTTCCAGGTATATTTACCCGGAGCTTCCAATACAGCTAATTTATGGGCCCCAGTACAAGATAATATTCCCAGTTGGGTGTGAATATCAATTAATTTCTGGTCACCTTGTTCTATAAGTTCCGATACAGTGGCAACTCCATCTGAAGTATAAACAGTTGTACCGGGGATTACATCTTGGATAGGAATTAATCCATTCTTACAATGAACTAATGTATCTTTAGGCAAACAGCGTCTAATATTCCCACTTACAACGCAGCGACCAATAAGATTCATAATATCAACAATCGTAGTAATCGAAATAAGGTTGCCGGTGTTTCTTTCTAGCACGCCAATAATAGATTTGTGCAACTCAGTTAGTGGAGCAGAGCCAGAACTAACGCCACCAAAACCCTTAATGGCCTCGCCGGCAGGTCTGATCTCACTGTAATCAAAGTTCCAACTGCGTGTATTATCAAAGTATGACTCTAGCAAAAGCCTGACAGATTTTACCCAACCCTCACGGGTGTCTGGGATAATGTATGTCTCCGACTCTAAATCTTTGTTTGGGCCTTTGATAACAACCTTACCTGCACCCAATGTGTCAAATCCTACACCAATGCCAATCATAGAGGCATCCATAGTAAAGCAGAATGGATATACAGGGTCTTCCTTTAAAGCTTCGGTTGAAATGAAGGCACAGTTGAAGAGACAACCAAAAAGGCCTTTCTCCTCAGTTAAGATACTACCCATATGTTGGAGTCCCCTGCCGGGCGGTAGAAACTTCATCTGAAATATCCGATTATACATGTCCTGGGCCGACCACTGCGCCTTTTGTGGATTCCAGCCCAAGTTGTATTTCTCGATGTGTCTCTTCTGCATATTGTAAATACCATTTACCACGCGGGCCGCCGTCTCCCACCAACGCTCATTCTCTTTATTTTCCTTTAGCCTGCTGTATGTTCTTAAGTAAACAACCTCACCGAGACCATTAAATCCCCACCCGGGGCTCTTCCACTTATACTTCTGCAAGAAGTTATCACTTAGCCTAAATGTTTTATCATCCTTCGTCATAATATCACATCTCCTCTTATCTTTTCACGCTCTACACCCCATACTTATTCAACATAAGTTCCATTGCTACCTTGTCTCCTGTGTCCAACTTATCCACGACCTTAAGAAACCTATGGGCCAGAGAGCCAACTGGAATGGAGAAAACCTCCCACGCGGTTATTTCGTAGCTTCCATTCGGTTGGAGAACACGTTTCCATTCCTCCACATCATCAGCATCATCACCAGAACGATGGAAATAAGCTTCAGTTGGTTTGGTTTGGTTTATTAGTAGATCCAGAGCAAAATCTTGCTCGGGGTACCACTTCACAAAACCGCTTGCCCCAACCGTGTCGCCCTCTACCCGGGCACCCTCAGCATATACATAATGTTCGTAGCCATCACTGTCCACAACCGGCGCATGGCCACACAGGAGATTCACTATGTCATCTGGAACTCCGTCTTCATTGGGATAGGAAAGGGTAAGATTTATTGATGAATAATACCCCATATCTACATATCCTCCTTTCATATTAGCCGCATCAACAAATATTGTGCTAGGCCCACAAAGAAACCAAGTGCAGCACCAGCATTAGTTATACTGGTCAAACTAGATGAGGCAACGTCTTTCACCCGAGTCTCTAGCTCTGAATTAGGTATCTTCTTTGCACTTCTATGGACCAGTAACTTGACATCCCTGGGTGTAATAAACCCATCCAGAGAGTTTAGAACTCTATCCAACACGAAGTCGAAGACGACACCCCTTACCACCATAGGAACAAGGCGAGAAATCGGATTGCTATCAAGTTCATTCTCGAAGCGGTGACGAAGACGCCTTCTTGTAGTCAGTAACTTTAAATGGTGGCGAACTTCTTCTGCGTTGATGAGTTTTGTCATTGACTCGGCAATCTTCTTCTCTAAATCTTCTCTATAACGCGGAATCAAGCCAGGAGTCATCGGTATGCGCCAACCTAGTATGCTATATGCCCGACGGGGATGAAATAACATTTGGATGGCTACCCAATTAGTACTGTAGCCAATAGTAGCTCCAACCAATGGCATTACCAGGATTCCAATGTTCATCTACATCTCCTCCTTATTCTCCCTGCGCTTTTCCGACGTAGCCTCGAGAACAGCATTTGCCAGGAGGCCCCGTCCATAATAGAGCTTTATTGCATCCATCAAACAGCCAACTAAATCCGAGCGCTCCATATGCCTAAAATGCCGGCTCGCTTCCTCGAGGTGACCTCTTCTACACTTAAACATTTCTGTTTCTGGATCATAATGCATCTCCTCATAATAATCCCCGTCTATTTGATCACACTCATCACAACAAGCAAATACTACATCTTCCATAATAATCTATCACTCCTCCTCAAAGTATTCCTCGATCTCTTCCTTTACATCATTTATGTAGCATACAAGATTGTCCTTGGTATCAAGGGTTGTATTTGCAGCAAGTAATTCATCTTTAATACGCCTCAACAAACGTTCTGCTGGACTCTTCAATGCACTTACTGATGCAAAGTCTAGAGGACTGTCCACAAACTCTGGTAGGTCCTCTGCAAAACACTTCCCTGCTACATATTCTGCTGCAAGTTCAGGAGTATCAAAGTCATAAAATTTTAGGCAGGATACCCACTAATTTATTAGTGGGAGGAATGCCGTACCTCCTCTATTATTCCTATTGTGCAATGTTGTGCTCCTCCGTGAGCAAATACACATAACTTTTTTAATATCGCTTTTCTTTTTTTCCCTAAAAATGTACTGTGATAACCAAACGATATAACTACCCCATCTGTTTTTAGGATTTGCGGTACTAAGTCAGCAATTTGCTTAAACTTTGAAGTATAATTACCATTATACATTTCCATTGCTTTTCTATAAGCATAAGGTGGGTCTAATATTATTGTATCAAAACACATCTTATTCTTTATTGCATATTTTACAAAATCTAAAGCATCCATCTGAAAATCCTTTAATGCAACATCATCAATATCGTTTCTAATTTCATCAATATTAAGTTTAGTCTTTCCTGCAAATAGATTTAAACACTTACCTTTACTATTTTCTTCTACCCACTTTTTAATCTTAGGGGATTGAAATGTATATCTCCTTAAATTAGTATTTAACAATTCTAATTCCATTTAGAAACCTCCTAACTTTGTTTGAACAAAGTTTCCTACTTTTTGTTGTGGACTTCCAAATACAGAATATTCAAAGACATCTTTCCCTTCTTGTTCAAGGATATATCTTTTTACTGCATCTTGTGAAACGTGTCCTGCACTTCCACAATAATAACCTTTAGCCCAAAGGTTCTTGAATCCTGTTCCGAAGTGCTGTTTATATCCTAAATATTTGATGTCTTTGAAACATCTTCTTAATTGGATTGAAGTATTGCCTTTAAGTTGCTTAACTATCTTGAAAGGTGTGTGCTTTGGTTTAGCACCAACAAACAAATGTATATGGTCTAGCATTACTTCTAACGCTAACATATCTAAATCCATCTGTTCGCATTGTCCTTGAATTATTGTTTTAAGCACTTCTGTCACCTTTCCAGTTAATACTTTCTTCCGATACTTCGGAATCCAAATGATGTGATAGTTGATGTTGAACTTGCAATGACTTCCAGTTCTGACAGTCGCTATCTTTACGTCTAAATTGTATGTAGTTGGGTTGAAATGTGGATATTCGTGTTTTACCATTGAGATTACCTCCACTTGGATAAGGTAATCTCTGGGAAAACCGATATACACTTTTCTGGAAACTACCGACTTTAGTCGGATTAGAGGATGTCATTTCTCTCCGTACTCTCAATATACTTTTCTTCCTTAGTTTTAAAAGCGACGGGGCCTGATAAGCCACGTCGCCTTCGCAACTACATGCAGGGCCTAATTAGCCAGCTAATTCAACGTTAGTAGCCTGAGGTCCTTTTTCACCGTCGATGATTTCGAATTCAACCGTTTCATTCTCTTCTAGGGTACGAAACCCATCACTATTGATTGACGAGAAATGTACGAATACATCGTCGCCGTTCTCTGCAGTGATGAACCCGAAACCCTTACGGTTATCAAACCATTTAACAGTTCCTGTTTGACGTTCTGACATGTTTATTGTCTCCTTGTGTTGTTTGTTGTTTGCTCTTATATCCGGCTTTTTGTTAAATAAGTCTTTTTGAGATGGTCTATAAGGGAACAGACAGGTCCCCCAGCTCCATCTTCACAATTTTTGTTTTTTTCTTATAATATCCAGAATGTATCCGAATTTGTTCTACCGCATCTTCATGGCTTGTTAATGGATGTCCTAATCCTAAATTATGAACGACAGCCCACAAACCATACCACCGTTTTTTCTCTCCTATTAGTTTACACAACAGTGTGTAACGTCAGTTGATTCTTCCTCTCCTATGAACCCGTCAAGTGTTAACTCTCCCAGTTCAGGACCTATATATAGTTCTTCAAAGTAGTTGCCTTCTGTGTCACTACTGAAGCACATTTTAATTTCCTCTGGGTTATCCACAGACAATGCTAAGTTCTTTATGTAGTTAGCATATTCCCTTAGTGTAATTACATTACTCATTTATTGCTCCTTTCTTCATCATTTAATTCTTTAATAATTTCATTTGCTTTTTCATCTGTCTTAACATTTGAAATTATAAAATGCTTTTTTTCTTTGATATAAGTATGAAGATTATTGTTTTCATCAATATAATAACTATCTACTTTCATTCTGAATCTCCTTTTAATGCTTGAACTTGTTTAGATATATTTGTTGTGCCAATCATAATTTCACCTCTCCTCATATATGCTCATGTACAAACTCGGCTACCCATTCAGCCGTTTCACTTTCTACCATTGGGTGAAGCAGGTATGCTCCCACACTCTTCAGAATATCTGCTTTAAAATCCTCTAACATGTAGCTTGGGTCAATGGGCATAGGGTTCTCTTCGTTGTATCGGTCTATATCTTCTTCGGTAATATCCAGCCCAAAGTATTCGAGGTCGATAACACTCCAAGTAAAAGTATCCATTATAACCCACAACTTCTTTGCTCTGACCATC